ATGAAGTACACGTACAGGTTTGTCACGGGAGAATCGGTCGGAATCGAGGTATCGACGGAACTGGAGGCGCTTATGAAAAATGAGGATCGGCTGGAATACAACAACGACCACGCCAATACGAGGCGGCATGTCCTTCTCGACACCGGAAAGGATGGCGGCGCGGATTGCCTAGCCATCGATGACGAGAACCTGCAAGCCCTGTTTGCGGGCGCGTCGGATGAAGAATGCCTTCGCCGTGCATTGAAGCAACTAACTCCGAAACAGCAGGCATTGCTCTGCGCGCTTTTCTGGAATGGCATGTCAATAAGCCAATACGCCCAACAAACAGGCGTTTCCCAGCCTGCGATTTCACAACAACTGGCCACCGCACTAAAAAAACTAAAAGAATTTTTCTGACCGTCCTTATATTCTGCCTTTTCCGTGGCCTATGGGTGGAGGGACAAAAAATCCGCCCTCCGGAAAGGACGGAACCCCATATGAGGCACAGCATCCGAATCGACCTGAAACGCCGCGATCCCACCGGCCCGATCCTGGAGTGTCGGACGCGCCCACTGTCCATGTGGCTGTGGCGACTGCTTTTCGGGAAACGGCACAGCGTCGTGGTGCTCATGCCGGGCGGCTCGGTGGATTCGGTGAACATCGTCGAGCAGCCGGAGGCGGCGCGGCCATGAGCGAGATGCCAATCCGCGCCGCACCGTATAGGCACCAGGAAGAAGCCTTCACCTTTGTCCGGCAATTGTTCGTTTCTCCGCATGGTGGCGGTGCCGCGCTGCTCATGGAAATGGGTACCGGCAAAACGATCACCTCGGTGGCCATCGCTGGCGCGCTCTGGAACACCCGACACATCCGCCGCCTGCTGGTGGTTGCGCCGCTCTCCATCCTGGGCGTGTGGGAGGACGAGTTCGCAAAATTCGCCGCCTTCGACTACGTGTTGGCTGTACTCGAAGGAACCACCGCCCGGAAGGTCGATACCATCCGGCACATGAACGGCTCCGCGCTCCAGGTGCTCGTGGTGAACTACGAATCCGCGTGGCGGCTGGAGGCCGAACTGCTCAAGTGGGTGCCTGACCTCATCATCGCGGACGAGGGCCACAAGATCAAGACCCACAACATCGCGGCGTCCAAGGCGCTGCACCGGCTGGGCGCGAAGGCGAAGTACCGCCTGCTGCTGACCGGCACGGTCATCACGAACAAGCCCGTGGACGTGTTCAGCCAGTACAAATTCACCGATCCCCGCGTGTACGGCCAGAGCTTCTACCTGTTCCGCAACCGGTTCTTCGACATGGTAGGCTACGGCAGCCACACCCCGGTCATGAAGAAAAGCATGGAGGTGGAGTTCACGGCGCGGCTGCACTCCATCGCGTTCCGGGCGACGAAGGCGGAATGCCTTGACCTCCCCGACATCACGGACATCGTGCAGCGCGTGGAATTGGAGCCTGCCGCTATGCGAACCTACCGCCAGCTCGTCAAGGACAGCTATGCGGAATTGGCCGGCGACACCGTGACCGTGACCAACGTACTGACCCGGCTTCTGCGGCTCTCGCAGCTCACGGGTGGCTTCCTGGGTGGCGACGAATCAGCGGCCACCGAGCAAGTTTCCTCGGCCAAGCTGGAGGCGCTCTCTGACATCATCGAAAGCGCGGAGCAGGACGGAAAGAAGCTCGTGGTCATCGCCCGGTTCATCCCGGAGATACGCGCCATCGGGAAGCTGCTTTCGAAGAAAGGCATCCGGTACGCGCAGATTTCCGGCGAGATCAAGGATCGCGACGCCCAGGTGGCGGCCTTCCAGACAGACCCCGACGTGACCGTGTTCGTCGGCCAGATCGCCACGGCGGGCCTGGGCATCACCCTGACGGCGGCGTCCACCATGGTATTCTACTCGCTCGACTACTCCATGAGCAACTACGAACAGACCCGCGCCCGCATCCATCGCGTCGGCCAGCGGCAGCCCTGTACCTACATCCACCTCGTCGCCAAGGGCACGGTGGACGAGAAGGTGCTCCAGGCGCTCAAGGACAAAGCCAACCTCGCAAAGGCGCTGGTGGACGATTACCGGGCCGGGCGCAACCCCTTCACCACATGAACAGGAGGACCCCATGGCACAAGAACGCCTTTTTGAATTGGCCGACGAGTTGAAAGCCCTGCGCGACCGCAAGGATGCGCTGGAAGCCGAGCTTAAGCAGGTCAATATGGACATCGACAACGCGGATTGGCACCTTTCCACCCTGATGGCGGAAACCGAGACGCAGAACTTCACCCGCGCCGGCACCATGTTCTGCTTGACTACCAAGACCCGAGCTTCAGCCACGGCAGGCATGAAAGACGAGCTGTTCGGCGCGCTTCGCTCCGAGGGCTTCGGCGACCTAATCTACGAAACCGTCAACGCGAATTCGCTCTCCGCCTTCGTGAAGGAGCAGATTACCGAGAACGGGGATGCGCTCCCCACATGGCTTGACGGCCTCGTGAACGTATTTGAAAAAACCACCGTGGGCGTGCGCAAAGCTGCCCGGTAACAGAAAGAGAGGAACCATTCATGAGCAAGAACGAGCTTTCCAGCCCCAACGCCTTCACCGCCCTCCAGGGCTTCAACCTCGCCGACGCCATGTCGGAGGAAATGGTCGGCATGGACGTGAGCTTCGACCGGATCAAGATTCCCGCCGCCGGCGGCACCGTGTTCGAGGTGCCCGGCAGCGATCCCGGCGAAACCGACGCCGTGAAAGAATTCTCCGGCGTGATCCTCTACCACCACCCGCTGTTCTCCTACTACAGGGAGCGCTTCTCGGGCGGCAACGCCGCACCCGACTGCGGCAGCTACGACGGCGTGACCGGCGTTGGTGATCCGGGCGGGAGCTGCGCGCATTGCCCGCTCAACCAGTTCGGCAGCGGCGAGAACGGCGGCAAAGCCTGCAAGAACAAGCGCCGCATCTACATCCTCCGCGAGGGCGAGCTGATCCCGCTGCTGCTGACGCTGCCCACCGGCTCCATGAAGGAGTTCGGCGTGTACATCAAGCGCTTGCTGGCGAAGGGCCGGAAGTCCAGCGCCGTCGTGACGCGGTTCTCCCTCAAAAAGGTGACGAACGCGGGTGGCATCGCCTACTCCCAGGCGCAATTCACGGTGGACCGCCCGCTGACCGACGAGGAATTGCCCTATATCGCTGCCATGGCCGAGCAGGTGAAGCAGTTCGCCACGCGCGTCGGCTATGAGGACGAGCCGGCCGCCGCGATGGCGGTCGATCCCGAGACTGGCGAGGTCATCGACGCGGAGCCCGCGCCCCGTCCCCTGCACTAAAGACCAATCACGCCGGAGGGTGGCTCGGCTGCCCTCCGGCAATCCGAAAGGAGTGTAACCGGATGAGTTACCAAACGGAAACCGACCTCAAGCGGATTGAAGATTATCTTCAAGGCGCCGGCATCGTCGCCTTCGACTTCGAAACATCGCCGCTGCTGCAATACCGGGCGGACAGCCGCGCCTCCCTGGACGCACACCGCGCCTGCATCGTCGGCGTCAGCCTGTCGGTGGTGCCGGGCAGCGCCATCTACGTGCCGCTCCAGCACCTGGGCGGCGGCAATGCCGACCCGGAGCAGGTGATCCCCTTCCTGCGGGACGCGCTCTGGACGAATCCCAACGTCATCAAGGTGGCGCACAACCTGTCCTTCGAGAGCATGTTCCTGTACGCGCTCGGCATCGTCCTCCAGCCGCCGTGCTATGACACCATTGCCGCCGCGCAGATGACGCTCAAGAGCACGTTCGAGTTTCGCGGTCTTTCCGACAGCGGTCTGAAAACCCTGGTGCCGGAATTGTTGGGCGAGACGCTGCCCACCTTCGAGGATGTGACCGAGGGCCGGTTCTTCGACGAGCTGGATTCCCACGACCCTGAAACCGTGCACTACGCCTGCGCCGACGCGGACTACGCCCTCCGGCTGTACCACCGGTTCAACCAGTGGTTCGATGCCTTCCTGCCCAAGCACCGCTTCATCGTGGAACAGGCGGAATCCCCCACGGCGGTCTACTGCGGCCTGATGAAGTACAATGGCCTGCTGATGGACGAAGAAGCCATGATCCGCAAGCAGGGTGAATGCGCGGCCCGGCTGATCGTCTTGCAGGGCAAAATCCGCAGCATGATCGGCGACGTGGACATCGGCGCGAACGCCGGAACTCAGGCGTTCAAGGACTACCTGTACAAGAACCTCGGCCTGCCGGTCCTCAAGACCACGGCGAAGAACGCCGAGGCCGCCGACGATCAGGTGATGGTGATGCTTGCGGAATGGTGCACGGAGCACCGGCCGGAGTTTGCGCCACTGTTCGAGCTGGTGCAGGAGTACCGGCGCTGGTCGAAGCTGAAAACGACCTACATCGACGGATATCTGCGCTTCGTAAACCCGGCGACCGGGCGCATTCATCCAGACCTCATGCCGTTGGCCACCGAGACGGGACGCTTCGCCGGACGGAACCCCAACATGCAAAACTGCCCACGCAAGACCAACGATCCGGTGGGCATCCGCTCCTTCATCATCGCCCCGGAGGGCCATGTGCTGGTGTCCTGCGACTTCTCGCAGATCGAGCTGCGCGTCGGCGCCTTCTACTGCCGGGACGAAAAGATGCTGGAGACCTACCGCACCGGCGGAGACATCCACGCGCAGACCACTTCGGTCATCTTCGGCATCCCCTTCGCCCAGGCCGTGGACAAGGGAGCGCCCGACTACAAAGAGCACCGCACCATCGCCAAGAACTGCAATTTCGGCGTGTTCTACGGCCTGTTCGCGCGCGGCCTCCAGCGGCAGCTCAAATTCAAGGCCGGCCTGGACAATCCCCTCGAAACCTGCGAGGAGATAATCCGCAACTTGAAAACCGGCTACCCCGCGCTGTCCCGCTGGCAGGAGCAGGCGAAGAAGGCGGCAACCATCCGCCAATACTCCCAGACCTTCCTGGGGCGGCGACGCTATCTGCCCGGCATCCGCTCCCAGGATTGGGGGAAGAAAAGCTACGCCGAGCGCTGCGCCTTGAACACCCCGATCCAGGGCACGGCCGCCGACATCCTCAAGCTGGCGCTGGGCGCCATCATCGCCGGCCTGCCGGAGCGACCGTGGCTGAAACCGCTGCTGCAGATTCACGATGAGTTGGTATTCGAGTTGCCCGCCGACCGACTCCATGAAGCGGTATCGTTCATCCGCTCACGCATGGAGGCACAGCCCTTCCTGGAATTCGACGTGCCGATCGTGGCGGAGGCCGCCTGCGGGCCGGACTTCGGGCACATGGCGGAAATGGAGTGACCATGGATACCGAACTGATGAGAAACGCCTCCGGGTACGTCGATCCCACGGCCGGCGAGGCGCTGCAGGACATCCTGCGGGAGGATCGTGCCAAGCGCCTGGGCTACATGCCGCTGACGTACATCTGCTCCCCGTACAAGGGCGACGTTGAACATAATGTTCAAAATGCCCAGCGCTACTGCGCATTCGCCCTTTCCCAGGGTGCGCTGCCCATCGCGCCGCACCTGCTTTTCCCCCAATTCCTCGGTACGGGGGAAACCGAGGAAACCCGCGAGCTGGCGTTGCACATGGGCCTGATCCTGCTATCGAAATGTCGGGAGCTTTGGTTCTTCGGCGATACGGTCAGCGAGGGCATGAAACGCGAGATCAACAAGGCACGCTGGCGCGACATGATCGTGCGCCGCTTCACCGATGATTGCAAGGAGGTACCGGTATGAGCTTCCCCCAAGAATTGACGGCGCTGCCGCAGTGGATATGCTGGCGGATGGAACCTGACCCGAAAGGCGACAAACCTCGCAAGGTGCCCTATGATCCCAAGACCGGCCGCAAGGCGTCCTCCACCAACCCGCAGACCTGGGCGACGCTGTCCGAGGCCGAGGCCGCCCGTGGCAAATACCTGTTCACCGGCGTAGGCTTTGTGTTCACCGAAGTCTGCGGCATCGTCGGCGTTGACATCGACCACTGCCGGAGCGAAGATGGGGCGCTCAATGACACCGCCCGCGCCATTCTGGAGAAACATCCGTCCTACACGGAAATCTCGCCCTCAGGCACCGGGCTGCACATTTTCTACCGTGGCGCCATGCCGGGCAAGGGCAACAAGAACAGCGCCACCGGCGTGGAGATGTACTCGACCGGCCGCTACTTTACCATGACCGGGCAGCATCTGGAAGGCACGCCCGAGGAAATTTCGTCGGACGCCGCCGCGCTCCTCTGGATTCATGAAGCCTTCGTTGCCAAGAAGCGCCGTGCCAGGGAACCCCGGCCCACACGGCAGACTGTCCGGCTGACCGACGAAGTGGTGTTGGAGAAGGCCCGCGCCGCCGCCAGCGGCGATGAATTCACCGACCTATGGGAGGGACGCTGGAAGGACAAGTACGGCAGCCAGTCGGAGGCCGACCTTGCGCTTTGCTGCGCGTTGGCCTTCTGGACCGGGAAGGATGCTGCGCAGATGGACAGGCTGTTCCGGCAGTCGGCGCTGCTCCGGGAAAAATGGGACAACGTCCACCATGCGGACGGCGCCACCTACGGTGCGGAAACCATCCGCCAGGCCATTGAGCGCACCGAGCAGACCTACTCGCCGGAGGGCGAGCCGGCCATCCGGGAGCAGAGCGGGCGCTACTACCGCGTGAAAGGCGAACAGGTCTACCCGATCACCAATTTTACGGTGCATCCCCTGGAGATGCTCATCGCGGACGATGAAACGCAGATGACCTGCGACCTTGTGACGATCTACGGCGAAACCTTCCGACAGACGTTCCTGACCACCGACTTCGGTAACCTCCAGAAATTCAAGGGAGTGCTCAACAAGCGCACCATCGCGCTCTCCTACACCGGCTCCGAAGGCGACCTGGAAATTCTCAAGGGCTACCTCGCCGGGTTGGAGTGGTCGAAGAAGTACGGTGTCAAGGCGCTGGGCCTCTACGAACGCGATAAGCGCTGGATCTTCGTGGCGAGGGACGGCGCGTTCGCGGCGGGCGGCGAGATGGTGGAGGATATGATTCAGCTTGAAAAGCACGCCTCCATTGACAGCACGCTGCCGGCCAGTGCCGCCATATCACCGGAAAAGCTCGCGGAGCTTGGTCCGCTGCTGCTGGAATACAACGAACCCGCCAAGACGGTTTCCGTGCTGGCGTGGTGCGCCGGCTGCTTCCTGAAGGAGCACCTGCGGAAGGCAGGTATCAAATACCCGCACCTGTTCCTGATCGGCGAGGCGGGCAGCGGCAAATCCAATACGCTGGAGCGCGTGATTCTGCCCATCTTCGGGCGGAGCAAGGTGGTCGCCGCGCCGCAGATTACCGCGTTCACGCTGATGAAGGATGCCGCCTCCAGCAACCTGTTCCCCCAAGCGCTGGACGAATTCAAGCCGTCCAAGATCGACAAGATGCGGTTGCAGGCGCTGTACAACCACTTCCGCGACAGCTACGACGGGCATGAGGGCGTGCGCGGCCGGGCGGATCAGTCGCAGGTCAGCTATGCGCTGCTGGCGCCGTTGGCCGTGGCCGGCGAGGAATCCCCGGACGAGCCCGCCGTGCGCGAGCGCGGTATGGAGCTGCTTTTCAGCAAGCGCGACCTCAAGGATGTGGCGGCGCGGGCGGCGTTCCAGCGGATTGGCAACCTGCAAAGCGATCTGGTACGCCTCGGGCGCGGGCTGCTCGATACGGCGCTGACGCTGTCCACCGAGGCCGTGCGGCAATGGCACAACGAAGCGCTGGCGATCTTCAATCCCGCGCTTCCGTCCCGCGTCGTAAACAACCTCGCGTGCTGCATGGTCGGTGTCCGGCTGCTCGAAGTGCTTTGCTCCCGGTTGGGCTTGACATGGGGACGGGTGTTTCCCATCGGCATGGATGCCTGCGTCAAGCACATGGAGTACGCCGTCCGGGAGTACCTGCTCGACGGCGGCGACGCCAATAAGAGCGTCATCGAGCAGACGCTGGAGGTTATGGACCGCATGGGCCTATCCGAGACGGAATGCAAGCTGCTGGAGAACGGCCAGATTGCCATCCACTTCAAGGCGATTTATGACCGCTATACCCAGTATCGCCGCGACCATGCCATCTACGGCGAAAGTCTGCCGTACTCGCAGTTCATAAAGCAACTGCGAAAATCGGACCTGTTCGTTGAGAACAAGACGGTTCGCTTCGGCGATGACCCCAAGAAGGCGACCGTGCTCAACTACGCGCTCATAAAACAGCGCTGCGACGTTGACGGATTTCTAGGACCACAGATTGAGCCGTTGGTAGGTTCCGGTGTAACTTGTAACCATGTGACTTAAAAATCTATATCTACGCGGAAAGCTCCGTCGCACGTATGTGCGCACGCAGGCGCACGCACGTATACGTATAGGTATAGAATGACCCGGTTACGCGGTTACAGGTTACGAAAGGAGAGTCCATGGCCGAGCGCGACATCGTGGCCGCGATCCTGCGGCTGCTCAAGAAAACGCCGGAATGCTTCGCTTGGAAGGAGCACGGCGGAATCTATGGGACAGCAGGCGTCCCGGACATCATCGCCTGCATTAACGGGAGGTTCGTGGCCTTCGAGGTCAAGACCGAAACCGGCAAATTGACAAAGCTCCAAGAGATCACGATACAAAAAATCAGGAATGCAAAGGGACAAGCCTTCAAGGTCACATCGGCGGCGGAGGTCGCCGCGATCCTGAAAATGATGGAGGTTTCGCCCCATGAATGATAAGCCCCTGACCGCCAAGGAATACCTCTCCCAGGCGTACCGACTGGACCAGCGGATCAATTCCAAGCTGGAGCAGGTGGAGAAGCTCCGCGCCCTGGCGCGCCATTCCACCGCGTCCTACGGCGGCGAGCGCGTATCCCGCTCCCGGAACGTCACCTCGATGGAAGATTCCATCATTCGCCTCATAGAAGCGGAGCACACGCTGAACCGGGAGATCGACCGGTTCGTGGATACCAAGCGGGAGGTCCAGCAGACCATCGACCTTGTGGCTGACGCGGATTGCCGTCTGCTGCTGGAGCTCCGGTACCTGTGCATGAAACGCTGGGAGGACATCGCGGGCGAGATGGTCGTAAGCCGCTCGCATGTGTTCCGGTTGCATCAGCAGGCGCTGGATATGGTGGATACCGTACTGCGGACAAGGAGGATGTTGGGCCATGCAGAAGCGTAATCCGTCGCCCAACCGTGTAAAGGCCCTGCCGTATAACACCATCCTCACGCTGGCGAACGAGATCTCGGTGAAACACGGTCTGCCTCGTGTGTCGCCCGTGGATTTCCGGCGCAGCTACGATTCCGGGATACCCATGCCCATCTACCTGAAATGCGAGAACGGCCGCATGTGGGTGGACAAATACTATCTGGCCTACGAGCTGCCGGACGGCGCCATCCGGTACGCATACATTACCCGGCGTCATATCCGCGAGGAATGCCGGAGCTATCGCCTCGCCCCAGGCAAGCGGCTGTGTATGCTTACGTTCCCCGATGACATCGTCAAGGTATTTGTACGGGCGCTAGGCGAAATGAACGCCGCAGAAAAAAACTTCTGGATTTCTTGAGAAAATGCCGCGCTGACACAAAATGAGACTATCCCCCATGCGATAATGGTACCATGAGAAAATGAACCGAGGCCCTCCCGGAGCGATCCGGCGAGGGCTTCTCTTATGGAGGGACCCATGCCGAGAAAGCCGCTCCGCCCATGCAGCCATCCCGGCTGCCCGGCGCTGACCGATGGACAGTATTGTCCCGAGCATCGGAAACTGGCGGCGGCCCGCTACAACCGGTACGAGCGCGACCCGGCCATCCAGAAGCTGTACGGCGGCGCGTGGCCGCGCATCCGCGCACATTTCCTGGCGGCGCATCCCCTGTGCGCGGTATGCCAGCGGGAGGACCGGGTGACGGCAGCGGAGGAAGTCCATCACATCCTGCCCCTCTCCCAGGGCGGCACCCACGCCGAGGATAACCTCATGGCGCTGTGCAAGGAGTGCCACTCCCGCATCACGGCCCGAGAGGGCGGGCGATGGGCGCCGGCCGGGCGCCATCGGCGGGGGTAGGGGGAGCAAAATCTTAAAATGACGTTCGGAACATAGCGGATGCGCCCCTTCGCGTGAATTTTCGCGCTTTCAAGTCGGGCATATGGCCCGCGTTTTCAGGAGGTGATGGTATGGCAAACGGACACGGTGGCGCGCGCGTGGGCGCCGGACAGAAGAAAAAGCCCCTCTCGGACAAGATCGCCGAAGGCAACCCCGGAAAGCGCAAACTGACGGTGCTGGATTTCACGGCGAACGCTGCCGACCTCGAAGGCCAGGCCATGCCGCAACCGCGCACCTACCTCGCCGCCAAGCAGAAGAACGGCAAGGACCTGCTGGCGATGGACATCTTCGAATCCACATGGAAGTGGTTGGACGAGCGGGGCTGCGCGAACCTCGTGCCGGCGCAGATTTTGGAGCAGTACGCAATGGCGATCTCGCGCTGGATTCAATGCGAGGAATGTATCACCGAGTTCGGCTTCCTGGCGAAACACCCGACCACCGGCAACGCCATCCCCTCGCCCTACGTGGCCATGAGCCAGAGCTTTTCCAAGCAGGCCAACAACCTGTGGTATCAAATCTATCAGGTGGTCCGGGAGAATTGCTCCATTGAGTTCAAGGGCGCGACGCCCCATGACGATATGATGGAGCGCCTGCTCTCGGCGCGCCGTGGAGGATAATTCATGAACATTCAAACCCTGCCCTTGAAGGACATTCATCCGTATGCACGCAATCCGCGCAAGAACGGCGAGGCCGTGAAGGGCGTCACGGCCAGCATCCGCGAGTTCGGTTTTCTGGTACCGCTGGTGATCGACCGGAACCATGAGATCGTGGCCGGCCACACCCGGTACAAAGCGGCGCAATCCCTGGGCATCAAGGAAGTCCCCTGCGTCATCGCCGACGAGCTGACCGAGGATCAGATCAAAGCATTTCGACTGGCCGATAACAAAGTTGGCGAGATGGCGCAATGGGACATGGACCTGCTGCCGCTGGAATTGCAGGGGATCATGCTGCCCATGACCGACTTCGGCTTCCAGGCGATCTCCGACGAGGACTTCTCCGACAATTTTACCCTGGACGCCGGTGAGAAGAAGCCCTTCCAGCAGATCAGCATCACCGTCCACGACGAGCAAGCCAGCCTCATGCTGGCGGCAATCAAGTATGTGTACGACCAGCAGGCCGTGTCGGAAACCTTCGGCAACGAGAATCACAACGGAAACGGACTCTATGAGGTGGTGAGAGAGTGGGCCGCGCTAAAGAAATTGTGATGAAGGTGCTGCCTTCGGGTGTCGCAAACGCGTTCATCCGGACGCACCACTATTCCGGCAAGGTCGTAAACAATTCCAAGCTCCACTTCGGCATTTTCCTCGACGGTCAACTCCATGGCGTCATGAGCTACGGCCCGTCGCTGGACAAGAGCAAGATCATCGGGCTGGTGGAGGGTACCGGATGGAATGATTTCCTGGAATTGAACCGCATGGCTCTCGATGCTGTGCTGCCCAGGAATTCCGAAAGCCGCGCCATTTCCATGAGCATCCGCCTCCTGAAAAAGCACGCGCCGCAGGTGAAATGGATCATCTCCTTCGCCGACGCCTGCTCCTGCGGTGACGGTGCGATCTATCGGGCCAGCAATTTCGTGCTGACCGGCATCAAGGAAAACCTGAACCTCGCGGAGCTTCCCGATGGCACCCGCATCCACAAGATGACGCTGGCATCGAACCCGACCACGCCGCGCCGCGAGCTGAATGGGCTGACGTTCTTCGACGTGACGGGCGGCACCTACAATTTCAAGAAGTATCTGGACTACGTGGGCGCGAGGCCCATCCCCGGCTTCCAGCTTCGGTACATGTACTTCATTGACCCGGCCTGCCGGGAAAAACTGACCGTGCCCATCATCCCCTTCTCCAAGATCGACGAGCTGGGAGCGGGCATGTACAAAGGCGCGAAGATCACGCAGGCGGAGCGGCATTCCATCACCACGCCGGGATGATCCCCGGCGTATTCATGCGCGGATAGGCTAACAGCAGACCGCCCACCAACCGGTGGGAAGCGACGGGGCGGCACCGTTCTCCGCGCTCCATTTTCAGTTTCAAGAACAGGAGTAACCATGAACATTCAGAAGATTCCCGCCGCGCGGCTCAATCCCGCCGCATACAACCCGCGCAAGGACCTGAAACCCGGCGACAAGGAGTACGAAAAGCTCAAGCGCTCCATCGCCGAGTTCGGGTATGTCGAGCCTGTCATCTGGAACGCCCAGACGGGCAATGTGGTCGGCGGCCATCAGCGGCTCAAGGTGCTGCTGGATCTCGGGCATACGGAAATCGACTGCGTGGTGGTCGATCTCGATCCCCAGCGCGAGAAGGCGCTGAACGTCGCCCTCAACAAAATCCAGGGCGATTGGGACGAGGGGAAATTGGCCTCCCTCATGGCCGACTTCGATGCCGAGGCGTTCGACGTATCGCTGACCGGCTTCGACGCTGACGAGGTAGACGCGCTGCTGAACAAATTCTACTCCAAGGAAGCCGTGGAGGATGATTTCGACGCCGACGAGGCAAAGAAGGACATCGAGGCATCGGGTGGCGCGGCATCGCAGGCCGGGGACCTCTGGCGGATGGGCGATCATCTGCTCCTGTGCGGCGATTCGACCGACCCGGAGAGCTACGAACGGCTCATGGGCGCCGAGCGCGCACAATGCGCGATCACCTCGCCGGCCATCGATCCCAAGGCATACGCCAGGGACGGCATCGACCCTTGGCTGGATCGCATGGGCACGGTCGTTAAACTCTTGACCCGGTTCGCGGACATCATCTGCTGGCAGACCGCCGACCTCATAAAGACCGGGAGCCAATTCATTGAGCCGACCGGTTTCCACTCCGTTCGGCTGTTCGCGGACGCGAACTACCGGCCGCTGTGGATTCGCGTCTGGAAGATGGCCGGAGGCGCGCCGGGCGCCGGTCCGCTGCAGCTCGCGTCCACGAAGCCTGCGCCGCAATTCGATACCGTGTTGGCGTTCGCTGGACAAGAGATAGAAGCCTACAACGATCAGGAGTATTCCTGGGTATCGGCCTTTGCCACCCATGCCTTCCAATTCGTGCGCCGGCTCACCCGCGACGAGCGGCGCAAATGGGGCTATGCGGGCGTGTGGGAGATTGCCGCCGTGCGGCGCGATAAGGACAGCGAGCCGCAAATCCCGGTGGAGTTGCCGTGGCGATGCCTCAAAATGCACTCCGACGTGAACGGCGTGATCCTGGACCCCTTTGCGGGCCTGGGCACGACGATCATCGCCGCCGAGCAGAGTGGCCGCGTCTGCCGCGCCATTGAAAATGATCCTCTCCGCTGCGAGTTGATCGTGCGGCGCTGGGAGCAGTTCACCGGCAAGGAAGCCGAGCGGGTTGAAAGATAATTTCAAAAAAGGGGTGAAAAGCCTTGTCTTTCGGGGGTGTCTCCAGTACAGTCCAGTCACATCAAACAAGGAGGCACCCGCCATGAGCAAAGCGCATTTCGCCTGCAAGCCCACCACCATGAAGGACATTCCGACCACCCGCAGGGACATGGACGAATACGAGATCATGGATACCATCCAACTGCCGGAGGCGGAGTGGAACGACTTTACGCGGCACCTCATGATCGACCGGAAATGGCTCGCGGATTTCAGCCGGATGGCGACCCAGGCGCGGTGGTACACGGGCGGCTCGCGGCCCTGCATTCTGGTAAAGCCGGAAAACGGGACGCAGCGGCCGCTGCTGATCGACACCCAGGGCTATGACTACCCGCGCTACATCGCGTATGCGCCGCAATAACCAACGGAAAGGGCAGCCTGCGGGCCGCCTTTTTCGTCGTTTGCAGGCTGCTTCTTTAGAAAAAGCCTTGTCTTTTCGGGGTGTCTCGCGTACAGTCCAGACACTTCAAGCAAGGGAGGCCATGGGATATGCAAGCAAAGTTTGAACTCGGGCAGTTGGTGGCGACGCGCGGCGTGGCGAACCTGATGAGTGAAAACCCGGCTTTCTCGGATTTCGCGCGCCGGTCGCTCGGGCGGTTCATCTCCGGCGATTGGGGCGAGATGTGCGAGAGCGACAAGCAGCAGAATGAGGACGCACTTAAAGACAACGACAATCGCATTTTCGCCGCCTATGAAAACATGGAGCACGCCGCCTGGAAGCTCTGGATCATCACCGAATGGGACCACAGCGCCACGACGCTGCTGTTCCCCAGCGAATACTAAGGGGGAGGCGCAAATGATGAAAGGTTTTCCTTCCCGCTCAGTGGTTGAGAGCCTCCGCCACCAGTATCCCGAAGGCACGCGGGTGGCGCTGGTCAGCATGGACGATCCGTACACGAAGCTCCGGCCCGGCGACGAGGGCACGGTCTTCGCGGTGGATGACATCGGGACCGTCCACATCCAATGGGACAATGGATCGACGCTGGGCGCGGTCTACGGCGAGGATACAATCCGCAAGCTGTAGCCTCTTGAGAACGGGCCGGGAACGGCCTGTTTTCGTCGGCGCGCGGTTGAAAATATCTTTTAGGAAATGACGGAATTCCAAGCGGCGCGAGCTGCTTTTTTCTTGCCCATTTTCGAGAAAGGAGGCTGCCTGTGAGCAATCCCTACCGCATCTCCCGCCAGGGGCATGGCGTCGCCAGCTTCGCGGGCGGCGGCGAGTTGCTGTTCGACCTTGCCGACCTGCCGCTGATCCTCAAGCATACATGGCACCTGGGGAAGCGCGGCTACCCAGCCACGCATACCCGGCGCGGAACGGTCGTGCTCCATCGCCTCTTGTTCCCGGAAGCGGACGGCATGGAGATCGATCACATCAACGGGGATAAGCTGGACAACCGCCGCGTGAATCTGCGCGCCTGCACGCACCAGCAGAACGGGTTCAATCAGAAGCGGCGTCACACCAACACCAGCGGATTCATCGGCGTCAGCTTCGCACCACGGCTCGGTTGCTATGAGGCGTACATTCACCATAACAGGACGAAGCACCACCTGGGGTTGTACGCCGACCCGGCCACCGCCGCGCGGGTACGCGATTGCGTGGCGCGGCTGCTGTTCGGCGAGTATGCCCGCCTGAATTTCCCCAGGAAGGCGGGCCGCAGGCATGGCTCGGGCTAAGCGGTTCCGGCCCACGGAATTCATGCTTCCCACCTCATGCTATGACAAGGCCCGCGCGGATCACGCCGTTTCCTTCATCCAGAGCCTCAAGCACACCAAGGGCGTGTGGGCGGGCCAGCCGTTTTTGCTGTTCGACTGGCAGGAGCAGATCATCCGCGACCTGTTTGGCGTTGTCAAGGGAAACGGATACCGGCAGTTCAATACCGCCTTCGTGGAAATCTGCAAGAAGGCAGGCAAGTCTGAATTGGCCGCTGCCGTGGCGCTGTACATGCTCTGCGCCGACGAGGAAGAAGGCGCGGAGATCTACGGGTGTGCCAACGACCGGGCGCAGGCCAGCATCGTGTTTGACGTGGCGAAGGACATGGTGCTCCAAAGCCCGGCGCTGCTCAAGCGCATCAAAATCGTGGAGAGCCAGAAGCGGTTGGTTTACACGCCCACCCGCTCGATCTATCAGGCGCTGTCTTCGGAGGTCGCCTCCAAGTACGGCTACAACGTCCACGCCTGTATTTTCGATGAGTTGCTGGGCCAGCCGAACCGGAAGCTGTTCGACGTGATGACGAAGGGTTCCGGAGCGGCGCGAAAGCAGCCGCTGAATTTCGTCATCACCACGGCCGGCTCGGATAAGAACAGCATCTGCTATGAGGTGCACGCAAAGGCCGTGGACATTCTGGAGGGCCGGAAATACGACGCCACCTTCTATCCTGTCGTGTACGGCGCGCCGACTGAGGCCGACTGGACAGACCCGAAGGTGTGGAAAAGCGTCAACCCTTCGCTGGGAAAGACGGTCGATCCCGAATTCTATCGTGCCGCCTGTGAGAGCGCCAAGCAGAACCCCGCCGAGGAAATGCTGTTCCGACAGTTCTTCCTCTGCCAGTGGACCAGCACCACCGTCCGCTGGATGCCCATGGACACATGGGACGCCTGCGCGTTCCCGGTGGACCCGGAGCGTTTGCGCGGGCGCGTCTGCTACGGTGGCCTCGACCTGTCCTCTACCACCGACATCACGGCGTTCGTGCTGGTGTTCCCTCCCGAGGATGCGGACGGCAAGTATGAAATCCTGCCGTTCTTCTGGCTGCCGGAGGACAACATCGATCTCCGCGTCCGGCGCGATCATGTCCCCTACGACATATGGGCCAAGCAGGGGCATGTGTACACCACGGAGGGGAACGTCGTGCACTACGGCTTCATTGAGGAATTCATCGAGGAATTGGGCACGAAGTACAACATCCAAGAAATTGCCTTTGACCGCTGGGGCGCTGTGCAAATGACGCAGAACCTCGAAGGGCTGGGCTTTACCGTTGTGCCGTTCGGCCAGGGCTTCAAGGACATGTCGCCGCCCACCAAGGAATTGATGAAGTTGACGCTGGAGAAGAAGCTCGCCCATGGCGGCCACCCAGTGCTCCGCTGGATGGTGGACAACGTGGCGATCCGAACCGACCCAGCCGGCAACATCAAGGCCGACAAAGAGAAATCCACGGAGAAGATCGACGGCGCCGTGGCGACCATCATGGCGCTGGACCGGGCGATCCGGCACGGCGGCAATGGTGGCTCCGTGTATGACGAGAGGGGGTTATTATTCGTATGAGCGCCTTGGGAAAGCTGTTCCGGGCGCGGGACAAGCCTGGCGGGCGATCCTCGCCGCGCAATGCGCTGAATGGCAATGCCTATTCTTTTTTCTTCGGCGGGACCACTTCGGGGAAGGCGGTCAACGAGCGTTCTGCCATGCAAATGACCGCCGTCTATGCCTGCGTGCGTATCCTGTCCGAGGCGGTCGCCTCGCTCCCGTTGCATTTGTATCATTACAATGACACGGGCGGAAAGGAAAAGGCGCTCGCGCATCCGCTGTATGCGTTGCTGCACGACGAGTCGAACCCGGAAATGTCGGCGTTTTCCTTCCGGGAAACCCTCATGTCGCATCTGCTCCTGTGGGGGAACGGCTACGCGCAGGTGATCCGAAACGGGCGTGGAGAGGTCATGGCGCTGTATCCGCTCATGCCCGACCGCATGACCGTGGACCGGGATTCCCAAGGTCACATCTTTTATGAGTACACCCGCTCGGATGGAGACGTGCGAACGATGGGCAGCAAATCCACCGTGACGCTCGCGCCTTCGGATGTGCTCCACATCCCCGGCCTGGGCTTTGACGGACTGGTGGGATACTCGCCCATCGCTATGGCGAAAAACGCCATCGGCATGGGGCTGGCCTGCGACGAGTACGGGGCGTCCTTCTACCAGAACGGCGCGCAGCCGGGCGGCGTATTGGAGCATCCGGGTGTCGTGAAAGACCCCAAGCGCGTCCGCGAATCCTGGAACGCCATCTACCAGGGCAGCGCCAACGCCCACCGCATCGCGGTATTAGAGGAGGGAATGGCTTACAAGCCCATCTCCATCTCCCCGGAGCAGGCGCAGTTCCTCCAGACGCGCAAATTTCAGATCGACGAGATCGCGCGAATCTTCCGGGTGCCGCCGCACATGGTGGGCGACCTGGACAAGAGCAGCTTCTCCAACATCGAGCAGCAGTCGCTGGAGTTTGTAAAGTACACCCTCTCCCCCTGGATCACCCGTTGGGAGCAGGCCGTCTACCGGGCGCTTTTCTCGGAAGCCGAGAAGAAGCGTTTTTTTGTGCGCTTCAACGTGGAGGGCTTGCTGCGCGGCGATTACAAGAGCCGCATGGACGGATACGCGGTCGCTCGGCAGAACGGCTGGATGAGCGCAAACGACATCCGGGAGCTTGAGAATTTCGACCGCATCCCGCCCGAGGATGGCGGCGACCTGTATCTGATCAACGGGAACATGCTCACGCTCGCGCAAGCGGGCGCGTTCGCAAAGGAGAAATCCAAATGAAGAAATTCTGGAATTGGGCGCGGGATCAGGATGATGCCCGGACCCTGTATCTGGACGGCATCATCGCAGAAGATAGCTGGTTCGCGGACGATGTGACACCCGCCGCCTTCAAGGCCGATCTTCTGGCCGGCGCCGGCCCGATCACCATCTGGATCAACAGCCCTGGCGGCGATTGCGTCGCGGCGGCGCAGATCTACAACATGCTCATGGAGTACCCCAGCGACGTGACGGTCAAGATCGACGGCATCGCCGCTTCGGCCGCCTCCGTCATCGCCATGGCCGGGACGCGCGTGCTCATGTCGCCCGTGTCCACCATGATGATCCACAACCCTCTGACGGTGGCCATTGGCGACAGCGAGGAAATGCGCAAGGCGATCCAGATGCTCGATGAGTACAAGGAGTCGATCGTCAACGCCTATGAGATCAAGACCGGCCTCTCCCGCGCGAAGCTGTCGCACCTCATGGACGCCGAAACGTGGATGAACGCGAACAAGGCGTTGGAGCTGGGCTTCTGCGACGAGATCATGTTCAAAGCTTCCGCACCGCCCGGCGAACCACCCGAAAACAGCTTTTCCTTCTCCCGCCGCGCTGTGACCAACAGCCTTCTGGACAAGGTGAAGGCCCGGATTCCCCAACCCGAACAGCCCCGTGTGAAAGCGTCAGACCTTGAAAAAAGGCTGGCGCTTTTGAAATGATAGGAGGAATTTTCATGAACCAGATTCTTGCCCTGCGCGAAAAGCGCGCCAAGGCGTGGGACGCCGCGAAGGCTTTCCTGGATTCCAAGCGCGGCGGCGACGGGATGCTCTCCGCCGAGGATGCCGCCACCTATGACAAGATGGAAGCGGACGTGGTCGCTCTCGGTCACGAGGTCGAGCGCCTGGAGCGCCAAGCCACCCTGGACCTGGAGCTTTCCCAGCCCACCCGCAACCCCCTGACCGACAAGCCCGGCGCCACCGCCGACAAGGGTAAGTCCGGCCGCGCGACCGACGAATACAAGGCCGCCTTCTGGCAGGTCATGCGCAACAAGTCCGTTTCCCACGAGGTGTACAACGCGCTCAAGATCGGCCAGGACGATCACGGCGGCTTCCTCGCGCCGGACGAATTCCAGCGCACCCTGATCGAAGCGCTCCAGGAACAGAACATCTTCCGGCAACTCGCCAAGGTGATCACCACGTCCTCCGGCGACCGGAAGATCCCCGTGGTCGCCTCGAAGGGCACGGCCTCCTGGATCGATGAGGAAGCGGCCTATCCCGAGAGCGACGATACCTTCGGGCAGGTGTCCATCGGCGCGTATAAGCTGGCGACCATGATTAAGGTTTCGGAGGAACTGCTCAACGACAGCGTGTTCGACATCTCCGCTTATATCGCCAAGGAGTTCGCGCGCCGGATCGGCTCCGCCGAGGAAGAAGCGTTCTTCACTGGCAATGGCAGCGGGAAGCCCTTGGGCATCCTGGCCGCCACGGGCGGCGCGGAAACCGGCGTCACCGCCGCCAGCGCCACGGCGATTGCCATGGACGAGGTGATGGATCTGTTCTACTCCTTGCGTGCTCCCTACCGGCGCGGTGCCGTGTTCCTCATGAATGACAGCACGGTAAAGGCTCTCCGGAAGCTCAAAAACGGAAACGGAGACTACATCTGGCAGCCTTCCGTCACGGCCGGCACGCCGGACACCATCCTGAACCGCCCGGTGTACACCTCTGCGTTCATGCCCGCCATCGCGGCCGGAGCCAAGTCGATCCTGTTCGGCGACCTGGGCTTCTATTGGGTGGCCGACCGCGAGGGACGCGCGTTCAAGCGCCTCAATGAATTGTACGCCGCCACCGGGCAGGTAGGCTTCCTTTCCTCCGAGCGCGTGGACGGGAAGCTCATTTTGCCCGAGGCCGTGAAAGTGCTCGCGCAAAAGAGCACCTAATGTGCCCGTCCGACATGGGGCTGCCGCGAAACCGGCAGCCCCTTCACCGACTGATCGCAAAATATGGGAGGTATCCACATGAGCGACTATCAATCAAGGAACTACACTGCCCACGGCGGGCGGGAGACTGTCATCGGTGGAAAACTGACGTTCCTGCCCGGCGCAGAGGTCGAAGGGCTGAGCGAAGCGCTTTCTATGCCCAAGCTCGAAACCCAGCCGGCCAGCCATGCGTCAACCGTCGCCGCGCTGCGCGAGGATTTCAATGCGCTGCTTGGCCGCCTCAAGGCGGCCGGCCTCATGGAAGATGAGGCGGAGGCCGAATGATCGTCTCCGTCCCTGAACTGAAAGCCCATCTCCGGGTGCAGCACGACGAGGAAGACGCGCTGCTCGCCTCGCTGATCGCCCAGGCCCAGGCCGCCGCCGAGGACTACTGCCGCGTCCCCTTTCAGGATGACGCGCCGCAAGCGGTCCGTCTGGCGGTCATCCTCATGGCCTCGCATTTCTACGAGTGCCGGGACAGCGCGGAGAAGGGCGCATACGCCACCATGATGGCGGCGTTCCGTGTGCTGCTGTACCCGCACCGTGCCATTGAACAAATGTTTTAAGGAGGACGGCCCATGCAACGCAGCATCCCGCATCCGGGCCAGCTCCGGCACATGATCGAAATCGGGCGCACGGTGAACGCCATCAACGAGAACGGCTACCCCGAGGAAATGGACGAGATTGTCTGCCGGGTATGGGCCGCCGTCGAGGACGATTCCTCCCGGCGCGCGGTGATCGAGTTTATCGGTCAGGCGGAAACCGCCGAGCGCGGGCTATGCTTCGCCATCCGCTGGCGCGGGGACATCCTGCCCGGCATGTGGGTGCTGTGGCGGGACGAAAAGCAGACCATTACGAAGCTGGGTGAGTACGACTTCAAGCGCCGGTACCTCAGGCTGACTACGGCGTCCGTCAAGGGGGTGGCTTGATGAAGCGGGTACAGGACGCGCTGAAACCCACTGGCATTCCCGCCTTCCCCGGTATGTGGAAGCCCACCGCCGCGCAGCCGACCGCGCCGGCGCAATATCTGGTGTACACCACGATGACCATCGAGGACGAGCATTGGGACGATGCCCTCCGCCGCTATCGCGTCTACGTCTACCTGAACCTCTGGAGCGACCTTGACCCGACCGACGCCATCCGGGCGGTCCGCGCTGCCCTGCGTACAGCGGCCTTCGCCATGGTGGAGGAAGACGAACGCGCCTCGCCCGACGAGGAAGCGCGCCAGTATCTCGTCGCCTGGACGTGGGTCTTTTGGTCAGAGCCTGACTCCCAGGAGGAATCCTTATGAGCCTGGAATTCAAAGGCGGCGCGGAACTGCGCGGGGACATCACGCAAATGGCCGACCTACTCCGAACAGACGAAGGCGGCAGCGCGACTACCAGCCGAATTCTCGAAACCGCCGCCCAGCCGCTTCTGGACCAGATGATCCAAAACGCCAGTACCGATCCCCGCCCGCGATCCGGCAAGCTGCGAGGCGCGCTCCGGATCAAGAAAGCGTCGAGACGGCGCGGCGCGCGGGTAACGGTCGGCGTTCATGCCGCAGAGGGCGGCGCCCCGTATGCCCAGCCCGTGGAATTCGGGCATGGCGGCCCACATCCGGCGCCACCGCACCCTTTCGTCCGCCCGGCGTTCGACGCGCGCGGCGAGGAAGCCTATGAACTTCTCAAAGATCAACTTCGAGCCGCCCTCGACAAACGGGGGCTGTAAGGGAGTGAAGCGACTAGCGGGGAGGGATTTGAAAAATCACCACCGCGTACCCTGCCTGCGCCTATGGTGCAGGCGGGGCGAAAATGATAATGGAGGGAAACGATATGCCTACGCCTACCGCAGCGCCCGCCGTGTCCAGTACGGTCGGCCTCAAGAACATGGTGCTCGCGCCGCTGACGGCCGACACCGAGGAAAGCACCACCTACGACGCCCTGCAAAGGGTGGCCGGCGCCATCGAGGCGTCCATCACACCCGAGAACACCGACCCGGACATTCAATATTACGATGACGCCGAGGGAGATGTATTGTACCCCGACCCGGAATTATCCTTCAAGACCAAGCTGGCCGACCTGCCGCTGACGATCCAGGAGATGGTTTTCTCCCACAAGATCGATGACAACGGCGTGCTGATCCGCACCGCCGCCGACAAGCCCGGCTACTTCGCGGTCGGCTTCATGTCCGAGAAGGCCAGCGGGAAGTACAGGTACGTCTGGCTCTACAAGGTGCGCGCCAAGCCGGTCACGGAGAACTACCAGACCAAAGAGGGCAAGACCATCACCCGTCAAACGGGCGAGATCGAGTGGACGGCCATCAAGCGCATCAGCGACGGCCGCTATCAGGCCGTGGCCGATGAAGGTGAGAATGGTTTCGACGCCGCGAAGGCCGCCACCTTCCTCGAAAGCGTCTATGTACCGAATTTTACCGTTGGCCCGTAACCGCAACCGGCCCGCCAGGAGCGATCCTCGGCGGGCCTTCTCATGAATTCATAAGGAGGGCATTGCCGTGATCACCTGCACCCTGCGGGACAAGAAATACAGTATTGACTTTGTGTCCGGCCGCGCGCTGCGCGAGATGGAGCCGGCCTCTCAGATGTACGCCAAGGTGGTACATCTGTCCGAGATGGCCGCGAAAGGCCAGACCATCCCCGAGGACGCGAAGTTTACCGTGGCGGATGCCATGGACACCATGATCCGCTGGTTTTGCATCCTGTTTCAAAACCAGTTCTCACCGGATGAGATTCTGGACAACTATCCGGTGGACAGGCTTATGCACGACATCGCGCTGTCGCTCATGGCGGTCCAGGCCCAGGCCACGGATGTGTTGTCTGATTTCCCTACGAAGGGGGCAACGGACCTTCCGCCAGCGGAGGAAACGACGGTGGAAGCGACGGAGGCGACGCCGACGCCGGCCCCCTGACGTTGCCCGAATACGTCTATTCCACCTACAACGCGCTGATGGAATCCGGCTGGCGTTTTCATGAAATCGACCAGATGGACATGATCGGATTCTTGAAAATCCGAGCCTGGAGCGCCCGGCGCGAGCAAAAAAAGAAAGAGCCGAAGCGGGCCTTCATCGACGAGGTGTGGCCCGGCCTGAAATAGCGCCTTCATCCGAGGGCGCTTTCATTTTGCCGGAAAGGAGGCGAATCTCTTGAGCGAAGTGCTGCGCGACCTTGTGGTGTCGCTCTCTTTGGACAGCGACAATTTCTCCCGGAATCTGACCTCAATCAACAAGCAGATTCTAGAGGCCGAGAGCCGGTTCAAGAAGGCTGCCTCCGGCGTGAGCAATTTCGAGAAATCCGCCTCCGGCGCGCGGGCCGAGCTGGATACGCTGACGCAGAAGCTCTCGCTCCAGCAAAAGGCGGTCACGCAGTACGAGCGGGCGTTGGAAGCCGCGAACAAAAAGCTGGAAACCGCCCACGCCAAGCAGGGCAAGCTCTTCACGTCGCTCAAGGAAGCCTCCGACCGGAATACCGACCTCAAGGCGAAGGTCGCCGCCGCGTCCAAACAGTATGAGGTTTTCCAACGCGAGCTGGGAGATTCCGATTCCGCCACCATCGCCGCCAAGGCCAACCTGGACGCGCTGTCACAGGAATACGCCGATTCCTCCGCCGAGGTCAAAAAGCTGGAGGGTCAGCTCGCCGCCAACACCAAGAGCCTCCAGAACAACGCCGACGCCGTAACCAAGGCGCGGACGGGCCTCAATCAGGCGCAGGCGGCGCTCAAGCAGACCGAGGCGCAGATCAAGTCCACCACCGACCGCCTCGCGCGGATGCAGTCCGCGTGGACGAAGGCCGGCGACACGCTGACCGTCTTCGGGACCAAGTGCGCGGCGGTCAGCGCCGCCCTCTCCAAGACCGGTAAGGCCATGACCACCATGATCACCACGCCTGTGCTGGCGCTGGGAGCGGCGGCCATCAAGGCGTCCGTGGATTATGAGAGCGCGTTCGCGTCCGTCCGCAAGACTGTGGATGCCACCGAAGCCGAATATGAGCGGCTGTCCGATTCCGTAAAGCAGATGAGCACGGAAGTCGCCACTTCCTCCGGCACCATCGCGGAGGTCATGGCGAACGCCGGGCAGCTCGGCATCCAGAACGACTATCTGGTGTCCTTCACCAGGACCATGATCGACCTCGGGAATTCGACGGACCTCGCGGCCGGGGAGGCCGCCACCGCCATCGCGCAGTTTGCCAACGTGACGAACATGGCGCAGACGGAGTTCTCGAATTTCGGCTCGTCGCTGGTCGATCTCGGGAACAATTTCGCCACCACCGAGAGCGCCATCATGAACATGTCCACGCGTCTGGCGGCGGCCGGCTCGCAGGTGGGTCTTTCGCAGTCGCAGATTTTGGGCTTCGCCACGGCGCTATCGTCCGTAGGTCTGGAAGCCGAAGCAGGCGGCACCGCGTTCAGCAAAGCAATGATCCAGATGCAGGTGGCCGTGGAGACCGGCAACGACAGCCTCAAGGATTTTGCGCGGGTTTCCGGGATGACGGTGCAGGGCTTCAAGGACCTGTGGAAATCCGACCCGGCCGGCGCCATCCAGGCGTTCATCGTGGGGCTTTCGCAGATGAACGAACAGGGCGTTTCCTCCATCGTCACGCTGGAGGAAATGGGCTTCTCCGAGGTGCGTTTGAGGGACACCCTCATGCGCGCCACCAACGCCACGAAGCTGTTTTCCTCCGCGCAGCAGAGGGCCAACCGCGCGTGGAAGGAAAACACTGCCCTCTCCAATGAGGCTGCGAAGCGCTACGCTACCACGGAATCCCGGCTGAAAAACCTCAAGAATACCGCCGTGCTGTTCGCGCAGCGCGTGGGTGATGACCTGAACCCTACCATTCAGAAGCTGATCGACGGCGCAAACGGATTGCTTGAGAAATTCATGTCCCTTGACGAAGGCCAGCGGATGATGATTATCAAGCTGGCCGCGCTCGCGGCGGCAGCAGGCCCGGCCATCCTCGCGTTCTCCAAGATCATCAAGGCTGTGGGTCAGGTTTCCACCGCCTTCGGAAAATTCTCCACCGCCGTTGGTGTGGCGGGCGGCGGCTGGAAGGGCTTTCTGTCGGTGATGGGCAAGTCGCCCATGGTCTGGCTGGCTGTGGCCGCCGCCGTGGTGGTCGCCACAAAAGCGCTGTACGATTACGCCACCGGCGCGAAGGAAGCCCGCGATGCGCTGGAAGGTATGAACAAGACCGCCGACGCCTGGGCGAATCATGCCACCAGCACCATTTACGACAATGAGGGCCTTTCCGCGCTTGGGCTGTCCAAAGAGGACTTTACCGGCCCGACCCGAAGCGCGAAAGCATGGAAGGAGGGCCTCGTCAAGGTCTGGTCGGATGGCAAGAAGGAAACCGCCGCCATCGTCACCGAATGGACGGATTCCTTCAAAGCGCTGAACGCCGGCATGGCGGAGAGCCTCGAAAAGCTGAAATCCGACGCGACTGCCACCGGGCATACCGATGTGGCCTCCAGCATCCAGAAGGACATCGACGCGCTGGCCGCCATGGACAGCGAAGTCGAAAAGCTGCTCAAGAAACGAAAGAACGGCACCCTCTCCAAAAAGGATAAGCTGCGGCTGGACGAACTGATCGACGCCCGCGAAGCCATTCAGGTGAAGTACAACCTCGTGCCGGATGTGGGCGGCGGGTATGACGCCATCCTCCAGCAGATCGAGATTGAAAAGGCCAAGGCCCAGGCGCGCGGCCAGAAAACCGTGGACGCCTCTGTGTACGAAACCGGCCTGAAAGCCTCCGCCGAGGGGTATTCCGCCGTGACCGGCGCGATCAACGAGCGGTACGACGCCGAATACAAGGTCATTCAGCTCATAGAGGATGAAGGCGCGCGCGCCAAAGCCCAAGCGACGCTGGACGAGCAGTACAACGCCGAGCGTAAGGCCGCCGCCCAGGAATACGCCGACGCGCTCAAAAAGATCGTCATGCCGGTGTGGGACGAGGAAGGCATCCAGAAGGCCGGCGCCGATATGGACAAGCTCATGGCGCTGTTCCGGGAGTATTCCACCATCGGCGGGGACGGGTATCAGGACCCGGCGCTGCTGACCGAGATGGAAAAGCTCACCGAGGGCATGAATCAGGACGATATTCTCTCCTACATCGGCATGTTGCAGCAGGTGCAATCCCTTCTGGATGGCGGCATGTCGGAGGGCGAAGTCCAGGCGATGTTCCCGGAGTTGGATTTCTCCAAGAATCTCGACGAACTGGCGGCGCTGGCGGACTTCGCGTCCCAGCGCTCCGGCGAGTTGGAGGGCCTCTCGAAAATCCTCAACGACATCATCCCCGAGGAAATGCAGACGCTGAGCATTGACCTCGACCTGGAGCCTGCGAAGGCGCGCTGGGCCGAATTCGCGACCAATCCCGGCGCGATCACCACCGACGCCGTGATCGGGAACTACACCCAAGGGGAAACCGCTGTGGTTCCCCAGCCCCTCGTGGACGCGCTCGTTTCTTCCTATAAAGAAATCGAGGATGGCGCGTCGAAGGTACAACTTTCCCCCAGCGACGTGGTGGCAGAAGTCACCTCGTACTTGCAGGCGGAGGGATACGACATCTCCGCGCTCAAACCGGAACAGGTGAAGGCCCTCGTGGACGCCTATTCCGAGGCTACCGGCTGCGACAAATCTGCGCTCATGCAGGGTTTCACCGCGACCATCGCCGCTTACGACGATACGGGCGCTGTCAAGCCCACCCTGAGCCTCAAGGTTTCCATCACCGGGTACGACCTCGCCGCGTACAACGAGTTCGTGACCAACAACCCCGTGGAGGTCGCAGGCCGCGTCCGGCTCGGCGAGATGTACCAAAATCCCACGGATGTGCTCAACGAACCCAAGGCGAGCTTCTACATGGACGGCAAGCAGGTTCCGGTGGAGGTCGTGCCCAAGGAAAAGCTCACCGCCGATACCCTATTTGTCTACGGCGCGGACGGCACGATGCACGTCTTGATCACGCCGGAGGTACAAGGGACGGAAGAATCCGTGCAGGCGGCAGCCGACCTTCTGAAATCCACGGAGCACCAAGGCTCGCTCGGCGCGAAATGGTTCGGTGACGATACGCTTGCCGATGTCCAGCGCTTGAGTGAGTACCTGACCGGCATCAACAACGAGATGAACTCGTTTTTGAACATTGGCGGGTGGATGAACGGCTGGGACCGGAGCGCGGCGGCGGGCACGATCTCGAATTACCTGGACGCCACGGAAATCGGGAACATTCAGGCCGTGGTGAACGAGGCCATTACCGCGCTGAACAACGGCGAGACGCTGTCGGCGGACGTGATCGCCAACCTCCAGGAGATCTCCAATCTGGTCAGCCTCATGGATTCCATCGGCGTCGGCGAGAACATCCTGGCGGGCATCGCCGAGGGCATGACCACGGCCGGCACCGACACCTCGGCGGAGACGGTGGCTGCCAACCTCGAAGCGGCGCTGAATTCCGCGCTGGGCATCCAATCGCCCTCCACCCGTATGAAGCCGGTGGGCGAAAACGTCGCGGCCGGCGTCGGCGAGGGCATGAAGGGCTACGACATGACCGGAGCGGCTTCCGCCGTTGCCGCCAGCGCGACCTCCGCGCTGACCTCCGCCCTGGCCCGGCCGCAATTCGTGACCATCGGCCGGAACGCCATGCTGGGCCTGGGCCTCGGTATCCTCTCCGGGCGGGCGTTCGTGGTCGCTGCGATCCGAACCGTGGCCCGCGCCGCCGTGCTCGCCGCGAAGGCGGAGCTGAAAATCAGCTCACCCTCCGGTGTGTTCCGAGACGAGGTGGGCCGGATGGCGATCAAGGGCCTCGGCCAGGGTGCGCTGCTGGAGAGCAAAACGCAGGCCAAGGTGATCCAGAATGCCGCCCGGTACCTGACCGGCGCGGCGCAGGCCGGCGTGGGCGGCAGCTTCTCCTATGACAATCGCAGGACCTATAACCAGAACGCCACCTCTACCATCCGTGTGGAGAAGCTCTACATCCGCGACGAGCAGGACATCCGCTCGCTGGCCATTGAGATCGCCTCGCTGACCAGACGCCAGCAGCGCGGGAAGGGATTGAGGATGGCGTAAGCGTCGCCCGAAAGGCAGGCGCTATTCTTTTGCGCGGGAGGTGATACACGGATGAACGACTGGTTTGAATGGAACGGCGAACGCTGCACGGCACATGGCATCCATATCACCGAGCAGCCCAGCGTGATCCGCGCCTCGGAGCGGGCGACGTTCACCAACGTACCCGGCCGGAGCGGCTCGCTGACCACGCTGGAGGCCGACGATGTATACGACGATTTTATCCTGCCCGTGGAATGTGCCGTTGCCGACCTGAGCCGAATCTCTGAAATTGGCGGCTGGCTCAAGGGCGCGGGTACGCTGGCGCTGGCCTCCCGTCCGGGAGGCTTTTACTATGCCCGCGTCTCCAACCAGATCGAGTTCGTGAAGGTGCTGCGCAACCATCCCAACCGCACCTTCACGGTGAATTTCCGCTGCCAGCCCTTTTGGTACGTACAGGGTGTTTTGCCCATTACGCTGACAACCTCAGGCAGCGCCATTACAAACCTCGGCAACGTCTTTTCGGAGCCGGTGATCATCGTCTATGGCTCCGGCGACATCACGATCATGGTGGGGCTGTGCATCGTGGAGCTTGAGGGCATCTCCGGAAGCATCACGCTGGATACGCCGCTCATGGAGGCGTACTCCGGTACCACGTCCATGAACGACAACATGAGCGGCGATTTCCCAACGCTCGCACCGGGCATGAACGCCGTGAGCTGGTCGGGTACTGTGACCAAAATCGAGGTCCGTCCGAACTGGCGCTATCTCGGCTGAAAGGAGAATGCCGCGCATGATTTGTGCTTACCTCCCGGACTGCACCGACTTCTCCGGGAACGGCCTTGGCCCGGTCAATCCCTCGTCCTGTGCCGTAACGGAAACGCTAAACGGGGAATGGGAGCTGGAGCTTACGCATCCGCTGGACGAGCAGGGCAAGTGGCACCGGTTGGTGGAGGGCAATATCCTCCGTGCGCCTGTGCCAGCCGCCATGACGCCACAGGTCAAGCTGTACGGCACGGGCAAGATGATCTACAAGGTTTCCACCAGCCGTGATCCGCTGCGGCTTCGATCCGGGACCGGGACAAAATACAAAATCCTCGGCAGGTACAAAAAAGGTACCGAAGTCATCGTCCTGAGCACCGCCAATTCCTCGTGGTACGAGGTGTCCTGCCCGGATGGCAAACGTGGATACATGGCCTCGTCATATCTGACCTACGTGCGCACCGAGGCCACGCCGGGGCAGGCGGCAAAGGCGGTCATCGAATCCCGACAGCTACGGGACCAGCCGTTCCGCATCTACCGCGTGGTGCCGGAACTGACGAAGATCACGGTCTACGCCCGGCATGTGTTCTACGATTTGCTCGACAACATGATAAAGAGCTACAAGCCCGCCGTATCCACGGCGGGCTCCGTCGTGGCTCAAAACATATATTCAAAATGCCTGACCGAGCACGACTTCACCTTCTATTCCGATCTCACCTCCACCGCCGACGAGGTGGAATTTGAGAACGTCAACCCCGTGGACGCGATCCTGGGTGAAGGCGGCCTCGCGGAGAAGTACGGTGCGGAATTGGCGCGGGACTGGTACGACGTTTTTCTGGTCCAACGGGTCGGCACTGATACTGATGTGCAAATCCGCGAAGGCAAGAACCTGCTGGGAATCTCCTACGACGTGGACATCACCGATGTGGTCACGCGGATCATGCCCACCGGTGAAACCAAGGACGGCGAGGTCCTCTACCTGGACGAGCTGTTCAGGGACAGCCCGCACATCGGCGACTATCCGCATCCGAAGTGGATTCATCTGGCGGTATCGGAGGCCAAGGTTTCCAAGGACCTGACCACGGCCCAAGCCAAGACAAAAATGCGGGCGGCCGTTCAGGCCGAGTACGACAAGGGATGCGACCTGCCGGCCGTGACGCTCAAGGTTGACTTCATCAACTGCGCGGAAACGGAGGAATATCGTCAGTACAAGGCGCTCCAGAACATCTTCCTGGGCGACGCCGTCCGGGTCATCGCACGGCGCATCGGCGTCGCGGTATCCATGCGGCTGACGCAGTACACCTACGACTGCCTGACGCGCAAGTATACCGCCATGACCCTGGGCACCGTGGCGGATACGGTTGAGGGGAACATCATTTCCTCCCGCCAGTTGGCGTCCGGAAGCATTCCCGGCGCAAAGCTGACGCTGAACAGCGTCGGCGCCGGCCAGCTTCAAAACGGCTCGGTGGGCAGCCTGCACATCGGGCTGGCGGCAATTCAGTCGGCGCACATCCAGGACGCCGCCATCATCAACGCGCTCATTGAGGACGCGGCAATCACCAGGGCGAAGATCGCCCAGGCGACCATCGGCGAGCTGAACGCCGATGCTATCACGGCGGTTTCCGCCCGGATTCAGGAGCTTGTGGCCGGCGGCGTCACGACGGACGAGTTGTACGCCGCGCTGGCGACCATCGCCCTCGCACAGATCACCACCGCCAATATCGAGAACGCACACATCTCCTGGGCTGAGATCGGCACCCTGGCTGCCGAGATGGCGAATATCGCCGTGGCGCAGATCACCACCGTGAACATCAATCAAGCATCCATCGATTGGGCGAACATCGTCAGCCTGAATACGGCCGTGGCGAACATCGCTCTGGCGCAGATCACCTCCGCAAATCTGGAGAGCGCACACATCGAATGGGCAAACATCGCGGACCTGAACGCCGCCGTCGCCCACATCGCCGTGGCGCAGCTCACCACCGCGCACCTGCACGAGGCGGAGATTGATTGGGCAGGCATCACGGAGCTGAACGCCGCCATCGCGGACATCACCAGCGCCAGCATTGAAACCGCCGACATCAGTTGGGCGAACATCAAGGACCTGACCACCGGGACGGCGATCATCGAGCGTGGTATCAACGGAAAGCTGTATGTCGCCGATCTCGCCGTCACCGAGGGCAATATCGCCTCCCTCACCGTTGGCGAGCTGATCGTGAAGGGTGCGGACGGCAGCTTTTACGCCGTTTCGGTCGATGAGGCCGGCGTTGTCACGACCACCAAAAAGGAAGTGACGGGCAGCGACATCGCCGACGCCAGCCTGCCGGGCGGGAAGCTGCTGGAGGATGCCATCACCGCGCGCGAGTTGAACGTGCAGAGCATTTTCGCGGACGAAGCGCTCATTCGCGCCATCAAAGCCGCTAACCTTGACGTGGATGATCTGTTTACGCATACGGCCTTCATCGCCAGGCTCCAGGCGGTGGACATCACCGGCAACGAAGTATTGCGCCTGTACGTGGAGGGTGAGGTGTCCGCCGCGAAGGATGAGGCGCTGGATGCCGTGGGTGAAGCGGTGGCGCAGATCACCCTGACCGCCGACGCCATCCGCAGCGAGGTCCAGCGGGATTACGCCACGACCGACGAAATGACGCAGGTGAACGAAACGTTGTCTACGCTGGCCGAGCAGACGGAGAACAATTTCACCTGGGCGGTCAGCAAGGTGACGGAAATCGAACAGGACATGGCGGAGGGGCAGGAAGCCACCGACGAGCAGATTGCGCTCATCAAAACCTATATGACCTTTGGGGATGACGGCCTGATCATCGGCAAGAGCGGCAACCCCATCACCATCCGGGTGGTCAATGACCGGGTGGCCTTCTATATGAACAACACCCAGGTCGCCTACCTGTCCAATAACAAGCTCTATGTGACCCAGGCGGAAATCCTCACGCGGCTGCAGATCGGCAAATTCGCGTATGAACCGCAGGCAAACGGCAATCTGTCCGTCATCTACACCGGATAAGGGGGCGTGACCATGGCAACGACCTTGAGCTTTTCCGCGTCCATGCGCACGCGGAAGACGAACTCGGCGAGCAACTACAAAAGCTCCGCCGCGTCCCAGGAGTTCTATACAAACGACTATAATTTTGTGGGCATCGTCCACTTCTCGGGCCTCTCGCTTTTGAACAAGGTGATCACCGGGATCTCGCTGCGCGTGACCTCTGCTGAGGCCGGGTTTGGCGCGGGCACCACCAAGACGGTGTACGTGCGGAAATCCAAGTATCAGGCGGCGTCACAGTCGGGCGTGACGGGCGGCGGCTACTACGGCGACGCGCTGGGCACATTCGACGGCAGTTTCTACGGCAACACCACCAGCTATAACCTGACCGGCTCGCTGTTTGACAACCTCGCTGCCTACTTCCAGGCGGGGAACAACACCATCTGCTTGTTCAATCCCTCCCCGCAGTCGAGCAGTCAGGGCTACGCCCGAAACTACCTGCAATGGACGGCGGCGACGCTCACCGTCACCTATGAGGAAGGGATCAGCCAGCCCAGCACGTCGGCAACGACGGTCGATATGGGTACCGCCGTGACGATCAACACCAACCGTCAGAGCGGTTCCGCCACCCATACGATTCTGTACGCTTTCGGCGGCGCCTCCGGCACCATCGCCACGGATATTGGTGATTCGGTGGCATGGACGCCGCCCATAACGCTGGCCGCGCAGATTCCCTCCGCCGTCTCGGGCCTGTGCACGATCACCTGTCAGACCTACTATTCCGGCGTGCTCACCGGCACCAAGACCTGCACGATCACGCTGAACGTTCCCGGCTCGGTCGTACCGGTCATATCCGGCTTGAACTATTCCGAGGCTGTGGCGGGCATCGCGGCGCAGTTCGCCGGCTACGTGCAGAACAAGAGCAAGCTCGCGGTTTCCATCACCGCCGCTGGGGCGCAAGGCAGTTCCATCACGGCGTACCGCGCCACGCTGGGCGGCAGCACCTATACGACTGCCTCGTTTACCACCAACCTTCTGTCCGTCGCAGGGGACAATACGCTTTCGGTGACGGTGACGGATTCCCGTGGACGAACAGCCACCACTACCCGGACGATTACGGTGCTGACGTACTCCCCACCGTCGTTGTCGCTGTTCAAGGCTGAGCGCTGCAACACGGCCGGAACAGCGCCACAGACAGACGGCACCAGGGTGCGGATTTCCGCGACCGCCAGCGCATCCTCAGTCAACGCCAAGAACACCATGAGCTGCATTGTGTACTATAAGCTGTCCGCCGCCTCCACATGGGCGCAGGCCACGACGATCACCCCCAGCAATTACGCGATTGCCTCGGTGAACCTGCTCTTATCGCAGACCTTTGACGCCTTGTCCAGCTTCGACCTGATGATCCGCATCACGGATTTCTTCCACGCCGTGGAGCAGGCCGTGAGCATCGGCACCAAGCAGGTCATGATGGATTTCTACCGGAACGGCACCGGTATTGCTTTCGGCAAGGTAGCCGAGACTGCGGGCGCCGTGGAATTCGGCTGGCCATTGATTCTGGAAGCGCCGCTGGGCGTTCCCCAGGGCGGCACGGGCGCGGCAGGCGGACCGGCAGCGTGCGACAATCTCGGCGCGGTGAAAAAAGCGGGCGACACCATGACGGGCAACCTCTCCATTCAAAGCTCGCTGTACCCGTCCGTCTACCTGCTGCCCACCTACAACGGCACGACCAACCGCACCGTGTTCGAAGGCAGTTATGTTGGCGCAAGCTCATTTGCCGCATGGGAGGACAGCACGGGAAACAATCGGCGGATGCTTGAGGTACGGACGGCCGCCTACGCGCCCAGCATGGACAACGCCGTCCTCCTGCGCACGGCGGTTGGCGGCACGTTCTATGCTTTTCGTCTGTTCCATGCAGGTATGGCAACGCCCGTCCCGGTGGGAAACGGCGGCACCGGCGCATCCGCCCCGAAGGCGGCGCTCAACAACCTGGGCATTTTCTATGCCGCTACGTTGCCGGCGAGCGGCACGGACGGCCAGATATGCCTCGTTCCGGTAGGATAAGGGGAAGGCTACATGAGCACTTTTACCGCCACCGCCAGCAGTGCCTCTACCATTGGTTACGCGCAGTATGGCAGCACAACCTGGAATACCGGCACCTCAAACGGCGCGAGCCAGGGTGCGTATCAGGCTACTACATCGTCAGGTTCCCGCGTTGGCGTTATGGTGTTCTCCGGTGCAGGCGCGGCATTGAACGGCAAGATCATCACTCAAATCACTCTCAGAATCACATGCTCCGCCGCTGGCTCATCCGCCAGCAATAAGGTGCTGTCCTTCCGTAAGGCCAACTATCAAACCCTGCAAACGGGCATTTCGGGTTCCGCTCAGGTGGGTACGGTGCTGGGCACGCTGACAGGCACCTTCTACGACAATACCGTCACCCATACGCTGAACGCCACCACCAACGCCGCTCTGTTTGAGGCGATCCGGGCTTACCTCATCGCCGGCAACAGCGCATTGGTGCTCTACAATGGCGAGACATCCACCGCCTCGGGCTACTCCACCAACTACGCCCGCGTGACCACATGCATCATCACAGTGACGTATGTGGACGCGACGGTCTGGTACTTTAGCGGTACCGCCTGGACGCAATGCGCCGTGTGGTATTGCCTCAACGGGACATGGGTCCAATGCGTGCCCTGGTACAACTCAGGGGGCACATGGATTCGCGTCTGATGTTCCAATTTCAAGCCGTCCGATGCCGGACGGCTTTTCATATACACAGAAATTCATGGGAGGGATTCATCATGAAAGAAACCTTGGGAACCGGCCTGACCGCCATTGGCGCGGGTATCGTGACCACGCTGTTGGGCGGCTGGGACCGGGCGCTGGAGATTCTGCTGATCGTCATCGTCCTGGACTACTTGACCGGCGTGGCGTCGGCGTTCAAAAGCAAGACAGTCAGCTCCAGCGAGGGTTTTATGGGACTGGTCAAGAAGGCGAGCATTTTCCTCATCGTCATTCTGGCAGCGCAGATCGACCGGATCACCGGCAACACAGCGGCTATCTTTCGAACCTGCACGGCCTTCTTCTTCATCGCCAACGACGCCTTATCCATTCTGGAGAATGTCGGCGAAATGGGCGTGAAGCTGCCCGCGTTCCTCAAGAACGCGCTGATCAAGCTGCGTGACGAGAACGACTTGCCGCCCGAACTTGGTGGCGGCAGTGATACCGAAAACAAGAACAAGACCGACCAGGGCGACGGCAAGTAAGCCGCCGCCCATTTTATAAGGAGGGAAACCCATGGCTACGGAAACCAATCGCGCCTTGATCCCGCTCACAGGTGAGCACTTCGCCGCATGGTGCCTCAAGATGGTCGGCCAGCCCTATTGGTACGGGACCTGCGTGTACAAATGCACGGAGAGCCTCCGTTCCCGCAAGGCCGGGCAATATCCGTCCCACTACGGTTCGTCCCGCACCAGCCGATACCGGCAGGACATCGCCGCGAAGAAGGTGTGCGCCGACTGCATCGGCGGAGCAAAAGGGTATGCCTGGACCAATGGTGGTGTGGGCGTGCTGGAGAGCATCGGCACCGACAAGACGTTTACCAGCAAGACCGGCGCCAACGGCTGTCCGGACCGCAGCGCCAACGGCATGTTCACCTACGCCAAGTCAAAGGGTATGGAGTGGGGAAAGATCGGGACGCTGCCGGAGATCGTCGGCCTCGCGCTCTGGAAGGATGGGCATGTGGGCTACTACGTCGGCAACGGCTACGCGGTCGAGTGGAAGGGCTACGCCTACGGCTGCGTCAAGACCAAGGTTGCGGGCCGGGGCTGGCAGAACTGGTACAAGCTCCCCTTCATCAAGTACGGGGAAGTGACGGTGCCAGAGAAGCCGGAAACGCCGGGCAATGGCGATGCGCCCAAGTACGACTTTGGGACGCGCCTGCTGCGTTACCGCAAGGGCCATACGATGCTCAAGGGCGACGATGTGCTGTCGGTCCAGGCGCGTCTGATCGAACTCGGCTTCGACCCCGGCAAGGCGGACGGTGCATATGGCCCGAAATCCACCGCTGCCGTGACCGCGTTCCAAGCCGCTCGTAAGATTGAGGCGGACGGCATTGTCGGCCCGATCACCCGCGCGGAGCTTGGGAGATAGAACGCACCTTCATGAAAAAGCTCGGCGTTTAAAGTAAAATCGCCGAGCTTTTTCTGCATCAGACAGAAAGCGAAAAGCCTTGTCTTTTAGGGCGATAAAGCGGAAACTGGCTCTGGATAATGCGAAATTTCTAAGGGGAGGAACCATTTCATGAAACAGGCTCTTGTTTACGCAAGGTGTGCCGGCCCTTCCGACAATGCAATCCACCTCCAGCAGAGCGCGTGCCAAACCTTCGCGGAACAAAACGGATTCTCCGTTTCGGACGTCATCGTCGAAAGCGGCGTGGCAGGCCGCGTCAACGGCCAGCGAGACGGCCTTAATCTGTTGCTCAGAATGGCAAGCGCGCACCGATTTGATGCTTTGGTCCTGAGTTCCATCAACCGCATTTCTCGCAACCTCCATGAAGCCTTCGCCTTTCTGGATGCGGTCGCCGAGTGTGGCGTCGAGATATGGAGCGTACAAGAAGGCAATTATACCGAGTGGCGCACCGGCTATGTGGCGCAGATACAGAAAATCTTCGCGGATTTCCTGCGGGAAGGCGCGGAAGATGCGAAGATGCAAGCGATAGGAGAGTAACTTGCTCAGGGCACGACCACCGGGCACCAATGGCCGCAGGCATTCAATACGCCTGCGGCGCTTTTTCATAAGCAGCATGATTACACGAATTCATTGAAACAAAACTTCACGAAGTCAATGCGCAAAGCACCAACAACATTCCGGCCTTGTGCCGTATTTGGAGGCGCGTATGACTTCCCAAGAAAAAGCCCGTCTGTTTGAAATGCGACAGGCGGGTATGAGCTTTGCTCAGATTTCCGCCGACCTCGGCTTATCGAAAAATACCCTCAAATCCTTCTTCCGGCGTGCGGACACGACCAAAGAAGCTGCGACCACCGCCTGTGCCCGCTGTGGCGATCCCATAGCGATCAAAGGAAAGCGGCGGTTTTGCTCAGACGGCTGCCGTTACGCCTGGAGCTATTCCCACCGTATCCTAAGCGTTCACAATGCGGTCGAGAAGAAATGTGCGTGCTGCGGTGAACGCTTTTTCAGCTACGCGTCCAGCTACCGCAAATACTGCTCCCGGGCCTGCTATCTCGCAGACCGCTATGGCAAGGAGGGTTGTCATGACGGACATGCAGTATAGGCAGAATCAGCGATACCTGGCGGCCATCTCCGTGGCCAGCGATATGCTTCGTTGCGGCCTCATTGACGAAGCGGATTTCTCGGCACTTGAGACAAAGTTCGCCGCGAAATTTCAGCCTCTCTTTCGCTATGAAAAGCCTTGTCTTTCCGCGACCCTTCCTATAAGACAGACAGACGATGGGAGGGGTTGACAATGGCCCGAATCATACGGAAAATGAACCCGGTACTGCCGCTGCCGCCACGGATGCTGAATGTCGCGGCCTATGCGCGGGTATCGCTGGACAAGGATTCCATGCTGCACTCGCTGTCCGCGCAGGTAAGCTATTACAGCGACCGCATTCAGAAGAACCCCGGCTGGCGGTACGCGGGCGTGTATGCGGACAAAGCGCTCACCGGTACCAAGGCCGAGCGCCCGGAATTCCAGCGGCTGCTGGCCGACTGCCGGGCCGGGAAGATCGACATGGTGATTACCAAGAGCATCAGCCGGTTTGCCCGCAATACGGTGACGCTGCTGGAAACGGTTCGTGAATTGAAAGCGCTGGGCGTGGACGTCTACTTTGAAGAACAGAATATCCACTCCATGAGCGGGGATGGCGAGCTGATGCTTACCATCCTCGCTTCCTATGCGCAGGAAGAAAGCCGCTCGGTATCTGAAAACTGCACATGGCGCATTCGCAAGAAATTCGAGGCGGGCATTCCAACGACCGTGCAGATTCTCGGATACAAAGTCCATCGGGGTACTTTCACGATCATCCCGGAGGAAGCGGACATCGTCCGAATGATCTTCGTGGACTATCTTGGCGGCATGGGACGTAACGCAATTTACCGGAAAATCGTTGCGCTGGACATTCCCACAAAGACCGGGCGGAATTGGTGCGAAGCCACCATTGACGAAATCCTCCGAAACGAGAAGTATGTCGGCGACCTGCTGTTGCAGAAATACTTCCGCGAAGATCATCTGGCCAAGAAAGACCGAAGGAATCGTGGCGAGCTTCCGCAATATTATGTCCGCGATCATCACGAGGCGATCATCGCCCGCGCAGACTTCGCCCGCGTTCAGGAAATGCTCAAGGAGCGCGGCGAGTATTTCCACCCTTATGAGTATCAGCCCACGGATTACCAGTTCAAGGGGAAGCTCGTCTGCGGGAATTGCGGCAAGGCTTACAACCGCAAAACGACGCTGGGCAGGGTTTCATGGCAATGCTCCACATTCTTGCGGCTGGGCAAAGCATATTGCCACGCCAAGCAGATTCCCGAGGATACGCTGATGGAGATCACGGCTTCGGTACTCGGCCTGCGCGTGTTCGACGCGGCTGCATTCAAAAGCCGGATTCGGGAAATCCGCGTTCCGGCGTTCAACCATCTCACCTATGTGTTCGATGACGGCACCGAAGAAACGCGCGTGTGGCAGGACAAATCCCGGCGTGATAGCTGGGACGATTCTATGCGCCAGCAGGCGGCGGAGCACGCGAGAAGGAGATATGAAAAATGAGCGAGGCAAGAGCATACGCGCCCAGGGTGACGATGACGCCCGCCACACTGAACCGCTTTACGGCTATGCCGATCAACGGAACGAAGAAGCGCCGCGTGGCGGCCTATGCCCGTGTATCCACCGACAATGAAGAACAAAAGACCAGCTACGAGGCGCAGGTGGACTACTATACGCAGTACATCCACTCCAAATCCGAGTGGGAATTCGTCAAGGTTTATACCGACGAATAGACGTCTTATCCGGAACAAATTACACAACATTAAATGGCGGCATAGCTTGCACAATTTTACCATCAAGGAGCTTACCGTTAGCTTTTTTGCTTCGCTTAATCCCATCAGGTCCCCACGTCCCCCATTGTTTAAAAAAGAATGGTATGTTTCTATCATTGGCCTGGGCTTGTATTGACATAACCCATTCCGGGCTCATAGGACGTGCTTGAACGCCACTTTCACCTCCAACAATGATCCAGTTGATATCCGATAAATCAAGTCTGCCTAAGTCCTCTAGAAGAGGTTCGCAAGATAAAAAACGAACAGACGATTTTACATTTCTAAGAATGTCAATTCTTGACTTAGCCTCTACATCCTCTACTGTAACGCCTAACCAGACATTGGATGGCACAGTATTATTTCCAAAATACTCAGCCATTCTTCCGGCGCGTTTTGTAAGTATCTGATAACGATGGTGTGTGGCTTTCTGAATTGTATCCATTACTCTATCGATAAACGAAAAAGGGACAGATTCATGGAACAAGTCTGCCATTGAACAAACAAAAATCGTATGCGGAGCTTTCCAACTAATCGGCTCATCAAGAGCATCTTCGTGGACCGTCGGCAAAAAGCCATTTGAATATTTCTCGACCCCCATTGCCTTAAGCCGATTGGCCATTATCTCAGCGTAACAATGCACGCATCCCGCCGATATCTTTGTGCAACCAGTGACGGGGTTCCATGTTCTTTCTGTCCATTCAATCTTCGTTACGCTCATTTTATATCTCCAAACGTAATTCGCATTTTATCAGAAAAAGTACCTTTCTTCGGCTGCTTATCTGTTGTTGGATCTTTCGCCACAACTTTCCCTTCACCATATAGTTTCATAAGAACATCCTTATAATTCTTCTTAATGTATGGCCTATCAACACTATGCTCTTCGTACAGGCGCATAAAATCGATCGTTTTACCCGCGTACTCCGATAAAAGCATGCCGCTCAATTTTTCTAACGGCGTAGATAATAAATCAAATATAGAGCCTTGCCTGAAATGAGCATATCGTGGATTGTATTCAAATGTTGAGACGCATTCGTTATTTTCGGAACATTCCTTATGCATAATTCCTTTCATAATATCGTATCCTAGGAAGTTTTTGCTCAAGAATATTAAATGATGACTTGTTCGAGTTCCACTATCATTACGAAATCTAAACGGCAAAACAAAACGGCTCCCATTCTGACGCAACGAGTCGCATAACGCCTGCACAACAATCATTTCCCGTTCGTCTGGTGTTTTGCCGAAGCACTCTTGTTGAAGCGTGCCTAGACGCTCTTCACCAAACAAAGAAACCATATGAGTCCTTATGAGCTTGTCCCAAGCGGCGTGGAATTTGAGGAAGGAGGAACGAAGAAAAAAGGCGACAACACCGTCAGAATCTGTTATTCTATAGCTGACAACACAAGAAAACAGATAGGGAGGAATTGTCACCATGAGTATAGTATACCGCAAGAATTCCGGGAGCGTCAAGGGAGCAATTGGGTTAATTGATTACGAACTGATCGAAGCAAAGGCAAGCGAGGGATTGCTGAGAGTATCGGTCGAGATAGGACTGGAAGTAGTTCGACAGATGATGGAGACAGACGTAACCGAACTGGTTGGCAGCAAAGGGAAACACAATCCCGGGCGAACGGCGTATCGGCACGGCTGGGATGAGAGCAAGGTCGTATTGGGGAGCGAAAAAGTATCTGTAAGACGCCCGCGAGTACGCGGGACGGACGGAACAGAAATGCCGATCAAGAGTTTGGGACTATTTCAAACAGACGATCCAATGAATGACGCGATACTGTCGAGGTTGCTCAGTGGGGTGAGCACGCGAAAACTGTGCAGAACGACGGATGAACTCGTGGATGATCCTGCTTGCGTCAGCAAAAGCGAAGTGAGCCGGCGATTCAGAAGCGGCATGGAAAAGGCAATGGCTGAGTTCTTCGGGAGGCGGATCGAGGGCAGCATGCCAATCATGATGTTGGACGGTATGGGGCTTGGAGATATGACAATCGTAGCTGCGATGGGGATCGACGAGGAAGGGCACAAGCATATGCTGGGCTTGACGGAAGGCGGAACGGAAAACAGCGAGGTGGTGAGTGCGTTGTTGAACGACATGATTTTGCGGGGTTTGGACGCGCAGGAACCGCGGCTATATGTTCTTGACGGCGGGAAAGCGCTGAGCAAAGCCGTCAAAGATACGTTTGGGAAAAAGGCCGTGGTACAGCGCTGTCAGGTGCACAAGAAACGGAACGTGCTGGCGCATCTACCGAAATCGGAGCAAGAGAACGTAAGCAAGCGACTGACGATGGCATATCGGGAATTTGATTACGAGAAAGCTAATTCGAGCCTTGAACTTCTGGCGAAAGAGATGGATCTGCGTTATCCAAAGGCATCGGATAGCCTGCGTGAAGGACTGGAGGAAACGCTGACCGTGCATCGGTTGCGCGTCCCCGGCTTACTGCGAGAGACGTTATCGAGTACAAACGCGATGGAATCGGCGAATTCCGTTTGCGCCGGTGTTCTCCGCCGCGTAACCAATTTCAAGCATGGCGGGACGACGCTTCGGCATGCCGCAGCCGGGTTCATGGAGGCCGAGCGCAGCTTTCACAGAGTGAGGGGCTATAAGCAGATTCCTTCACTGAAAATGAATCTGGCTCGATTGACAGAAACTGGGGATTGGTCTATACTGGGCGTAGCTTGATGGGAGACGGGTTGCTTTGGTGTCGCCATGCCTCTTATCAAATTCCACGGAGTCTGGGACAGGCTCAGTCCTTATAGCATCATTATTGACACCCATGTTCACGCGATTATAGTTAAAGAAAAACACACAATCACATCCCCAATCTTTGATAATCGAGGACACTAAGTTGAGCGAAAGCCCTTTATACCCCCACGGATCGACAAAGAAAAATGCTGGGACGAGCTTTATTCGACTAAACATTTCAGCAATTTCGTCTCCAACCTCTTCATTATAGAACGCTGGAAGGTACTTGAGCCTTTCTATGCCGGGGAGTTGACTTATTGAAGTTTTGAGGCTCTCAATATTTGCTAGATCCTTATCATTAAACCACGTAATTATTCTTCCTGAAAGTTCAGGGCTGCTGAGGATGGTTTCTAAAACCAACAAGGGAGTGGATTTGCTCTGATCATCATATCTGCCTGGCCCTGCAAACAAATCAATATACGCCATTCTTTGGACGTGCTGAGGATACTTCTTCTGTGTGGCAAGTATTACTTTTGCCCATGCATCAAAGTACTTCGCAACAATTCTAGCCTTTATCATTGATTGTTCGCGCTGTTCCTGAAAAAAGTTGTTAGCCACACGTGTCACTCCCTTTCAAATTCCATCGACGTTTCTGGTCAGTTCCCCTTGTGCGCATTTTCTTGATACGTCATGTTGAACACCATATCGGACAGCCACTTCTTAAAGGAAGGATTGTCCTGAAACTGCTTGAACAGCTCCATGTTGTCCGACATAATGGAAAAGATCACCTGTTGCAAGGCGCACTCACTCTCCATTTGACATTCCGGTATTCAATCAGAAAATACCATCTGTTTCTAAAATATGGTCTAGCTCGTCGTTATTCTGCGCTTTCAGCACCTTGTCACGAACAGCCCCATGCGACAGATCAAGACGCTTGAAACGCGTTTTTCCTGCGGCATCCTTTCCTGTGCGAATCAACTGCACGCGTCCAATGCAAGGCTCGTTTTCGGCATACTTAGCAAAGCCCTTCGCCTTGCCGAGATTATCCTTGAATTCCGGGTTGTGTGGTTCGAGGATGTCCACGACGTAGTTCAGTTCTGGATCGCCTCGAATAATCAGGAAATCGGGATATGTGGCCTTCACTTCGCCGTTGATCTCATACGGAATGCACAGCGACCACGATACGCGAGGCGGATTCCGCAGCCAGCACACGAAGTCAGGCCGCTTTTCCTCTTCGGCGATCAGGTCATCTTCCCAACCGTTCAGTTTGATAATGGCAACTCCATTTTCGTCTGCGAACAGATGATTATCGTATTCTTTACCGTCTTTTTCATTCTTCACGCTGATTGTCTCCGGCAGGGTGAAGCTATGCTTACTGATCACATCACCGTCCGCGATGATGTCGCTGTACTGCTTCCGGCACTTTTCGGATTTACCAACGATATACTTGCGATACTTATCATTGAGACCATGGAATTTCTTCTCCGCGTAGCGGTTCATTGTGGCGATGCAGTCATCGTCTGCAGCGAAAAGGATGCAGTCGATTTTATAGGCGGAGGGATCGTCCTCGTTGAAATATTGCTGCCCATAGCAATTCGGGAAGCCATAACCGCTCATCCGGGCATCTGCAGCGCGAAGCTGACGATCCAGATCGCTCTCGGAGGCAGCCAAGAAGCCCTGCGCCATACCGTTGTCCAGAGATTCGCCGAACACGTCAAAAACGCGAACAGATAGCTTGAAGGACAGCACCTGACTGGCTAATTCTTTATACTTTCCCGTATAACGCAGCTCCTCTGCGTAATGGCGGATCATATCCACAACATCGGCCTTAACCTCATCAGTCGCAGCCGGGAAGATGGCTTCGCGCGTCAGCAGACTGGCAAGGTTCAGTAGGGACTTCATATAGTTATTGATCTTTACTGAGCGCACCATATATGTCAGCAGGGATTGATCGTTGATGAACTTCGTAATCGCTTCCCGGTCGATGCCTGCACCCGCCATGCGCGTCTGAACACCGGCAGGAGATGTTTCTGTGCGCGCGGAGGTGGGCTTGACGGGAACTGTCAGAGTCGGCTCGGTCTGCGGATGCACAGGATTAGGCACATACGGTTCCTCTGTATGGTGAACCGGCGCATCTCCTGACAGCCTGTTTTGTCCTAGCTGTGTGGCGGGCTGAATAGGCGTCACAGCACAAGTTGTCAAGTTGGAGAAACTAATCTGACCAGGAACCTGTTGCGCTTCCCTGTGGTGCTGCGTATGCACTGTCCACGACACATACACCTGCTGTTCCAGCGATTCCCCATCGATTACAGTCGGAATATCGCCACCTTCAGTGCTTTGCAGCTCATCAATGACGGACTTTACCGTATTCTGGTTGAAATACGGTAGGTACAACCGCACATCGTTCAGCGAATCATCAACGAGGATATGGCATTGCAGCGGAGTGCGCACCATGCGCCCAAGAAGCTGCGCAATATAGGTGGCATCCTCTGCATGACGGAAGGACATCATCGTTTCGGCACGAGGGCAATCCCAGCCCGTGGAGAGGTTCTCCTTGAACAGCACCACACGGATGCGCTTGTCCTCGGAAATCTCAGAAGGCTCGATGCGCTCCACCTGCAAACCGTTGATGGTCAGCGCAGGCGTAGAGCCAAAGGTGTGCACCACTTCATGTTCGCGGAAGCGTGTGCCGAGGCGCTCCTCGACCTTTGCAATGACATCATCGAGTTTCGTGTCGGACACAGCTTTGCCGCTGCCTGCAAGCACCTGAATCAGGAAGATAGGGTTCACCTGCGCATAGTGTTGTTCATAGGAATACTGATACCAATGCTCGCACTTCTTGCGCCATTCGTCCGTGGCCGCCTGCAAGAGCGCCATTTCGTTGTTCCGCTGCGGATCGTCCGGGTAGGTGATGACGATGCGATCCTTCAGCAAGCCGGAAGTGCGCACATCATTTGCCGAGACGATGCACTTCTGTAGGGTGGAGGTGGTGTCGCCGACCAGCTTGTTGAAGCGCTCCGCCGTAGCACTGATGCCAATAACCACGGGCATGGGTGGCAGCTTCACTTCCGGGCTTCCCTTTAGAAAGCGCTGCATGATGGAGGTGGCCTTCCCGGCCTCGCGTCCTTGTGCGCCACGATGCGCTTCATCGATGAGGAAATAGAGCCGGTCGCTCTTTTCCCGTACGGTGTTTGCTAGCGTTTCCCAGATAGTGTACTGCCGGGTGTCGGAGTGCTTTCCCAGATTCCCAGCCTTGCCGAGCTTCTGCGTGTTGAGGAAGTAAATATGCCCGTCATCCAGCATCTCCATGTCGAAGGACTCGTCCTCAATGGTGACACACTGCCCAAAGCGAATCTTATCCGCCTTCAGGTCGAATTTCTGCTTTGACTGTGCATTAAGCTCAGGAGAATCTGACAACCAGACGAAAATTGCCTCTGGCTGCTCGGTAAACTGCTCGGTTCCGAAGTATATGTCCTCTACGAGCGCAGCCATGATAATGGTTTTGCCGGAGCCGGTCGGCGCCTGCAGAGAAACCACCTGCGGAATGTGAGTGCGATGATAGCTGCCCAGTGCTTCTGCAAGTTTTATGCGCAGGTCGGTAACTGCCTTTTTCTGAAATGGAAATAATTCAACCCTCATTGTCAGTTCCTCCCTGTATTGATTCTAAAATTATCAAAGTAATCGCGATAAAGCTGGAAGGTGTGCGGCGCATTCAGGTTTTTCGCCATGGCGCAGTATCCGGCTTCATAATCGGTGACAATGTACACCGTTTGGATTTCGGGGAGAGCATTGACCTGTTCCGCAAAATCGCTGAAGGCGGATTCCACCGTCAGTACGGCAAAGCGGTTTTCAGGCAACACCAGCATGGTGGGCGTTTCTCTATCTTCCAGCGTGGGGCATGCCCCGTGCGCACCGGCTTTCATCCACAGCGTCGGCAGCATCTCCTTGAACTGACGACCCAGTGCAATACTGGTCTTGTTCAAGAAGCTCAGCTTGAAGAAGGCAGCGTTCGCCTTGAAGCCGTCCGCCATGGGAATCTCGCTGCCGATGTATTCGCCCTTGAGCGGCTGACCGTTCACATCATGGCCTACGATGGAACAGACTGTGCGAGGCCATGTGACGTAACGAGCAATGCCGAGTCTTTCCCATTCGGGATCGCCGGGGTGATAGCCCTGTGCCGTCAGCGACTTGGCTTCATTGTCGGACACCTCGTTGTTTGTCACCATGATGCATCGACGATGCCCGCCGTCCTCGGCATTGAGAAGGTTGACGGCATGAAGGGTTGTGCCAGAACCGGCAAAAAAGTCGATGATTAATGCACACGGTTTTTCTTTTACAAAAAAACGAATTGCATCTTCCACTGCATACAAAGACTTCGGAAAGGCAAACCGTCTACCCGGTATCAATGAGCCAATTATGTTGGTTCCATATGCGCCAGCTTCATGAGCCGTCATGTTCCACTGGGTTTTAGGCGCTGTTGTTTTTGAATCGTCTACATAAACAACTTCCAGAGAACCATTGGCATCTCGCCCAATTACTTTAATAGTTCCGTCTTCAATCTGTTTCAGTTGATTGTTCGTAAGGTAGGATATAGAAGCCCCCTTACCTTTCGTAGGTTTTCCAAATTTAACAGCTCCGATTTCATAAAGCTTGCGAAAGGTTGACGGAACCATTCCCCAACTATACTCTTCACCATCTCGTACAGGAGGCCAAATTTCATAAGTGCCTTCTGGAGCAACCGGAATATTTTCTCCTTCGTAAACCGCATTTCCAACAGAATGAAAAGAGTCATCGCTGCAGTTAAAATAAACAGGATACCATGAACCAGGATTAACTGGCCGCAACCCTTTTCGCCCCGTTCGAGGAAAGCCACGCCATCTTACATTTGTGTCTTGAGACACATCTTGGGTTAGCATATCACTTCCTGTTCGGGACAAAGTATAATTGCCTATCATTACGAAATATATAAACTCGTTTACTCGGCTAAATTCATTAGTCCGAGCTGTTCCCTTTGGGTTAATAATGCTTGATATCATTTGTATTTTTGCATCTGGGAATAATTCCTCCAGCAAGCATCCAAGATGCAGATACTCTTTTTCATCAATGGTCACGATCAGCACAGAATCCTTCGGGTTCAGTAGCTTCTTGGCGATCTTAAGCCGTTTTTGCATCATTGACAGCCATTTGCTGTGGCGATAGGTGTCGTTGCCATCTACATAGTCATTGTTGTACTTCCAGTCTCTTGCACCGGTATTGTACGGCGGATCGATATAGATGCAGTCCACCTTTCCGGCATAGAGGTATTCTAGGAACTGTAGGGCATGGTAGTTGTCCGCTTCGATCAGCACATGCCACAGGTCGCTGTCGGGCGCGTTGCACACGGTGTCGATGGGCTTGAGGTGCGGATAGATCGGCTCACCGAATTCAGCCACGGATACCAGATCCGCCACAGGAAACGATACAGACTCCCCGCCCGCTTTCGGTAAACAGATCGCCTGACCATCGGCTAGCCTTAGCACAACATAATTGTCGCTCATCTTGCCGGTTTTAAGCGCAACCAAGCTTCCCTTGTTCACGGGAACATCATACAACGGGGCGCATTCGGGGAGATGCTCTTCAAAAACCAGGCCGAATTTTTTCTGCTTGTTCATACGGTCTACTTCCCGCTGAATGCGCTCTCGCAGTTCAGGGTTATCAATTTGGTTGATCAGATCATTGATTGCAGCCATATGTTGAATCCTCCGTCATCTGTCGTACTTTACGCAACTTATTCTGTTTTGTCATCAACCAAATCCAGGATATCCCCGATGTTGCATTGCAAGGATTTGCAGATTTTTATCAGCACATCCATGCTCACCGTTTCGCCCTTTGACATTTTGGTGATAGATGCCCAGCTGACGCCCGATGTCTCTTGCAAGTCCTTCTTTTTCATATCTTTATCAATTAAAATCTTCCAAAGCTTTTTGTAGCTTACTCCCATATCCACGACACTCCTAACATCACTTATGGCTGTCCTGCGGTTTCGTACTACCACATATTTTCATTATAGCATTCTGTTCGGCAGAGTTCAAGAGAAAATTGCTGCATATACAAGATTAGTTCGAGTTATTGGTTGAAATCTCTTCAGGCCTATGGTATACTGTATGCGCTTTCGTGATGGTATCTGTAACAAGTGGTCTTGCATTTAGGGGGGCAGAAGAGTGGGCAAGAGTCGATCATTCAAGGAATACGTCAGTGATCGCTTCGAGGACGAATTCTCACAAGCGATTATGGATTATATCGAAGACGAAAAAAATGCCAGCACCCTTGATCTACGTCTCCATAAGGTTCGGAACATCGGAAACATTGAGGTTGTCGATACAACCATCCTGTATACCAACATTAGCGATCTGCCAGACGGCAAGATAGCTTTTGACGTTGCTATCGAAGCCGAGCTATATGTGCGTGAAGCCGATTATCACTATGACACAGACGAGAGCTGCATCGAGTGGTTTATGCTTCGATGCTCCGGCGATCTGGATAAGAATCTGAACGACCTTTACATAGCCTCTGTAAAGCCGTATAGTGGCAAAAATAGAATGCCAAAGCCGCTGGACGATTCGCTTGTGCCGTTTATCCATTCGGATGATTTGGAGACGGTTGCGAACGGTTTTTTGGAGCGGCACTACTCGCAGGCGCTAAAGCAGCCGATGCCGGTTGACCCTGCCGAATTAGCAAAAGCTATGGGGCTTACCATCGATATTCGAAGCATCACCGAAGATTTTTCCGTGTTCGGGCAGCTTTGCTTTCGGGATTGTACTACAGAACTATATGATGATAGAGCAGAAAAGATGGAAACAGTCGATGTACAAGCGAAAACCATCATAGTTGACCCGAAAGCCTACTTTCTTCGAAATCTAGGCCAGGTCAATAATACCATCGTTCATGAATGCGTCCACTGGGATCAGCATCGAAAAGCATTTGAATTAGAACGGCTGTATAACGAGAGTGCAACACAAATATGCTGTAAAGTTGTGGGCGGTGTTAGTGGTATCAACAAAAGTTCTATTGATTGGATGGAGTGGCATGCAAATGCGCTTGCGCCTCGCATACAGATGCCGCTTGCGCCTTTCAAGATGAAGGTATACGAACTCTTGCGCGAATACCGTGCAAAATCTGGCTCTGACGATATTTTGGATTTCATTGAGCCGCTCATCAACGCATTGGCCGTGTTCTATGGCGTTTCCAGAACCGCCGCAAAGATTCGTATGGTCGACGCTGGGTTTCATGAGGCTGTTGGTGCATTTAACTATATAGATGGACGTTATATCCGGACGCATGCCTTTAAGAAAGACTCCATTAAGCGTAACCAGACGTTTTCTGTCTCGGCAGAGGATGCGGCTATTCTATACTTCACATGCTCAGATTTCTGCGATACGGTGAAGGATGGAAACTATGTGTATGTTGACTCGCATTTTGTTATCAATAGCCCCAAGTATGTCACCATAGACGGCGAGGGCGCTTTGTGCCTTACGAAATACGCCCGTAGGCACATGGAATTATGTTGCCTCGTGTTTGACATGGAAGTCAAGTCAGGGCAAAAAGAGCGATATCATACTGAGTGTTTCCTTAATAAAGACAAAGACTCTCCCGTTACATTTGAAATCAAGTACAGCAATGGGAATCAGTATGTAAGCTCTGAAAAGCAGAAAGAAATTCTTACCACTGCTGTTCATGAAGAAGCAAAAATACTGGAGGAAGGCTTGCCGGGCAACTGCGCATTAGCCCTACAGAAAATGATGAAATATCGTAACGTAAGCAATGCAGAGCTTGAGAGAAGAATCGGGCTAGACGATCAAACAATTAGCCGCATTGTAAACGGAGTACGTGAGCCAACCACAGAGTCACTTGTCATGATATGTCTTGGTCTGCATCTTCCTTTTGGTGTTAGTGAACATATTATGAGAAGCTCGCCCTGCCCGCTTGTTTTACAGAAGGATTCCCATATCTGGTATAGATTTGCATTGATGCATAAGTACCCGGAACGTTTTCTGAAAGTCAACGACTTTCTGGCGGAGCATGGCGCTTCGCTGATCACCAGCGATGCCCAACGCGCTAAAATAATCGAGTAAAATTTTCGAGAAGGTGGACGAGGCACGTCCACCTTTTTTGCCATAAATTCGCATTTCCATTCTGAAAGCCCGGTAGAGACTTCACTCGTGGAGTTTTTACCGGGCTTTTTTGCGTTTTTGGTCTCGTGCTATGTGGACGAGGCGTGTCCAACACAGCCCTCATATATCAAGATAAACTCTTCGTGGATAGCAGAGATGACGCTTTCTACGATATCTCAACGCAGAGATGACCATCAGGCGGCGGGATACAAAGAAAGCGGACATTACCACGTACAGCTTGATCCTGCCGGGTCGCTCCCGGTCTGAAGTTCTCGATCAAGCTGGAAGACCCGCACCACGCTTGGGAAGGCGCAGGTGCAGCCGATGAGGGATCCTCCTTCATTTTGCGGCTGACCTAGTTTAGGTGCGCTCAAAATGCCTTGGATGGCTCCCTCAGATGCAGCAAAGCGTTGAGGGAGCTTCATTTTTGCCTCCTTCACGCTTTCAGAACAACACGACCTGAAAACGAAAAGGAGCCAAACATGAGCCAATCCAGCAATCCTCGCAAGTCCTATCCCCATGTCCCGAAGCAGTCCTACGACCGTCAGCCGATGCACTACATCTGCATCGGTGCTGATGACATCTACACCATGATCACCCGCGCGGAGTTTTTCTCCCTTATGCGCAGCGTGGACGAGCCCATCAAGCAAACCTACATCGACGCCGATGGCGGATGCTCCTTTTTCTTCCCACTTTCTGCACATATGGCGGAGTTCGCTGTCCGACTCAAACGTGAAAAAGATGCTGAAGATCAGCGCCGCGTTCGCACCCGCCAGTGCATATACAAGAACACTGCGAAATGTGATGGCTGGCGCACCCGAGACGAATACGGCTGCCTGGGCTGTGAGACCTGCTCTCGTGATCACATTCATCGCACCGTATCGCTCAATCAACCCGTTGGCGAGGATGGCACCGAAATGGGCGATTTGCTTGCCGATGATACGAGCATTGAGCGTGATATGGAAGAAACCGCCACTCGCGACCTCATCGCCGCTACACTGGCCTCTCTACCTGAGGATGACCGAACCTTTATCCTCCGCCGCTTTCAGGACGGCATGACGCTCCGGAAACTGGCCGACGAGTGTGACATCTCCGACTTCAGGTACGCGGGTAAAAAGGCCAATCGCATCATCGAACGCTTGAAAGCTGAAGCCCGACGGCTTGCTCCACAATAATTATTTCCGCCGCCTGTCCACATCTCCCCTCCATCTGTCAGCAAGAAAGTGTGAGGGCAACAAGCCCTCGGATGGAGGTGAGATGGATGGCGGAATACCGTGAACGCGAAACGGCCAGTCGCGATGAAGTTGCCGGTCTCCTGATGGCGATCAGCATTGTCGCAAAGAGACTGGCGCTCAAGCTGGCAAATTTGGAACAACGGAACGAAGGAGGACATGACAATGAGCAAAATGGCAGAACTGGATGCTGCGGTTGCCGAGCTACACAGGTGTGGCGAAGCCCTTATCGGTGTGTCTGAGGCGCTGAAGGGGTTGTTCAACGGAAGCGATGCGTGTCAGGCGGACGCCCAACCGCAGCCAGCTGCCAAGGCGCTTGTCCTCGAAAACGTGCGTTCTGTGCTGGCGCAAAAGTCTGTGGAAGGCCACACCGCCCAGGTACAGGCTCTGATCCGCAAGTACGGCGCGGATAGGCTGAGTCAGGTCGATCCGGCACGCTATGTCGACCTGCTCCACGAAGCGGAGGTGCTCTGATGCCTCCTTCAAAACACGCGATCCTGTCGGCGTCCGCCTCGCACCGCTGGCTGAACTGCAGCCCATCCGCGCGGCTGGAGCAGGAGTTCACTGATCGGGAAACGGCTGCCGCCGCCGAGGGCACCGCCGCCCACGCGCTGTGTGAGCACAAACTCCGGAAGGCACTTAAGCAGCAGTCCCGAAAGCCCATCTCCCAGTACGACTGTGATGAGATGGATAATTACACTGACGGGTATGTGCAGTTCGTACTGGAAATCATCGCTGAAGCCCGGCAAGTTTGCGCTGACCCAATCATCAACATCGAACAGCGGCTGGACTTCTCCTGTTACGTTCCGGATGGTTTCGGAACCGGCGACTGCGTCATCATCTCCGACAAGACGCTGCACATCATCGATTTCAAGTACGGGCAGGGCGTGCTGGTCGAAGCGGATCACAATCCTCAGATGATGCTCTACGCGCTGGGTGCTCTCCATGTCTACGACAGCCTGTACGACATCAATGAAGTGGCCATGACGATCTACCAGCCCCGGCGCGAGAATATCAGCACATGGACGATCCCTGTGGCTGAGCTCAAGGTGTGGGCGGAGGACGAGCTTAAGCCCAAGGCAGCCTTGGCTTACGAGGGAAAAGGCGACTATCATCCCGGCCCTTGGTGTACCTTCTGCCGGGCGGCAGTCAAGTGCCGCGCACGAGCCGAGGAAAAGCTGCGGCTGGCGCAGTATGAATTCGCTCTCCCGCCGCTGCTTTTGGATACGGAGATCGAAGAGATTCTGGACAAGCTCTCCGATCTCACCAGTTGGGCTAATGAGATCATGGAATACGCGCAGGACACCGCCCTCAACCACGGCAAGCAGTGGAAGAATTGGAAAGTGGTCGAAGGTCGCTCCAACCGCAAATACACCGATGAGCAGGCCGTGATCACCGCGTCCAACGTTGCCGGATACCTCGACATCTTCCGGAAGACGCTGCTCCCGCTGACTGAAATGGAAAAGCTCATGGGCAAGCAGAACTTCCAAACCATTCTGGGCGGGCTGGTCCATAAACCCGCAGGCAAACCCACTCTGGTACCCATGTCGGACAAGCGCCCGCCCATCGCCAGCGCCAACACAGATTTCAACGAAATACAGGAGGATATGTAATCATGGCTAAGCAGAGCAATACCAAGGTGATCACCGGTCTCGTCCGTCTTTCTTACGCCAACGTGTGGGAGCCCAAATCCATCAATGGCGGGGACCCCAAGTACAGCTGTTCCATCATCATCCCCAAGACCGACGCGGAAACGGTCAATGCGATCAACGACGCCATCGACTGCGCCATCAAGGAAGGCGTTGGCAAGTTTGGTGGGAAGATCCCCCCTAAGGGCGCTCTCAAACTGCCGCTTCGCGATGGCGACACCGAGCGCGATGATGATAGCTACAAAGGGTGTTTCTTCATCAACGCCAACAGCAAGACAGCACCGCAGATCGTGGACAAGCATGTGCGCCCCATCATCGACCGCAGCGAAGTCTACTCCGGCGTGTACGCTCACGTCTCGCTCAGCTTCTATGCGTTCAATACCAATGGGAATCGCGGCGTTGCCTGCGGGCTGGGAAATATTCAAAAGGCGCGCGACGGCGAGCCGCTCGGCGGGCGTACCAGCGCTTCTTCCGAGTTTGACACGCTGGACGAAAACGATTTCCTGGCCTAAACGACTGACCGGAGCGGGCGGCGGAGCGATCTGCCGCCCTGTTTCCTTTGAGGTGTGAATATGAAAGACCTAGTTATGGATCTGGAAACGTTCAGCAGCGCGGATATTGGTAAGACAGGCGTCTATCGTTATGCCGAAGATCCGTTCTTTGAAGTATTGCTGTTAGGGTATAGCGTTGATGCCGGCCCGGTTCAGGTGGTTGATCTGGCCAATGGGGAGCAACTGCCGCTCGAGATTCGCAGTGCATTAACCGATCCCTCCGTAACCAAGTGGGCGTTTAATGCCAATTTTGAACGTGTGTGCCTGTCTCGCTATCTTGGCTTGCCTTCGGGGGAATACCTCAACCCGGAAGAGTGGCGTTGCTCAATGGTGTGGTCAGCTTATCTGGGCTTGCCGCTTTCACTGGCGGGCGTGGGCGCGGTGCTGAAGCTGGAAAAACAAAAGCTGGAAACGGGTAAAGACCTCATCAAGTATTTTTGCCAGCCCTGCGCGCCGACAAAAACGAATGGTGGACGCACGCGCAATCGTGCAGCCGACGCATTGGATAAGTGGGCGCTGTTCAAGTCCTACAACCTCCGCGATGTGGAAACCGAAATGGCGATCCAGGAGAAGTTGGCCCGTTTCCCCGTACCGGATTTCGTCTGGGACGAATACCATCTGGACCAGGAAATCAACGACCGGGGCATCAGGCTGGACATGCAGATGGTCAATAACGCCATTCGTATGGATGAGCTATCCCACGAGGAACTCACCCTAAAAATGCAGGAACTGACGGCGCTGGACAACCCCAATTCCGTCGCGCAGATGAAGGTCTGGCTGGCAGATAACGGATTGGAAATGGAATCTCTCAGCAAAAAGGAACTGGCGGCAGCGCTCAAGAATGCACCTGATGGTCTTGTGGATGTGCTGCTCCTACGACAGCAACTGGCGAAGGCGTCCGTGAGAAAATATCAGGCGATGCGCAATAGCGTCTGTGACGATGGCCGGGCGCACGGCATGTTCATGTTTTATGGTGCGAATCGAACAGGTCGATTCTCCGGCAGGCTGATCCAATTGCAGAATTTGCCCCAGAATCACATGAGCGATCTGGAGCAGGCGCGGGCGCTTGTGAGAAGTGGCGATTACGGCTCCCTGCATTTGCTCTTTGATTCCGTTCCGGATGTGCTTTCCGAGCTCATTCGCACGGCGTTCGTGCCCTATGAAGGTGGTAAGCTTATCGTCTCCGACTTCTCCGCCATCGAAGCCCGCGTCATTGCCTGGCTGGCCGGAGAACAATGGCGGCTGGATGTTTTCAAAAATGGCGGCGACATCTATTGCGCCAGCGCATCTCAGATGTTCAGGGTGCCCGTGGAGAAACACGGGCTCAACGGTCATCTCCGTCAAAAGGGGAAGATCGCGGAACTGGCACTTGGATATTCCGGTTCGGTCGGTGCCCTAAAAGCCATGGGTGCGCTGGACATGGGACTCAAAGAGGAGGAACTCAAGCCGCTTGTCGACGCTTGGCGGGCTGCCAATCCTAACATCGTGAAGCTCTGGTGGGACGTTGACGCAGCTGTCAAGGAGACAGTATCCGAAAGAGTCTCCACAGAAACACACGGTATCCGTTTCGTGTATGAAAGCGGATTCCTGTTCATCTGCCTACCATCGGGCAGACGGCTTGCTTACGTGAAGCCCCGGATCGGCGAGAACAGATTTGGGGGCGAATCGGTCACGTATGAAGGCATCGGTGGCACGAAAAAGTGGGAAAGGCTTGAGAGCTTCGGCGGAAAGTTTGTCGAGAACATTGTGCAAGGCCTCAGCCGCGACATCCTATGTTACGCCATGAAGACGCTCCGGTGCTGCAACATTGTGGCTCATGTGCATGACGAAATCATCATCGAAGCCGATCCAAGGATGTCGCTACAAGCTGTTTGTGAACAGATGGGACGCACGCCTACTTGGGCGAAAGGCTTGATTCTTCGCGCGGACGGATTCGAAACCCTATTTTACAAAAAAGACTAGCCCGGCTGTCCACAAATCAACGTCTCCTGTCAGCAGGTAGGTAGAGGGCGACGCCCTACTAATTGCGGCAGGAGGCTTTTTATGTTTTACGTCAAGGCACAACTCAGCGAGGAGGCTCAGGTGACAACGGAGATCACAGACGAAAACGTGTTCACCCATTGCCTGGAATGCGGCGTTGAATTGCCGGTCGATCTCGCGGAACTCGCATCCGATGAACACTTCGATCTGTATAGCACCGGCATTTGCTGTTCGAGATGCAGTTACAAACACTGGAAGGGTGCGACGCGACATGGCAATCAGCAAGTATAACGCCGAGGGCTACCCCGACCCGACGGTCTTTGCAGCCTTCACCAACATCGAAGCTGAGCTGCGAAAAGCCCGGTTCCGGCCGATCGTCTATGTGTGCTCCCCCTACTCTGGAGACACCGATGCCAACATCCTGAACGCCCGGCGCTACTGCCGCTTCGCGGTTGACAGCGGCTGCATCCCCATCGCGCCGCACCTGCTGTTCCCCCAGTTCATGCAAGATGATGACGAGGCCGAGCGCGATCTGGCGCTGTTCATGGACATCGTGCTACTGACCAAATGCGCAGAGCTCTGGGTGTTCGGCGACGCGATTACGAGGGGCATGGGGATCGAGATCGCGCGCGCTATGCGCAAGGGCCAGCGGATCCGCTACTTTTCCAAAGAATGTGAGGAGGTCCACCAATGAATGATCTGATCCGGATCAACTATGAAAGCGAAAACCCGACCGTCAGCGGGCGCGAGATGCACACAGCGCTCGAGATCACAACCCCCTATCACATCTGGTTCCCGCGTATGTGTGAGTACGGTTTTAAGCCGGGAAAGGACTACGGATTGGTCGAACAAATTTGTCCGACCAATAATCCGAAGAATCCGACGACGATTCGAGCTGACCACAAGCTCACGATCCCCATGGCCAAGGAGCTCTGCATGCTCCAACGTAGCGAGATGGGCAAAGAGTTCCGGCAGTACTTCATCTCCATCGAGGAAGCGTGGAACACCCCGGACAAGATCATGGAGCGCGCGCTCCAGATTGCCCATCGGCGTGCTCTGGAAGCCGAGCGCCAGATTTTCGCACTGGCCGAGGAGAATGAAACCCTTGAGATCGCGCTAAACACGTCGCTCAAGTTCTTCCCTGTTGCGAAGTACAACCGGACCTTCAAGATGGGTTGGAACTCTGAGCAGTGCAAGGCCATCGGCAAGCGTCTGACGGCCTTCTGCCGCACCCGCGCGATCGAAGTGCGGTCGTGCGAAACCAACGACGAGCGCTTCGGCACGGTGAACAGCTACCCGATCACCGCCTGGGAGGCGTTCCTAGAGGAGGCAATGTAGATGAGCATCAAAATTGCTGTCTGCAACCGGAAGACCGACCGCAAGTTCAAGAACCAGGAGCAGACCTGGGATTACCTCGTAAGCCGCAACCGCACGCCCATCCGCACTTCTGAAACGATCCAAGAGTACCCGAAGCTGCCCAAGGAGCAGCGCGACGATCTGAAGGACGTTGGCGGGTTCGTAGGCGGGTGGTTGAAGGATGGTGTCCGCAAAAACGGCAACGTGATCTGCCGATCGGTCGGCGCGCTAGACGCGGACAGCATCCAGGGCGATTTCGTTTCCTTGGTACGGCGGGCGCTGGAAGGAATAACGTACTTCATCTATTCCACCCACAGCCATACCGAGGAAGCGCCGCGCTGCCGCCTAATCATACTGTTCGCGCGCGAGGTCAGCGAAGACGAGTACCCCGCGCTCACTCGAATGATCGCCAAGCAGATCGGTATGGAGCACTTCGACGATTCTACCTACCAAGCGAACCGCATGATGTACTGGTCTTCCTGTCCCTCCAACGGCGTGTTCATTTTCGACGAGGGCATCGGCGCGCCTCTCGATCCCGACAAGTACCTCGCAATGTACCACGACTGGAGGGACGTCACCCAGTGGCCGACGTCCAGCCGCGAGTCAGAGGTGATGCTGCGTAGTGCCGCCCAGCAAAAGGATCCGCTGGCAAAGGAGGATCTCGTCGGAACGTTCTGCCGAGCGTATGATCCCATCGAGACCGCAATCGATGAGCACCTGGCGGATGTGTACGCACCGTCGGCTTGTGAAGGACGGTACGACTACACCTCAGCAGAAAGCAGCGCGGGCGTCGTAATCTACGATGAGAAGTTCGCCTACTCCTTCCACGCTTCCGACCCAGCCTGCGGCAAGCTGCTAAACGCGTTTGATCTAATTCGCGTCCACCGCTTCGGTGATCTGGAAGAGAAGGCCAGCTACAAGGCGATGTGCGAGTTCGCGCTGACGCTGGACAAGGTGAAGCTCCAGCTTGCAGAGGAGCGCCAGGCGGCGGCGATGGCGGAGTTCGGTGCGAAGGACTGGAAGACGCTCCTCAAGTATATGCCACGAAGCAGACTGCTGGAAAACAGTGTCTGGAATCTGATGCTGATCCTAAACAATGACCCCGATCTTGCCGGCTTCGGCTACAACGAGCTCGCCAACCGGGTACAGATCACGGGTACCGTGCCGTGGGACAGGCCCACTGACAACAAGTACTGGCGCGACGCGGACACTGCACAGATGAAAGCCCTCATTGACGTCCGCTATTTACCCTTCTCCAGCCGGAACCACGACGTGTGCTTCACCAAGGCCGCCGACGACAGGCGCTTTCACCCGATCCGCGACTACCTCGACGCCCTACCGCCCTGGGACGGCATAGCGCGCATCGAGACGCTGTTCGTGCGCTGCCTGCAGGCCGATGACACCCCCTACGTCCGCGCCGTCAGTAGGAAGACGCTCGCCGCGGCGGTCGCCCGCATCTACCGCCCGGGCACCAAGTTCGACAGCGTCCTGGTGTTCGACGGGGCCCAAGGCATCGGTAAGAGCACTTTGTTCAAAGACCTCGTGGGCGAGGAGTTTTACTCGGAAACGCTGTCCCTCACCGATATGGACGACAAGTCCGGCGCGGAGAAGTTGCAGGGGTTCTGGGTCGTGGAGATCGGTGAGCTGGCCGGGATGAAGAAAGCTGACATCGAAAAGGTGAAGGCGTTCCTCTCCACATCGGACGACAAGTACCGCCCCAGCTATGGCAAGGTCGTGGAAAGCCATCCCCGCCAGTGCATCATCATCGCGACGGTGAACGGCGAGCGCGGCTACCTGCGCGACATCACGGGCAACCGCCGGTTCTGGATCGTGAAGGCGCGTCAGGAGGAGCAGCAGAAGAAATGGCACTTCGCGCCCGGGGAGCGCGATCAGATCTGGGCGGAGGCGAAAGCGCTCTACGAGAGCGGCGAGAAGCTGTATCTGGAGGGCGATATGATCCCCGCCGCGGAAGAGGCGCAGCGTGAGGCGATGGAGGTCGACGAGCGCCAGGGCATGGTGGAGGAGTACCTTGAGACCCTGCTGCCGGAGGGCTGGGACGACATGGACGTCTATAGCCGCCGGAACTTCATCACAGAGCGGGACAGCCCGATATCCGCCAAGGGGACAATCCGCCGCGACGCCGTCAGCAACGCCGAAATCTGGTGCGAGTGCTTTGGACGACAGCTTGCGGAGCTCAAGCCCGCCGACAGCTACGCGATTGCCGCCCTGATGACGCAAGTCAACGGCTGGGAGCGTTCCAAAGAGCGAAAGCGCTTGCCCTTCTACGGAAAGCAGCGCATCTACAGACGGACTCGTTCCAACCAAAAACCCTTGTAACACAAGGAGAGGCACAAGTGGAACAATTCTACTCCTTATATTCAAAATGGTTTAGGGGAAACAAGAAAACACAATTACGAGCACAAACGCGCGCGTAAGGAATATAAGGGCGGAATTGTTCCACCGTTCCACTTGTTCACGAGTCGGGAGGTAAAAATGGAGAGATCAATTTCCGAAGCCTATATCAGAAGGTGTCACAAGCGGCTCATTGAGCTAGGCGCGCCTTTAGAGGATTGGTTCTGCGAAAATGTCTATGACGAGGAAGATGCGTCATTCACCTGCGAACTGTGCGACTGCGATAAGGTTCGGTATGTGCATGTCATGCGCAATCTTAATTACCTGGGCACCATCTCCGTCGGCTGCATCTGCGCGGGCGTCATGGAAGGCGACATTCTGGCGGCCCAGGAGCGTGAGCGTGAAGCGCGAAACCGCGCCCAGCGCAGAAAGAACTTTGTCAGCAAGGGCTGGACAGCTTTGGCAAACGGGGTGCAGGTTCGGTCCTATCACGGGACGGTCTGCAAGATCATGGTGAGCAAATATAACAAGCAGCAGTATGGTGTGCTGTATCAGGGCCGGTGGTGCTGGAACTATCACCAAAATCCGATAAACAGCTTCGCCCAAGCGGCTACCGCAGCCTTCTACGCTTACGAAAAGGAGCACGCCAATGCGTGAGAAACTCATCGAGCAAAACCTGGTACTGGCCGTCCGCCGGATGGGCGGCATCGCGCCCAAGTTTGTCTCCCCCGGATGGGCAGGCGCGCCCGACCGCCTCGTCCTTCTTCCGGGTGGACACCTGGCGTTCGTGGAAGTGAAAGCACCTGGGAAGAGCCTTCGCCAGCTGCAGGTAAGGCGGAAAGGCCAGCTGGAGGCGCTAGGGTTTCGGGTCTACGTGATCGACCGACCGGAGCAGATCGGAGGTGTCCTGGATGAAATTTGTTCCCCATGAGTACCAGGCCTACACGACCGACTTCATCCTGACGCACCCTATCTCGGCGATCCTCTTGTCCATGGGCCTTGGCAAGAGCGTAATCACGCTGACGGCGATTCATGAACTGTGCCTGAACAGCTTTGAGGTGCGCAAGACGCTGATCATTGCGCCCCTAAGGGTGGCCACGTCCACCTGGCCCGCTGAGATTCAGAAGTGGGACCACCTGCAGGGACTGACCTTCTCGGTCGCGGTGGGCACAGAAGCCGAACGCAAAGCGGCGCTCCGGCAGCGGGCCAGCGTGTACATCATCAACCGGGAGAACGTCCAGTGGCTGATCGAGAGCAGTGGCCTACCGTTCGACTACGACATGGTCGTGATCGACGAGCTTTCTTCCTTCAAGTCCTATCAAGCCAAGCGATTCCGGAGCCTCATGAAAGCGCGCCCCCATGTCAGGCGGATCGTAGGCCTGACGGGCACGCCCTCCAGTAACGGCCTCATGGACCTGTGGGCGGAGTTCCGGCTGCTGGACATGGGCAAACGTCTGGGCCGATTCATCACCCACTACCGGGACGAGTTCTTCACCCCCGACAAGCGCAACCAGCAGACGGTGTTCAGCTACAAGCCCAGGCCCGGTGCGGAGGATGAGATCTACCGTCGGATCGCCGACATCACCATCAGCATGAGAAGCACCGACTACCTGAAGATGCCGGAGTGCGTGATGAACGAGGTGCCGGTGACGCTCTCCGGTCCGGAGCATGAGGTATACACGCAGATGAAAAATGACCTCGTGGTTTCGCTGAACGGCGAGGAGATCGACGCCGTGAACGCGGCCGCTCTCTCCGGCAAGCTCTGCCAGATGGCGAACGGCGCGGTGTACGGCGACGAAAAACGTGTCGTCCACATCCACGACCGGAAGCTGGACGCGCTGGAGGACCTGATCGAGGGTGCGAACGGCAAGCCCGTACTGGTGGCCTACTGGTTCAAACACGATCTGGCCCGGATCCAGGAACGGTTCCATGTGCGGGAGATCCGAACGAGCAAGGACATTGCAGACTGGAATGCCGGCACAATGCCAGTCGGCCTGATACACCCCGCATCTGCCGGACACGGTTTGAATTTGCAGGCGGGCGGCTCCGCGCTGGTGTGGTTCGGGCTGACCTGGAGCCTGGAGCTGTACCAGCAGACCAACGCCCGGCTCTGGCGGCAAGGCCAGCAGGCTGAAACCGTGGTCATCCACCACATCATCACGAGGGGCACCATCGACGAGCAGATCATGGCTGCCCTGAAACAAAAGGACAAGACCCAGGCCGCGCTGATTGATGCGGTGAAGGTGAATCTGGAGGGGAACGAATGAGTGAGGACGGATATCGGAATCTCGCGGATGCGATCATCATACAAGCCGTGCATGACTATCGGCGCTCGATTCAACAGCTCATCCGAAAGCCCTATAGCGCAAAGGCCCATCAAGACAAACAGGATGTCGAGGCTTTCTTCCTAGGCGACTGGTTTCAGGTGCTGAGTGACATAGACGGACAGGAACTCCTACAAAGATTGGAAGCGGGTGTAAGGAAATGACCACGAAAGAATACTTCAGCCAGACGCTGACGCTGAACAAGCGCATCAACAGCAAGCTAGACCATCTGGCTGTTATTCGGGGACTTGTGTCCAAGGCAACTTCTACGATAAGCGATATGCCACCCTGTGAATCCCGGGACGTTCACCAGATGGAAGAGGCCATCTGCAGAATGGTTGATCTGCAGAAAGAAGTTGACGCCGACATTAACCGGCTTGTCAACCTTAAGCTGGAGCAGATGGGCATCATCAGCGAGATTGAGAAACCACTGCACCAGTTGATTCTGGAACAGCGCTACCTATGCTGCCACTCCTGGGCCCGCATCAGCGAAGAGCTTGAGTACGACCAGCGATACCTACTCCGCCTGAACAACGAGGCGCTGGCGGCGGCAGAAGAGCTGATGAAAAAAAGAAATTTCGGAAATGCTCCAAATGGCACTAAATAACACTTACGCCACCTTGAATCGCGGAGTATATTATACTTGTCAGAACCATCGGAGCGGGAGAAATCCCGCTCCTTTCGTATCTATGATTTGCTTGACTTCCATCGCTTTTCGAGCGTATATGTCACTACCCAAAGCGAAGGAGGCATTTTCATGAGAGTTGAAACTGGATTTACCACGCAGCGCAAGCTGCTCGCCCAGGCCATCGGCGAATGGCTGCACTTGGAACCGCACTACGACGGTGTCCCGCGCTGCACCTACAGCATCGGCCCCGTCAGGGTGGACAAGGACGCGGCAATCGTCACTGAAGATTTGGAAGCCTGGACCACGCTTAAGCCCTTCTTCCAGAACCACGGCTGGGCGGCGGAGGAACCAGCGCCCGAGCAACCCGCGCCTGATGCCGATTCAGAAGCTGCCGACGAATCCGCCGACATCGACGCCATGGAGATCAGCGAACCCGCGCCTGGCCTGACGGTGGGGAGTCTTTTGAACTTGATCCACATGCTGTACAGCAAGCAGTACCTGTTCAACCGCATGACGGAATCCGGAAGCCTTTTCATTTCCAAGAACCTGATCGACAGCCTGAAGGAGCACATGCCGGAAGACATGGCCGCCTTTCAACAGCGGCTGGCGGATTTCAAAGTCCGCGGCGAGCTGGACGGCTTCAGTTATGCAGACGGCAACGTCACGCTGCGCTACCCTTTCCACGCGGAACAGCCGATGCGCTGGACGACCTACGGCCTACTGACCGATAAGATCATCAAGACCGCGCTGGCGGCAACTCGTATCACCGCACAGGTACAGGAACCTGAGAACGAGAAGTACTTCGCGCGGTCATGGCTCCTGCGACTGGGCATGGGCGGAGCTGATTTCAAAGAAGAACGCCGCATCCTGCTGGGCGGGTTGAAAGGCCACGCAGCGTTTCCGAACGATGCCGCCGCGACGAAGCACAAAGAGAAGTACGCCGTCCTGCGCCGGGAAGCGCATGCGGCTGACGGGAAGGAGGATGTCGAATGAAGGGCCTGAATGAACAGCTGCTCGATTTCAAAGCCCGGCAACTAGCCGGGGAGCGCCTGTCCTGTCCCCGCTGCGGAAGCGGCGTGATGAACACCCATGTGACGCGCAATGCGCTCAGCCGCCACGCGGACGTCTACGTCTGCGACGATTGCGGCACCGCAGAGGCGATGCTGGATCTGATGCAAAACCCGCTGCCACTACAGCAATGGGCGCTCTTTCATGACGGACGGCCGGTCTCCAATTTCAAAGCGCTGCCCGGCGCGCTGGTGTGGGAGCGCCTTCAAAAACAGCAGGTTCCCTACCTGATGGATCTGTATGAGCGGTGGCTCGGGGTACAAGGCAAAGAAGATTTCGAAGCGTATCGCGCCGAGGCGTACCAGCACTGCCCAGGTCTGACGCACCTGTGGCTCCAGCCCTTCCAGGCTGTCTACCGGGTCTGTGAAGGCCAACTTCTGGTGCGGTTCAGAAAGACGGATGCCGGTGTCGAGACCGCCCGCGACGTGATCCCACTCTGACGATTCGCAACGTGGCCGCACAGGCGCCCTTGACGCGGGTCGGGTGCGCGCAACCGGGTTCGTCCCTCAAGCACCACAATCAGCGCCCACGTGGCGCGACAGGCGCAAGATTTCAAAGCCCCATAAACGACAAAACCGCTCTCAAGTGAGCGGTTTTTCGTCATGGTCGGAGCCAACGCGGCTGGGTTCATCTTGGTGTACGCGCCAGGCTGCGCAGCAGCGCGGGCTCCAGGACCTTCTCGATTTCGGAGCGGAATCCCAGCGCTTGGTACGCCCGCCGGATGCCCTCGTAGTAATCCCGGGTCGGCGGCGCGATGCGCTTCTGGTTCATCAGGTAGATCATCCCCTTGATTTCAGAGCCGTCTGTCATGTGCACCGTGCGCTCCGCCTTGATGTAGTAGCTAGGGTAGCCTTCATAGCGGTCGAGCCGCTGTTCGTCCGCTTCGTTGATCTCCCAGACCGCCACTGGCACACGGGTGGGCGCGGCCTTGATTTGAGAGCGCTCAACCGTTGCGTGAAGGTAGAACTCCAGCCGCGCGCCGGGCAGGTACCCCATGCCGATAAGCCGGGCGCCCGGGCAGCGGTACGCCATCTGTTCCTGGACCATGTTGGAGCCGTAAGCGATGTACCTCATTCGTGTTCCTCCTCAACTCGATTTGAAACCGGTATGCTCAGCGGCTCCGTACGATGGTCAGCTGGTACTCGCGGCCGTTCGGCAGGCTGATGACCAGCCCCTTGTCGTTCGTCATCACGCCGCCCTCAGCAAAGGTCTGCACCCGAAGGTTCTCCCAGCACACGTCCTCCGCTGTGCGGTAGTCGCCGTCCTGGGCGATCATCTCCCGCAGGCCGTCCTGCAACACCTCTTCGAAGTCCTGTTCGTTCTCGAGCTCGTACATCTGTGTGGTCCTCCTTTATATTTGGGAGCTCTACCAGCTTCCCGCGACCGGCGATGTGCCGGTTTCGGGCCGTAGCCAGCGGCCCATCGTCAGGCGGGCTTGATTCAAAAGCTGGTTGGGGCGAAAAGCGCGATGTAGTCGTGTGCAGCCTTGGATAGGGTTTTCAAGTCCGCGTCGGTCGGTTGGCCGTACCAGTCCGGCTTACCCTGGTACACCCAGATGTGCGGGGTCTTCATGTCACCGCCAGGCGTACGAATGGAGGCGAAGTGGTCTTGATTCCGAAGCAGGAGTGTGTCGACCTTGCCCTCGGTGCGGTTCAGAATGGTGACCTGCAGGGCCTCGTATTTATCCGCTGTGCCGGTGGTGACGAACTCGATGCGCGCCCGGATTTGCTCGTCCAGCGGCAGGAATGCTGCGCGGCCGACGTAGACGGGGCTGGTTGATTTGAAAGCCGTGGTCCTGCCAGTGAGCGTCCGGAGCTGCTTTTCAAAGAAGTTCATGGTGTTCCTCCTCAAAATGATTTCATAGCTTGCGGCCTTCCCGCGACGCGTTTTGCGTTTCGGCCCGGAGCCGCCGGGCCTCATCAGGCGGGTGTGCTTGATTTGAAACCGGTGTGTCAGCTCGCCTGTCTCCAGGCAGCGTTGCCGGGCAGGTGCTTGAGCAGGTGTTCGCGGGCGGTCGCGAACTCGTCGCCGATGAACCCCAGCCGGAGCAGCCAGCACCGGAAGGTGTACTTGGGGTTGTCCGTCTCCGGGCGGCGTGGCGAGGCCGAACTTGATTCCAAAGCCTGGTGGGAAATCGCCAGGCTCAGTTGGATGAAAGCCTTGATTTCGCCCGCGTGGAGTGTGCTGTTGAAGGCCCGGAACTCGACGGTGCCCTTTTGGAACACCGAGTGGAGGTTCAAAAGGTGGTACCGGCTGTGGTCGTAGTGCTCGTGGGCATGGCGCTCCCAGTTCCGATCGTCGTACCACACCCGGGCGATCTCGGGGAGGGTTTTCGGCTTGAGCCGGTTCAGCCTCGCGAGGAAGCCCGCGTCCACCGGCTGGCACCAGCGTGTGCGGCGTTCCGGCGAGATCTGCAGCGCCTGGGTCAGCAGGTCCTCCTTGGCGTTGACGATGTTCACCAGATTTCGGAGCGTTTTCGGGGTGTGGCTTCCCAGCCCGATGTGCACGTGGATCCCGCAGCTCTCGTGTGCCTTGGCGCCGGCCCGGCGGAGCTTGCGCACCAGTTCCTGGACCGTCTCGATGTCCGCCCACCGGCAGATTGGGCTGACCAGCTCGGTGCGCTCCTCATACGGGCCGGCGATGCTGGCGTCCGAGACCAGCTTCCAAGGCCGGCCTTCCGGGTCGTACACCGCCCAGGTGTCGTAGCTCCCGCCCACGTGGGTGGGTCGGATGTCAAAGTGTGCGGCGATGACCTCCGCGGCCTTCGCCCGGGTGATGCCGTTCATCTCGATTTCGATACCAAAGGTCTGGTCCTTCATGGCGGTTTCCTCCTGTGTGTGCTCGGGCTCAGCGCGTGACCCGGCGGGCGGCGGCCGCGGCTTTGCGGGCTTTTCCGGCGGCGACGTAGGCCCGGCCGTGTGCCTGCATGGCGGCTTCCAGAAGGTCGGCGTCCTCGTCGTCCGACCCCAGGTCGGCCGGGATCTCGTCGGCCAGGAGCTCGGCGGTGTCGGCCGCAACCGCGGCGTGGAGCGCAGCCTGCTCGGCGGCGGCCCGGTACAGCCGGGCGGCGTTGGTGGCGGCGACCAGGGCGGCTTCGGCCTCGGCGGCTTCGCGGGCGGCCCGGTCGGCCCGTTCGGCGGCGGCCTCGGCCTGGGCGGCGGCCCGGAGCGCGTCCCGGGTGGCGGTGTGGAAGGCGGCCCTTTCAGCGCAGGTGGTCATGGGGTACCCCTTTCGGCCCGGCGGCTTGACCCGCCCGCGGCGGCGGCCCGGTTTGCGGCCGCGACACATTCATCGCTCGGCCCGGCCGGAAACGCAAGATAACAAACGCCGTCGTTTTTGCGTCGTTTGCGATACGTCGCCCGACTCACGCGCTATAGAGGAAGCGCGCGCCACCGCCCGCCCAAACCCCGCCCGGCCGCCCGGAAAAACCCCGCCGGCTTTCGCACGCCGCTTCAGAGAAGTCCGACGGGCGCGGTGGACTTTCGGGGTTTGCTTTGGAGAAGTCCCACCGGCGCGGTGGACTTTCGGAGTTTGCTTTGGAGAAGTCCGACCAGCCCGGTGGACTTTGGCGCTCCGCTTCGGAGAAGTCCGACGGGCACGGTCGGCTTTCGGACTGTGCTTGGGAGAAGTCCGACCAGCCTGATGGACTTTCGCGCTCCGCTTCGGAGAAGTCCGACCAGCCTGGTGGACTTTTGCGCTCCGCTTCGGGGAAGTCCCACCCGAACGGTGGACTTTTACGCTCCGCTTCGGAGAAGTCCGACCAGCTTGATGGACTTTCGCGCTCCGCTTCGGTGAAGTGTCCCGGGGGAGGGGGGATCGGATCTCTACAAACCTCTCGCTGGAGACCGCGGCCCTCTCTCATGTGAATTTTCGCGAAATTGGAGCCGATTTTTTTAGGCCGGAGCCGACGTTTTTGCTGCTATTGTTGATGAAAGAACGTTAGCTCAGCGCGAAAAGCTCCCCAAATCGGCGTTTGAAGTGCTCAAATCGACTACTGACGATACGGAGGAACCAGGATGGCGATAGAAAGAACCGGCAAGCATCCCTCCGGACTGCGCGTGGATATGAACATCCAGCGCGTCCCGGTAGACAAACTCAAGCCCGCAAAATACAATCCCCGAAAAGATCTCAAGCCCGGCGACCCGGCCTATGAGAAGATCCGGCGGTCGCTGCACGATTTCGGCTACGTGGATCCCATCATCTGGAATGAGGTCACGGGGAATATCGTAGGGGGACACCAGCGTCAAAAAATCCTTGTAGCGGAAGGTGCCACCGAACTTGACTGCGTGGTGGTCCATATTGAAAACCCCGATGATGAAAAGGCGCTCAATATCGCGCTGAATAAGGCGGTCGGCGAATGGGAACCGGAAGCACTGGTTGACCTGCTGGAAGAACTGCAGGCGGCAGGATACGACCTTGATGCCACCGGGTTTGACGCGGCCGAGGTAGACGACCTGTTCTCCAGCGTTCACGACAAGAACGTAAAAGAGGACGACTTCGACTTGACCGCTGCGCTTGAGCAGGCCGCCTTCGTGGAGAAAGGTGATGTATGGCAGCTCGGTAAGCACCGGCTGCTCTGCGGCGACGCCACCAGCGAGGAGGATGCGCTGCGCCTCATGAACGGGGCCAAGGCCAATCTTGTGGCGACCGATCCGCCTTATGGGGTCGCGTTTGAGAGTTCAGGTGGCCTGAAAATCATGAACGACGCGTTGGGCGGAGAAGAGTTTTACGCATTCCTGCTATCTGCCTTCCGGACCATGGTGAAATGCCTGGACAAAAACGGCTCCGCGTATGTGTTCCACGCGGATACCGAAGGCCTGGCTTTCCGAAAGGCGTTCATAGAGGCGGGCTTTCATTTGAGCGGCGTGTGTATCTGGGCGAAGAACGCGCCGGTGCTGGGGCGCTCCCCGTTCCAATGGAAGCATGAGCCCGTGCTATATGGCTGGCTGAAGGGTGGGACTCACCGCTGGTACGCGGGGCGCGGCGAATCCACCATCTGGAACTTTGATAAGCCCAGCAGAAACACCGATCACCCCACCTCAAAGCCTGTTGAGCTGATGGCCTATCCCATCGGAATCTCCTGCCCTGTGAATGGCATCGTGATCGACTTCTTCGGCGGCAGCGGGTCAACGCTCATGGCTTGTCAGGAGACGGACCGGATCTGCTATATGATGGAGCTGGACCCCAAGTACGCCAGCGTCATTCTTCGCAGGTACGCCCAGAGCTATGGGGAGGCAGGCATCGTCTGTGAGAGAAACGGCCGACAGCTTCCCTTCGGCGAACTTGTAAAACAAGTCGAGCGCCCGGAAAAAGGCGGCATGGAGGAAAGCACGTAATCTTAGCGGGCTGTCAGCCTCCGCATCGGGACAGGAGGTGAAGACAAGTGGCGAAGCGAGGCCGAAAGCCGAAACCTACGGCGCTGAAGAAGCTGGAAGGGAATCCCGGCAAGCGGCAGCTGAACGATTATGAACCACTGCCGCCCACCTCGATGCTCAGGTGTCCGAACTACCTGCTGCCGGAAGCCAAAAAAGAATGGCGCAGGCTTGCGCCCGCGCTGATTGATATGGGGGTGCTGACGGTTGCGGACGCCGTGCCATTCGCCGCGTACTGCACCGCCTTCGCCCGGTGGCGAGAAGCCGAAGACTTTATCACCAAGCACGGCGCCATCTACAAGGACCCGAAGGGCTTTGCCCGCCCCAACCCGTATGTGGCGATCGCGGCGCATCAGCTGCGGGAGATCAAGTCGTTGGCGGCCGAGTTCGGGCTGACTCCGGCCAACCGCACGGCGATCATCGCCAACGCACTGAGCATCGCCAGGGGCGTCAAGGACCCAATGGAACAGATCCTGACGTCAAGCCTGGATGACACCATTGTGGTAGAAGGCGGCAGCAACTTTCTTGAGGATGATCCCGACGATACAAGAGAAGGAGGCGAGTGATGGTGCAAAACGCACAGAACGGCTGGAGTCCGGCGATTGAAGCCATGCACGCCCAGGGCATAAGAGTATTGCTCGTATTCGGAACAGAAACAGAGGAAAACCGCGCGAAACTGGCGGACGCATGCAGGAATATCGAGTGCATTGAAAAGATCGAGCTTCGTCTCAAAGAACTGCTCGAGGCTTGCGAACTTGCGGCGTTTACCGGCAAAGCATGGCAGGACGCTCAGAAGCAGATGAATTGTCTTTTCAAGCGCACCCGCAAGTTCCAGCGGGATACCTATGAATTTGGTTGGTCTCCGCTTGCCCGGGTACTTCTCGTCCAGAAGTATCGCCGCCTGAAGCTCCGGGATCAGAAGGAAGTGTCTGAAAACAACCCGATGGAGCGCTTTCTGCGCGAACACTGTACGCTGGGCATGGATCCGCAGGACCCGACGGCAGATGCGCAAGATCCGCTGGAGACGCTGCTAAATGACGAGTGGTAAGGCGCGTACGGATGCGCAGGGGAAGAAGCAAGTGTACGTGCCCACCCGCTTCATGCTGCCCACTTCCAGTTACGACAAGCGCCGCGCGGACCGCGCTGTCGGGTTCATCCAAGGCCTGAAGCACACCAAGGGCGTCTGGTCGGGTAAGCCGTTCCTTCTCTTTCCATGGCAAGAACAGATCATCCGCGACCTTTACGGCACGGTCAAGGAGAACGGCTACCGGCAGTTCAACACGGCATTTGTTGAGATCTGTAAGAAGGCCGGGAAGAGCGAGCTGGCCGCGGCCATTGCGCTGTACATGCTCTGCGCTGACAACGAGGATGGCGCGGAGATCTACGGCTGCGCCAATGATCGCCAGCAGGCGAGCATCGTATTTGAAGTGGCGAAAGATATGGTGTTGCAGTCTCCGATCCTTCTGGAGCGCATCAAGATTGTGGAATCACAAAAGCGCCTGGTATACATGCCGACGCGCAGCATCTACCAGGCGCTTTCGAGTGATGTGGCTTCCAAGTATGGCTACAATGTCCATGCCTGCATCTTTGATGAATTGCTCGGCCAGCCCAACCGAAAACTGTTTGACGTCATGACCAAGGGCGCGGGTGCCGCGCGCAAGCAGCCGCTGAACTTCGTCATCACGACAGCCGGTTCCGACCGGACCAGCATCTGCTATGAAGTGCACGCCAAGGCGATGGATCTGTTGGAGGGGCGCAAGAGCGACCCCACCTTCTACCCGGTGGTGTACAGCGCTCCGGACACCGCGGACTGGACGGATCCAAAGGTTTGGAGTAAGGCCAATCCCTCGCTCGGGCGCACGGTGGACATGGACTACTACATGGCCCGATGCGAGAGCGCCAAGGAGAACCCCGCCGAGGAGATCCAATTTCGACAGTTCCACCTTTGCCAGTGGACGAACACATCCGTCCGATGGATGCCCATGGACAAGTGGGATGCGTGCAAAAGCGAGTTCGCGGCATCTCAACTAGAAGGCAGAGTGTGTTATGCCGGGCTCGACCTTGCCAGCACCAGTGACTTGACGGCGCTGGTGCTCGTTTTCCCGCCTGAGAATGAGAGCGAACCTTATGTTGTGCTGCCCTTCTTCTGGCTGCCAAAGGAAACCTTGCAGCTTCGTGTGCGGCGCGATCATGTGATGTACGATGTGTGGGAGAAGCAGGGGTTCATCCAAACCACCGAGGGCAACGTTGTCCATTACGGGTTCATTGAGCAGTTCATCATGAAGTTGGGCGAACGGTACAACATCCGAGAGATCGCCTACGACCGGTGGAACGCCAGCATGATGGTGCAGGCGCTGGAAGATGATGGGTTCACCATGGTCCCCTTCGGCCAGGGCTTTAAGGACATGAGCAGCCCTACGAAAGACCTGATGCGTCTAGTGCTGGAAAAGAGCCTGACCCACGATGGACATCCCTTGCTTCGCTGGAACATAGATAACATCTTTGTCCGTACCGACCCCGCCGGGAACCTGAAAATCGACAAGGAAAAGTCGACCGAAAAAGTGGACGGCGCGGTCGCGCTGGTGATGGCGCTGGATCGGGCGATGAAGAACCAGAACGGCGGCTCCGTTTATGATGAACGCGGACTGCTCTTCATCTGATCTCTTCATCTATATAGGGGGGATTTGCATGCCGAGAAAACCGAAGCGTCCTTGCCGGTATCCCGGCTGCCCCAATCTAGGTGAAGAGCCCTATTGTGAGCAGCATCGTGGATTATATGTGCGAGAGAGCGCGGCGGCGCGTGGATACAACAGCAAATGGCAGGCGGCGCGGAAGCGCTATCTGCGTGCGCATCCTCTTTGTGTGAAATGCCAATGTCAAGGAAAGCTGACCCCAGCCACCGTAATCGACCATATCATCCCGCACCGTGGCGATGATAAATTATTCTGGGATCAAAAAAACTGGCAACCCCTCTGCAAAGGTTGCCATGACCGGAAGACCGGCGGCGGACTGTAGTGGTCGCTTCTCCATCTGGCAATCCAAGTCTGTGTATTCCCCTGGATTAGCGCTATGACCTCCTTGCGCAATGATGCACCCTCTTTACTTGTAAAGATAAGTCGGATACAATATGTGCAGTGGAAAACTGGAATTTACATACCTTTAGGTGGCATTGTATCCATGGAATTTCATCTAGAGGAGGATGGAAATGAAAATGGAGTATCAGAAGCTTTTTGATCTTAGCGATGTTTGGCTGAAGTATGCAATTTTTCTTCACGTATGCCGCAAGCCGAGGGATGAGCTCATTGAAATAAAAAACGAGGCTTTGACTGATGGTCGGATTCAAAACTATCTTGCTGATATTGCGAACTTTCATGGTAAACCAGTAACAAATCATAAGAATCCGGATTTGCCGATACATAAGCTACTATTCCTTCTCGACCTCGGATTCGATATAGATGTTCCAGAAATAAAGGCGGCAATTGATGAAATTCTTAAGCATCGGGATGACAATGGTGTATATCAATCGCTGACCAATGTTCCGAAACATTTCGGCGGAACAGGCGTGGATATGTTCAGCTGGTGTCTGTGCGATGCGCCTCTGTTATTGCTTGCGCTTCTAAAAGCGGGAGTGGATTACCCTGGATTTATCAAGCCCGGCGTTGACTATCTGGTGTCGCTCAGTAGAGATAACGGGTTTCCATGCGCTGTTTCTCAGGAACAGGGTAAGTTCCGAGGCCCTGGGAGGAAAGAGGATTGTTGTCCGTATGCAACGTTGATAATGGCCGACTTGTTGTCGTATATACCAGAATATCAGTCTTCTTCTTCAGCGACCACCTCTGTGGAGGCGCTACTAAGCCTGTGGGAAGGCAGCCTTGAACAGCATCCATACATGTTTTATATGGGGACGGATTTCCGCAAGTTGAAGGCCCCGTCATGTTGGTATGATATTGTCAGTGTAGCGGGTGTTTTAAGTAAATACAGGTTCGTGCATCATGACCCGCGCTTCATAAAAATGATAGACATGATAAAAGACAAGCAGAATGAGGACGGCCTCTATATTCCTGAATCGATATACTTGAAATTGAAAGCTTGGGATTTCGGCCAGAAGAAGTCTCCATCTCCATATCTGTCCTATTTATGCCTGCAGATTTTTGAAAGATTGGAGCAGGCCGCTGCATCACAAGAAGTGTTATAAAACGAACGCAAAAATTCGAACCTACACGCAAGGTCCTTCAGCGCCCATCCACGATGGGTGTTTTCTTGTGAACATATTGTCGGAGGCGTGATATGAACAATCCACTAGCCCGGATATTCCGCTCGCGGGATAAACCAGAGAATATTGTCAGCGCCGCGCCCACCTTCTACTTTGGTTCCAGCGGCTCGGGTAAATCTGTCACGGCGCGGTCAGCCATACAGGTTTCCGCGGTGTACGCTTGTGTACGGGTGATCGCCGAAACGGTCGCCAGCCTGCCGCTTCATGTCTATGAGAGCAGGGACTCCGGCAGCGTGAAGGCAGTGGGGCATCCGATGTATCGGGTGCTGCATGATGAGCCCAATGCGGAGATGACATCCTTCATCCTCCGAGAAGTGATGCTCGCGCATCTACTGCTCTGGGGCAACGCCTACTGTCAGATCATCCGTACGGGCCGAAACCAGATCACGCAGTTGTACCCACTGCTGCCCGATCGCATGGAGGTGGACCGCGACAGCCACGGTTCGCTTGTCTACACCTACACCACGACGGACGGCAAGACCGTGAAGCTGGCGCCAGAAGAAGTGCTGCATGTACCCGGCCTCGGCTTTGACGGCATCATGGGCTACAGCCCCATCGCGCTGGAGCGGAACGCGATCGGCCTTGGGATTGCCGCGGAGGAATACGGCAGCAAGTTCTTTGCCAACGGGGCAACACCCTCCGGCGTGCTGACGCACCCGAACACAGTGAAGAGTCCCAAGGCGCTCCGGGAAAGTTGGAATGCCGCGCACGGCGGTTCCGTCAACTCTGGCAAAGTCGCCATTTTAGAAGAAGGCATGAAGTTCGAACGGATCTCCATGCCAAACAACGAAGCGCAGTTTCTTGAAACGCGGAAGTTCCAGGTGTCGGAAATCTGCCGCATCTTCCGGGTACCGCCCCATCTGGTGGGTGATCTGGAGCACGCCACTTTTAGCAACATTGAGAACCAGTCAATTTCGTTCGGTGTTCATACCATCCGTCCATGGCTGGTCCGCATTGAGCAATCCATGAACCGAGCGCTCTTTTCCAAGACGGAAAAGGAGCGCTTTTTTGTACGGTTCAATATGGACGGGTTGCTGCGGGGCGCGTACAAGGAGCGCATGGAGGGCTATGCCATCGCCCGGCAGAACGGCTGGATGAGCGCCAACGATATCCGCGAACTCGAGAACCTGAACCCTATTCCTGAGAACGAAGGGGGCTTCGCCTACCTCTGCAACGGCAATATGGTCCCCATCACTGAAGCGAGAAAGGAGCCCTCTGATTGAAGAAGTTCTGGAATTGGTCGGCACCGGACCGGCAAGCGACGAACGACGTCGGCGAACGAACGCTGTATTTGGACGGCGTCATCGCGGAAGAAAGCTGGTTTGACGATGACGTCACGCCCGCCGCCTTCAAGGCAGATCTACAATCCGGCACTGGGCCGATCACTGTTCGAATCAACTCGCCGGGCGGCGATTGCATCGCGGCATCCCAGATCTACACCATGCTCATGGACTATCCGTCCGACGTCACGGTGAAGATCGACGGCATCGCCGCGTCTGCCGCCTCCGTCATCGCCATGGCAGGAACCAAGGTCTGCATGTCGCCCACGAGCATCCTGATGATCCACAATCCCCTCACGGTCGCCATGGGCGATAGCGAGGAAATGCGAAAAGCCATTCAGCTTCTGGACGAAGTAAAAGAGTCCATCATCAACGCCTACGAGATCAAAACCGGGCTTTCCCGTGTTAGGCTCGGCCATCTCATGGACGGGGAGACGTGGATGAACCCCAAAATGGCGTTGGAACTCGGGTTCTGTGACGAGATCATGTATCAGCAGGAAAGCGACGCGCCCGAGAAGCTCGAGAACAGCTTCACCTACTCCCGCCGGGCGGTTACAAACAGCCTGCTGGACAAGCTGAAAACCCGGATCCCCAAACCCGATAACCGAGTGAAAGCGTCAGACCTGGAGCACAGGCTGGCGCTTTTGAATCATTGAGGAGGGAAACCCATGAATCAGATTCTCGCCCTGCGTGAAAAGCGCGCAAAGCTGTGGGACGCCGCAAAGGCATTTCTGGATACCAAGCGCGGCACCGACGGCATGATCTCGGCCGAAGACAACACCACCTATGAGAAGATGGAAGCTGATGTGGTCAGCCTGGGCCGTGAGATCGACCGGCTGGAACGTCAGTCCATCATCGACCGCGAACTGAACGCGCCCACTTCGAGGCCACTGACCGGCGCGCCTCTTTCGGATACCGGCACCGTGAAGTCTGGGAAGGCCACCGACGAGTACCGGGGCGCCTTCTGGCGCGTCATGCGTGACAAGGCCGTGCCCTACGAAATCACGAACGCGCTGAAGATTGGTCAGGACGACCACGGCGGTTATCTGGCGCCCGACGAGTACGAGCGCACGCTGGTCGAGGCGCTGGAGGAACAGAACATCTTCCGTCAGCTGGCGCATGTGATCACCACGTCCTCCGGCGACCGGAAGATCCCCGTTGTCGCATCCAAGGGCAACGCGGCGTGGATTGACGAGGAAGCGCAGTACCCCGAAAGCGACGACACTTTCGGTATGATCTCCATCGGCGCGTACAAGTTGGCCACCATGATCAAGGTGTCGGACGAGCTCCTCCACGACAGCGTGTTCAATGTCGCCGGCTACATCGCCAAAGAGTTCTCCCGTCGTATCGGCGCTGCCGAAGAGGAAGCGTTCTTCATTGGCAACGGGACTGGCAAGCCCACCGGCATTCTGAACACCACGGGCGGTGCGGAGGTTGGCGTGACCGCGGCCAGCGCGACCTCCATCACCTTCGACGACGTGATGGATCTGTTCTACTCGCTGCGCGCGCCGTATCGCCGGAACTCCGTGTTCATCATGAATGACGCGACGGTAAAGGCGCTCAGGAAACTGAAGAACGGCTCCGGTGACTACATGTGGCAGCCTTCGGTGACGGCCGGTACGCCGGACACGATTCTGAATCGCCCGGTGTACACCTCGTCTTTCGTGCCGACGCTCGTGGCCGCGGCGAAGCCGATCCTGTTCGGCGATCTGGGCTACTACTGGGTAGCGGATCGCGAAGGTCGTACGTTCCAAAGGCTGAACGAGCTGTACGCGCCGACCGGCCAGGTGGGTTTCCTCGCCTCTCAGCGCGTGGACGGCAAGTTGATTCTGCCGGAAGCGGTCAAGTGCCTGCAGATGAAGTCGGCCTAATTGATTGGGGACTGTTCCTTCGTGGGCAGTCCCCGATTTCTTGAAGGGGAATGGAAATGGAAACCAATACGCGTAATTATCATGCGCATGGGGGCAGTGAGTGGGTGGTCGGCGGCAAGCTTACCTTCCTGCCTGGCGCTACGGTGGAGGGCGCAGAAGGACTGTTCGACGCACCTGTCGGAGCCCCAATACAGATACCCAGTATTCCCGCCAGCACTGCTACCACGGTAGCCTCGCTGCGGGAGGATTTTAACCGCCTAATCGAAGCGCTTAAGGCGGCTGGCCTGATGGAACGGGAAACTGCTGACGTGGAGTAGGTGGTACGCCAATGATTGTGACAATCCCGGAGGTCAAAGCGCACCTGCGGATCCAGCATGAAGAAGAGGACGCCTACATCGGGAGCCTGATTGAACAGGCGCAGTCGGCAGCGGAGGATTTCTGCCGTGTTTTTTTCTCGGAGGACCCGCCTCCGGCTGTACGGTTGGCAGTGCTCCTCATGATCGGGCACTACTTCGAGAACCGGGACAACCCCGACAAGCAGGTGTACCTCGCGATGCGGATGGCGTTTGAGAATCTACTCTACCCGCACAGGGATGTTACGAAGTTCTTCTGATGGAGGTGATACACCTTGCGCGGCTACAAGAATTTCGAAAGTGACCCACACCCGGGGGACCTGAAGCATCTGGTGGAGATCGGGTATACTGAGAACACCATCAACGAAAATGGATATCCGAAGCCCACCGAAGTGGTAGTCTGCAAGGTGTGGGCGGCGGCCACGGACGCGGGCAACCAGCACTTCCGGGCTGCCGATACCATCAACGCCGAGGCGGTCATCAACTTCACCATCCGGTTCCGCGAGGACATCCAGCCGGGCATGTGGGTGAAGTTCCGGGGCGCGCGCTGGATCATCTCCACGCTGGGCGAATACGAGTTCAAACGCCGGTACCTGGGCCTCAAGGCGTCCATTGTCAAGGGGGTCAGTTGATGAAGCAGGTACAGCAGGCCCTCTCCAGCCTGGACATCCCCGTATACGCTGGCATCTGGCGGCCCACCGCTTCCGGGCAGAACCCGCCCGTGCAATATGCCGTGTACGCCACCACCACCACCGAAGATGTCCATCTGGACGACGCTGTCGTCTCTCTCAAGACCTTCGTGTACCTGAACCTATGGAGTGACGGGGATCCAACGGAAATGGCCATCCAGATCCGAAGCGCCATGTACAGCGCGGGGTTCATCATGGTCGAAGAGACGGATATGGGGTACAATCAGCCCGCCTATGACAGCGCGACCCGGCAGTACAACCTGCACTGGACCTGGTGTTTGCGGATCGGTGCGAAAGCAGAGGACGGCGATAATCCATAAGCATGGAGCTCGAAGGAGCGGATCGGCTGATGAACGATTTCGCTGCCATGGCGGCACGCCTTTTAGAGGATGGTCCACCTGCAATGGCACTCCTGGAAGCGGCTGCTGCCCCGCGCTATTTCCCCTGGCGCGCCGGCCGCACGTTCGCGTCCGGCTGGATGGACCCGCTGATGGCACCGTGCTTGCACTCAAACGCCTGAATGTTCTCTCGTATCAGCACGAGGATATGGCTGTTGACCGACCGCCCCTCGTAATCGGCCACATACCCGATCTTCTCCAACATCTCCTTTTCAATCCGAATGGATAGGCTCTTAACAGGCATACATTCACCTTCCCGTGGACATATTGCATGTTTATCTTATGCCTGTTATGCGTTATAATGGGGGTCGTGAACATGCCGTGTATCTAGAGAATCAGAGAGCATGGGCGTACCCTGCCATAATCCGGGGCTGGCCAAGATTTATCAAAAGCGCGTCGGGCAAACTGCTTGCAATTCCCTTTGAACTGAGGGATAGATAGACGCACTACGGAAAGGTGGGTGCGGAGATGAACAAGAAGCTGATGCACGCGATTTCTGAATTCGTCACGCGAAGGCTGAACGATCTGGGCGCGGACGCGCCGGAAGCGGTGACGGAAGCGGTGACGCGGGTGGGGCGGTGCATTGATGTACTGGCGGAGACGCTGACACCGGAGCAGGCGGCGCACCTGCGAAGGCTAGCAGACGCAATAAGTCTTCAGGCGGGCGAGGAGATTCGGTACTACTACCGGGCGGGATTCTATGACTCGGTGAAGTTTCTCCTGGAATGGGGCGGTACAGATTGACCGGACGCGCCTATTTTGTCAAGTACCCATCGCGAATTGAAGATTTGTTTCGTCTGCACCTGCTGACCGACCGAAAGCGCTACGTGGTCGTCAAAATCGTTATGCTTCCCCGCATCGACTATGAGAACTTCGTGACGGACATGACGGTTGAGCGCAGCTTTCTGGCGGAAAGCGCGCCTTTCTGCCGGGCGTGGTCCGACGGCGCGCGGCCCTGCGTACTGGTCCGACGGCACGGGCGCAAGGGCGGCGTGTTGGTGTCGCCGGATCCAGTGGGCTTTGTGATCTGGGCCGCATTCCAGGATTCCATTTAAAAAAGGGCTTCGGAGCGAGGCCCTTTTTTGTGCGCGGGCATCCCGGTGGATATAAAGCATCTCAAGAGGTGTCCCATGAGCATGAAACTTGACGGTGTAGACCAGTTGATCAACGATTTCGCTGCCATGGCCGCGCGCCTGGATGAGGATGGCCCCGCCTGTAACGGCATCTTGGAGGCGGCCGCAGTCCCCATCCACCAGCAGATGAAAGCCAATGCGTCGTCCGACCCCAAGATCATCACTGGGGCGCTGCAACGATCGATTAAGGTTGGGCGCGCCAAAAAGCGAAAGACCGGCCGGAGCATCACCATTGGCGTGCATCACTCCGAAGAGGGCGCGTACTACGCAAACGCTGTGGAGTGGGGGCACGGCGGACCCGCCCCTGCCCCGGCGCATCCCTTCGTCCGGCCCGCCTACGACACCAAGGCTGACGAATCCTACGACATCATCAGAGCCGGACTTCGTGATGCCGTCAATCGAAATCCATAATTCAAGGAGGATAAACCCATGCCGAATACCGCTTCCCCCGCCGTGGCCAGCACAGTGGGCCTCAAGAACGTCGTCATCGCGCCGGTCGTTTCTGATACGGATGCAGGCGTCAGCTACGGCACATTGCAGGACTTCGCGGGCGCCATTGACGCGCAGATCTCGCCGGAAAACGCCGACGCAGACGTGCAGTACAGTGACGATACGGAATTTGCTGTCCTGTTCCCGGATCCTGAAATCAAACTCACGATGGAGATGGCGGACATTCCGCTACTCATCCAGGAGCTGATCCTGAACAACATCATCGACGACAATGGCGTCCTGATCCGTGCCGCGGGCGACACCCCCGGCTACTTCGCGCTCGGGTTCAAGAGCGAGAAAGCGGATGGGACCTACCGCTTCGTCTGGCTCTTCAAAGGCCGCGCCGCCCCCATGACTGAGCAGTACCATACGAAGGAAGGCACCACGCTGACGCGTCAGACCGGCAAGCTGGAATGGACGTTCATCAAGCGGACCTTCGACAAGCGATATCAGGCGATTGCCGACGAGGGCCAGAACGGCTTCACTCCGGAGAAAGCTGCCTCTTTCCTGACCAGCGTGTATACGCCGGTGGTCACTTCCAGTACCTAAATTCAATAGAAGGGAGCGCCCATCATGATCACCTGCACCCTGGGTGAAAAACAGTATTCTGTGGACTTCATCTCCGGTCGCGCGCTTCGGGAGATGGGCCCTGCCTGGGACATGTACGCTAAGCTCTCGGCGGTTGCCGCGGATGCCGTGGCGGGAAAGGCCGCCAAGCAAGCGAAAGACGGTGCCGATCAGCCCTCCGTAACAGCGGCGCTGGATGTCCTGGTAAGGTGGTTCTGCTTGGTGTTCGGAAACCAGTTCAGCCCCGACGATGTGTACGACCACTACCCCGTCGACCGGCTGATGCATGACGTCGTGCTGGCGCTGCTGGCGGTGCAGACCCAGACTACCGAAGTTCTCAGCGAATTCCCTACGCCGGCAGCGCAGGGGGAGACGGCCTTCTGACGCTGCCGGACTACATCTACGCCACTTACAACGAACTGCTGGGCGCGGGCTGGCGCATGAACGACATTGATGGCATGGATATGCTGGGCTTCTTCCGGGTCCGGGCATGGGATGCAAACCGTGCGAAAGCTGCCCAAGCGCCCAAACGCAGGTTCATCGACGAAGTGTGGCCGGAAAGCCAATGAGATCTGATGTATGGGTTCTCCCCACAACACAGCCACCGCGCACACTGTGTGCTCTACGGTGGCTGTCTCTATGTGAACGGGCGTTGCCGCCCTTGATGCTACGAGTATACCGCATGGTTTTGAACCGCTCATGAACGTGTCGTGAACTTATTTGGACAATTCTGGTGGAATTTGAGGTGGAATCCATGAGCGAGACGCTTCGGGATCTGGTTGTTTCGCTGTCCTTGAGCACGGACAACTTCACGCGGAACATCAAGAGCGTCAATCGGCAGATCGCCGAAGCGGAGAGCAAGTTCAAGCTCGCGTCTGCCGGGGTCGAGGGTTTTGAGAAGTCCGCGAGCGTGCTGGGCTCGCAGATCGGCTCACTCCGGCAGAAGCTCGTAAGCCAGCGCCAAGCGGTCGAACAGTACCAGCGCGCGCTGACTGCGGCGGATGTGAAGCTGCAGTCCTCTGTTGCGAACCACGGCAAGTTCAGCGCGTCACTGGAATCTGCCCGCACGAAGCAGGCCGCGCTGAAGGGTGAAGTGGAGAAGGCCGCCCGGCAGGTGGAGCACTACCGCACCACACTCGGCGCGTCCAATTCCGCCACGATCGCCGCGGAATCCAATCTCGAATCGCTCACCGCAGAATATGCAGGGGCATCGGCAGAAGTCACCAAGCTCGAAGGCCAGGTCGTGGCGACGGGCAAGGCTATGCAGAAGGCCGCGGACGACTACACCCAGGCGCGGACGAACCTGAATAACGCCACAACCGCCGTTCGGGAAACGAATGCCGAAATGAGCAAGATGTCAAAGCAGCTCGCCGCCGCGAAGTCCACGCTCCGCGCCGCCGGCGACTGCCTGACCGCGTTCGGCAAGAGTGCAACTGCCGCCGGTAAGGCGCTCACGCCCGTGGGACGAGACCTGACGCGCTACGTGACGACGCCCATCGCCGGGCTCGGCGCATTCGTCATCAAGTCTGCCATCGACTTCGAGGACGCGTTTGCCGGGGTCCGAAAAACCGTCTCCATGACCAAGGACGAGTATGCTGCGCTGGATGCCTCCATCAAGCGGATGACGCTGGTCAAGCCGGCCGATTACGAGGCTATCGCCGCCGTGGCGGAGGCAGCCGGACAGCTGGGCGTCGCCAATCATGCCATTGAAGGGTTTACCTCCGTCATGACGGACCTGGGCGCGGTGTCCACCGATCTCTCCGCCGAGGATGCTGCCACCAACCTGGCCAAGCTCGCCAATATCATGGGCGTCACCGGGGATAAGCAAACCAACGAGTACTTCGAACGGATGGGCAGCGCCGTGCTGGAGCTGGGCGTCAACTCCGCAGCCACCGAGGCGGGTATTGTGGAGATGTCCATGCGCCTCGCCGCTGCGGGCAAGCAGGTGGGGCTCACGGAGCCCCAGATCATCGGGTTCGCGACAGCACTGTCATCGGTAGGCATCGAAGCCCAGATGGGCGGCACTGCGTTCTCCAAGGCCCTAATCAAGATGGAGCTGGCCGTGGAAAGCGGCGGGAAGTCGCTAAAGGATTTCGCGAAAGTATCCGGCCTGACCGCGGATGAATTCACGCGGCTCTTCAAGTCCGACCCTGCGGCGGCGTTCCAGGCGTTCATTGAAGGCCTCGCTCGGATGGACGATGAGGGCGTCAGTGCCATCTCCACATTGCAGGACATCGGGTTCAAGGAAGTTCGGCTCCGGGATACGACCCTGCGCATGGTCAACGCAACCGAACTGCTGAGCTCCACCCAGTCTATTGCCAACAAAGCCTGGCGGGACAACAGCGCCATCACGACGCGGGTGGCAGACCGTTACAATACTACGGCGAACCGGTTGAAGATGCTGTCGAACCGCGCGCAGCTAACGGCCGCGACCTTCGGCGAAGTGATGCTCCCCACCATGGAGGACGTGATTGCAGGGGCGGGCGATTTCCTGGACGGCTTTGCCGAAATGGACGAAGGCCAGCGCAAGGCGCTGATTTCTACTGCCGCCTGGATCGCGGCGATCGGCCCCGCTATCCTACTGGTGGGCAAGCTAAACACCGGCATTGGAACCGTATCAACCGCGCTCGGAAAGCTGCTGCTCTCCTCCGTCGAAGCGGGCGGGGGCGCCAAGGGCATGCTCTCCGCACTGAAGGGCCTGCTGGGTCCTGCGGGCATCGCGGCGGTGGCCGCTGTCGCGTTGTATGGCGCGTACAAGTGGTACGACTATGCCTCGGGGGCCGCAGCGGCGCGGGATGCTACCAAGGGTATGATCGACACCGCGAAAGAGTGGGAACAGACTCAGGCCAAGACGATCTACGATACAGGGAACGACCCATTCACAAGGTTCGGCATTGATGAATCGGCGTTTGCAAGTGGTGCTAACGCTGAGAAGGACTGGCTGGCCGTCATCCGCAAAGTCTGGTCCGACGGCACAAAGGACTCGAAAACGGCAGTGAACGAATACATCGACCAGTTCACTGCCGGGTCGGACGAAGTGCGAGACGCGATCAAAGCGAGGCAGGCCACCCAGGAGAAGTACGGGGTCAAGGGTGACAAAACCGCAGAAGCTGACCTCAAGAAGCTCAAGGCATATGACAAGGAAGTAGCCGCGCTCCTCAAAAAGCGCCGGAACAAGACGCTGACGGAGGACGACCAACAGCGGCTTGAGCAGATCGTGCAGGAGCGCGTAGAGATCAAGCTTCGCTACATCACCGGCGAGGGCGGGGGCTATGAAAGCATCACCCAAGCTGTGGAAGCGGAAAAAGCGCGGCTTGCGGCGGAGGGTCAGTCCCCGGGCTCCGACCTGTACGGCGACGCGCTGTCCGCGGCCGCCACCGGGTACAAGGCCCAGGTCGATTCCATCAACCAATCCTATACTGACCAGTACGCCGACATCCTGGCAATCACGGATGAAAAGGAACGTCAGGACGCGCTTGACCAGCTGAACCTGGAGCACATCGAGCAATTGAAGGCCGCCCGCGAAGCGTACAACGCTGTTATGGGCGAGTACGCCATCGAAGCGTTCAAGGCTCCGGAAGTCCAGCAGGCGCAGGCGGACATGGAGAAGCTGCGGCAGCTGATCGCCACCTTCCAGAGCGACGGTGTGGTGACGGGCGACGAGCTAACCCAGCTGAAAACTTTCACGGACTCCCTGGACGAGGGGAAGCTCGCCAGCTACATCGCGCTCCTGAAGCAGATTGACGAAGGTGGGCTGGGCGACCTCAATCTGGGCACCGAAGGAGCGCCCATCAAGGCTAGCGACCTCCTCGGCGGATACGACACCGTCGCCGCGTTTCTTCAGGCCAACAGCGGCACGTTCGAAGGTCTGGCCGGCATGTTTGGGGCGGCGGACGCGGAAGCGAACCGTGTACTGCTTGACATCGGGATCACCCCGGAGGGCCAAGTCGTAAAAGATTGGGTGGACGCCCACGAGACCTTTACTCTTACAGGGACAGCCAGTCTCGACTTCACAGGCCTGGACCAGGCGACATTGGACGCGTTCTATACCGCCAACCCCGACAAGAAGCCCAGCGTCGTGATGGACGTGGGGCTCAAGACCGGCTGGGCGGAAGCGCTGCAGACAGCCTACGCGAATGGAACACTCCAGGTGTTCGGCGCGGACGGCGCAGCAATCAAAGTAACACCCGAAGTGCTGAAGCGGATTGGCCCCACGGACATCTTCCTCGAGGGGATGACGGACGAGAACGGGAATGCGGTGCTGGGCGTGGTCATCACGCAGAAGCTCGGTTCCAAAGAAGCCGTGGATGCTGCGGACACCCAGCTCAAGCAAGTACCGGAAAACTTTCTCCCCGATTGGCTGAAGTCCAGCACGAGCGATAAAGTCACTTCCATCACCAGCCTCGTGCAGGGTGTGGAAGATCTGACCGCTGCCGGCGAGGAACTAACCGCCCAGCAGGGCAAGTCGGTGATCCTGGACCAGCTGACCAGTCTGAATAGCGCGGACATCCAGAAGATCTCCGATTCCATCGCGGCAGCCATGGCCGCACTCGCGAGCGGCACACTGGATCCGACCACTGAAGCGCAGGTGCAGGAGCAGCTCAATTCTCTACTCACCGTCGTGCGGACTGCGGACGAATACTTGGGCGTGGGCAACGATATCTCCGCGGGCATCGCGAGCGGTCTCACCACCTACGGCTGGACAGGAGATGCGGCGACAGTCGCCACTTCCATTGAAACTGCGCTCCGCACCGCCGCTCAGACACACTCACCCTCTGCCATGACGCGCCCGATCGGCATCGACCTGTCGGCTGGCGTCGCTGCTGGCATGATGGCCTACGGGTTCGGCTCCGCTGCCGGGGTGGTCGCCGCCAAAGCAAAGTCCGCTCTATCCGCCGAACTCACTACGGATACGATGAAGCCCATTGGTAGAAATGCAATGGTCGGCATGGCGGCGGGCATCCTGAGCGGCCAGAACATCGTCGTAAACGCTATGCGGATTGTAGCCGAAGCCGCCGTGCGCGCCGCGAAAGCGAAGCTCAAGATCCAATCCCCGTCCAGGGTGTTCCGGGATGAGGTCGGAAGGATGATGGTCCGCGGCATCGGCGTTGGTGTGGAACAGGAGGGCAAAGCCCAGGCCAAGGTGATTCAAAACGCTGCCCGATACCTGACTGGTGCGGCACAGGCGGGCGTTGGCGGCAGCAATTCTTATGACAACCGCCGCACCTATCACCAGGATCAGAGCGTGACCGTACAGGTGGACAAGCTCTACGTCCGGGATGAGAAGGACGTGCGCAGTATCGCCATTGAACTGGCGCAGTTCAACAAAACCCAGTACGCGGGGATGGGGGTGAAGTGATGGCCGACTGGTTCGCCTGGAACGGCGTGAAATGTACCGACTACGGGATTCATGTGCTGACCCACCCGGCCATCTCACGCGCCAAGGAACGCGTCACCACGCAGGTGGTGCCGGGACGCAGCGGGGCTCTGACGATTACGGAGGGCGACTGCGTGTATGATGAGTTCATCGCCAGCTGCGAGTGCATCGCGCCGAACCCGGCGTCGATCCCCGCGTTCTCCGCGTGGCTGCACGGCCCCGGCGTCGTGATGTTCGGCAACCGCCCCACCGGGTTCTATTATGCCCGAGTCAACAACCAGATCGACTTCGAGACGTTGGTGCGCGGGCGTCTGCAGCGAAAGTTCACTGTGAACTTTCGCTGCCAACCCTTTCTATACCTGCTGGGCGCTGAAATTATTGTGCTGACATCTTTCGGCCAGATCGTGAACCAGGGCACTGTGTTCGCGGAGCCCGTTATCACGGTAGAGGGCACCGGCGACATCGACCTGACCATCGGCGAGGTGACACTGGGGATCGCGGGTCTCGCCTCCGCCATCACCATCGATGTGCCGCAGCGGCTGGCGTACCACGAGGGCATCAACCTCACCGGCTCACTGACCGGGGACGATTGGCCGACGCTGCCGGTGGGGTCGACAGCCATCTCTTGGACAGGAAGTGTGTCCCGTATCACGATCAGCCCCAACTGGAGGGCGCTCTGATGGGCGAAGTGTACATCTACCCTCCGGATGCCGAGGACTTCGACACCATGGGCCTCTGCGGCGCGCTTTCCGCGACATCCTGCGTGCACACCGAGGCGCGGAACGATCTCTCGGAGATCCGGTTGGAACACCCCATTGATGAGATCGGGCGCTGGATGTTTCTGCAGAATGACTACATCCTCAAGTGCGACGTCCCCGTGCGCACCGTGCCGCCCCTCACGCCGGAGGGGATGCTGGTCACCGCTCACGAGGTGTGGACGATCCGCACTGCAACTACTAAAACCCAGCGTAATCTCTACTACAAAGCGACTGGCAACAAAGTGCGCAAGAAGAACCTGCCGGTGGGCCTGAGCATCCCCATCATCTTCAAGGGCGAGAACCGGTACAAGGGGATCTTCACCGGACGAAAGAAGTACCGATACAAGGGGCATTGGCGTTGGAAGACCTACACCTACTACGGCTGGATCGCGAAGTCGGCCATCCAGTACACGCTGACCGAGGATTGGCCGAACGATCCCGCCGCCATCGAGACCGTCGCACCCGCCTGGATTGTGGCCGATCAGCTCTTTCGTATTTACAAGGTAGAACTACGTGATGACGGCGTGACGGCCTATGCCCGGCACATCTTCTATGACCTCCTGAACAACCTCACATCGTACCTTGCGGGACAGACGGATTGTGTATCAACGGTTGAAGGCATCCTGGGAAACTGCCTCGTACCCACGCTGTTTTCAGGGTTCACTGACATTGGCGGTGAGCGGGTGATCGACGGCTGGACGCGGGTCAATCCCGTCAGCGCGCTGCTCGACCCCGAGACTGGCACGGCGGCGCTGTGGGGCGCGGAACTCGTCCGCGACAATTTCGACTTCTTCCTGCTCCGGGATGCGGGGCTGAACCGCGGCGTTCGCATCGAGTACGCGAAAAACCTGTTGGGCGTCTCCTGCGAAGTGGATGCCTCCGACGTGGTCACGAGGATTGTACCCGTGGGTAAGGACAAGAGCGGCAAAGACCTGCTGCTTACGGCAGGCAGCTACAACGTGGACGGCACCGTGTACACGATCGCCATCGACCAGACCTGGATTGACAGCCCGCGCGCCTCCCTGTACCCCACACCCCATGTGCAGGCGCTCATCTGCTCCGGGGAGTGCAAGGAGACCAAGACGGTCTCAAAAACTGCCGTTCGCATCCGCATGATCCGGGAGGCGCTGGCGGCGCTGGCGAACGACGCCGATCTGCCCAAAGTATTGCTGAAAGTGGAGTTCCTTTCCTTAGGCGATACGGAGGAATATGCCCAGTACCGGAGCCTCGAGGACGTGTTCCTCTACGACCGGGTTCGAGTCAAACATCCCGGCATCCAGCTTGACGTCCTGACTGAGGTCAACCGCGTCGAGTTCGACTGCCTGGGCGAGAAGTTCCGATCCATTGAGCTGGGCTCCGTCCGTCAGGATATGCGAAAGACCGCTGTCGCTTCCTGGCAACTGCCCTCCACCATCTCCGGCAGGAGGATCGCCATGGAGAGCATCACCGCCGCGCAGCTGGAGCCCGAGTCGATGGAGGAGATCGACCTGTCCACCAACGGCAGCGTGATCGGCATTGCAGAACAGACGGTGGGCATTACCCTCGCAATTGTCGCTTCGCGGGGTGGCGTGTTGACCCCGGAGGTGCTCGAGACGGTGCTAACCGCGAGGGTCCTGAGGGGCGCGACCGACCTTAGCACTCTATATGACGCTTCCCGTTTCTCCTGGACGCGCTCGAGTCCGGATGCATATGGCGACACCCTATGGAACGCTTCGCACCGGGGAACCAAGACAATTACTGTCACTGCCGCCGACGTAAAGCGTCAGGCGGTTTTTCATTGCACACTGGAGGGGGATTGAATCATGGCCGCACTGGCAACCGGACAGATCAGCATCGTGGACCTCGCGGACGGAAAGTCGCTGTCCTGCTACATCAACTCCAATCAGCCGCGCATTCAGGTACAGGAGGTTAATGCGGGGACCTTTTCGCCCGACTGGTCGATTGCCGCCGGTAACGTCGTACTGACGCCGGTGGTCTACGCCGACCAGGCGCAGATTCCTCTCACTCAGGCAGGTCTCACAATCGACTGGAAACGCCGGGAGGGCTCGGCTTCTGAAACCGCTCTGACGGCTGGGGAATCGGTCGCCTCCGGCGTGCTGACCATCTCCCAGAACAAGATGGCGTCGATCTTCGCGGGTACGCTGACCTACATCGTCTATGTCACCTACACCGACCCGGACACCGGAGAGGCCATCTCTGTGTCCGCCGCCATTGACTTCGCGCTGGTGAAGACCGGCCAGAACGCGAAGAACTGCTGGATCTCCGGTGAGCAGGTGTTCAAGTATGCCTCCGGGTCCCCGACACCGAACCCCGCGTCCATCACGCTGACCGCGAACATCCAGAATGTCACCTTCTCCAAGTGGCAGTACAAGAATTCCTCCGGCGTCTGGACGGACTACCCCACCGGCGATGGCAACACCGTGATCACCACCGCGACGCTGGTGGTCAAACCGGCTCATGCGGTGTGGGTCAACGATGTGGCGACCATCCGCGCGGTCACGTCGGATGCCGGCATCGGCGACGCCACCAGTGTGTACAAGGTCGCGGACGGCGCGGCCGGCGCAGGCGGATCAAATGGCGTTTCCGCTTCCGTCGCCATGCTGACCAACGAGAACGTCACCTTCGCCGGAAACGTCTCTGGTCAGGTCTCCGCCACCAGCGTCGTCTGCAATGTGGTGGCCTACACCGGAACCACCAAGGTCACGCCCACGGTGGGCACCGTCACCGGCGCGCCCACCGGCATGACGGTCGCCGTGGGAAGTACCGTGAACAGCGAGATCCCGATCACCCTGACAATCGCCGCTAACGCCACTTTGGGCGGGGCCGGGCAGCAGCAGGGCACGTTGTCCGTTCCTGTCACATCGCCCGTCAGCACCACACTTGCCATCACCTGGTCCAAGGTCAACACTGGCGCGACGGGCGCGGCGGGCGCAAACGCGGTGGTTTTTTCCGTGTATGCGCCCAGCGGCGCGGTATTCCAGAACCAGTCGGGCTCGCTGACCCTGGCGACCGCCGCCTATGATGGCGCCAGTGCCATTTCCTCTGGTGCCACCTACGTCTGGAAGAAGTACACCGCCGGTTCCTGGGCGACGATCTCAGGGCAGACGGCGTCCACGCTCAGTGTGAGTGGCTCCGACGTCGTGGGGATTCAGGCCTACCAATGCACCATGACCTACGGCGGCAAGACCTATACCGATACCATTACCCTGACAGACAAGACTGATAACTACCAGGCGGCTATTGAAAGTACCGGCGGCAGCGTGTTTAAGAACACCGTCGGCACCTCCTGTCTGATCTGCCGGATTTGGCAGAACGGGGCGGAGACAGACGCGCTCAAGTCGGTGATTTTCTCCGCCACCGCGCCCTCCTCGCCCGCGACGGGTGATTTCTACTATAAGATCACCACGACGACGCCCCAGATGGCGCTGATGCGCTACTCTGGCTCCGCGTGGGTCGATGTGACCGCGGACGCGACCTACAAGCACACCAGGACCTATACCTGGTACAGGCGTGACAAGGACGGGAACGCACTGGACGGCGGTGCGGCCTTCGCCACTGGCAAAGTGATCTACATCGACGGGGACGACGTGACTGTGAAGACCACGTTCACCTGTGAGGCTTCCTAATGGCACTTGCACGAGCACAGTTTACGATATCGGACCTGACCGACATCATCGCGCAGGCGACCGAGCCTACAAACCCTGTCGATGGCATGCTCTGGCGAAACACCACCACCAATGCGCTCAAGGTCTACCGCGCTTCCCTGCCGGGCTGGGAGGTCGTGGTGGACAATCTGGCGATCCAGGGCTTGATTGATGCGCTGCAGAACGGCACGATCAACAACGATGCCTTCAACGATCTGATGGACGCGGCCAGTACGCTAACCGATTTTGCATCGCCATCATCACAGGCTACATGGGACAGCATCGCCAGTTCTCTGACGTTCGGGGCTGAGGGCTTGACGATCTCCAACAAAGGCGGCGATCTTTGGACGCGTCTTGCGCTGGAGCAGCTGGAGTTCTGGAAGGGCAAGGACGCCGCGGCTGTGCTGATGGCCGTCTTTGGCGTGCTGAAGACCATCACGTCGCCGACGCTGCAGATCGGGACTTCCGCTCAATCTCCGAAGCTGCTGCTGGGCGCGGGCTTGCTGGAATATCAGGCAGCGACCGGGAACATCACATGTAGGAAGGCGTGATCAATCAATGCCCTCGGTAACGATCCCCACCAGCACCGGGCCGCGGTGGGGCGATTCGTCGTTCAACTCGTCCACCGCTTCGCTCAAGGTTGGCAAGAGCGGAACTTCCACCTATTACGGCTACGTCGGCTTTCCTGCGCTGAACCCAGCATGGACGATCAAGTCCATCACGTTCAGGATGAACCGGACCGACAGCTATTCGACCAAAACGCTGCAGTTCGGCAGCAGCACGTCGAACGCATGGGGATCGAAGGGGACGCAGGACTGGAAAGCGGACTTCTCTGTCGCATCCGGCACTGGTACGAAGTCGTGGAGCCTGACTGCGTACAAGGACATCCTGCAGGGGTACACCGGGACGTGGTACCTGCACGTCCAGCATGGCAGCGGCACGAACTCTTATTGTGAGTTCAACGGCGGCACAGGCAGCTCTTCGCCGCGTCTGGTCATCGAGTACGAGGATTCGTCGGTTACCGTGCCGGGCGATCAGTTCACCATCGGCGTGCAATCGACCCTGACGGTCGGGAACGCGGGCAGCGGACTGACGCACAACCTGTCGTATTCCATTGGGGCGGCGACCAGCGTGCTCGCCACCGGTGTTGCGGCAGGGGCGACGGTCAACTGGATGCCCGACGCCGCGCTTGCCAGCCAGATCACGACCGATATGGTGGGCGACGTCACACTCACGCTGGAGAATTTTTCAGGTGGCGTCTTTCAGTCATCGCGCACATTGACGTTTTCGCTGAACGTGCCGGCGTCCTATGTGCCGACGATCTCCTCTGCTCCGTTCACGCTACAGAACCCCGCGGGCGATACAATTGGCGTATATGTGCAAAACCGCAGCTGGACAAAATGCACGATCACGGCGGCGTCGGTCTATGGCGCGACCATCGTAGAGTTCCGACTGACCATCGGCGGCGTGACCTATTCGTCCGCGACGAACATCATCACGACAGACGTGCTTGCACAGTACGGCGTGCTGCCGGGGACGGTGACGGTGGTGGATTCGCGCGGGCAGACGGCGACATACACTAATACCGCAGCCGCGACCGTGTACCAATACTTCGCCCCGGTCATCACATCGTTCACGCTGCTGCGCTGCGACAGCGGCGGCGTCGCATCGAACGTCGGGACCTACATGAAGTACGTTCTGAGCGTGGTTTTTGCGCCCATCAACAACCTGAACACCAGAGGTGGCACGATCAAGTTCAAGGTGGCGGGCGGCACTTACGGCTCCGCGGTGGCGCTGAGCACGATCACGGGGTACAGCACAACCGTATCCGGCGTCATTGGCGCAGGCGCGATCACATCTGCCGCATACGTCGTGTCTGCGTCGCTGACGGACAAGTACAGCACCACGACCGTCGAGGTGGACCTTGCCTCCTCAAAGATCTGGTTTGACCTGCATTCCTCAGGCGAGGGTATGGCCATCGGACAGCCGGCGACCGAGGCGAGCCTTTTTGACGTGGGCATTGACTCGAAGTTCCGAGAAGAGGCAACGTTTGAAAAGACACCGACGTTTCAGGTGGCGCCGGTATTCGGTGCGCCCACCGCTACGCTCCTGGCGCTGGGGATTCGGTTCGGCGCCTTCTCCCTGTCTCGATCGACCTGGGCCGCAGACACGAACTACACTTACGCGGTGACCTTCGATACCGCGCTGCCCGCGGCCCCCACGGCTGTGCTGGTGGGATTCCTGCGAAGCGGTTCGGGCCTGGACGCCTATTCCACCGGTACAACCGGGTATACGACGACCGGCTTCACGTTCAACATCTCCCGGAACGCCGCGCGCTCGGCTTCCACGGACTTTACGCTTGTCTACATTGCGATCTGATGGATTAACAGCACGAAGCCCTTTAGATACCGCTCTCAAGCGCCGGTGGCGCTCTATTTCTTTCCGCCCGGCTGGGCAGAAACGGAGGATAAGATGGCGATTTCAGTAATTGGCGGTGCCAGCATTGACGAGCACGGCCGCGCTCATGGGGGAAAGGCCGGGGACCAGACCGGCCGCGAGGTCGGCAGGAGGTCCTGGTACAAACACCCGAAGAAATGGTTCGTGATCCGGCCGAACGACCCGAAGGACGCCGAGGTTATAGCCGCCACCATGGAGGCGATCTGCGACAACGACAATATCGGGTACGACCAGTATCAGCGCAACACCCTGCTGAAGGCTGGCATGGAGGTTAGCTGGGATGTTGAGAGGATAACCTGGAAGGTGGAGTGCGACTGCTCCAAGGCGGTACAGTTCTGCTGCTTCGCCGCGGGCATTTCAGCCGGCGCCTGGAACGACGGCTTCCGTACCGGCAACATGATCAAGACGCTGTTGTCTACCGGGCGGTTCACGAAGCTGGCGGAGGGCAAGTATGTCAACGCCTCCGCCAACCTGAAGCGCGGCGACATCCTCGTCACGCAGACTGCTGGCCATACGGTGGTGGTGCTGACGGACGGCGTCAACATCGCCCGCAGCCTGGGCGAGCGACCGTTGATGAAGGGCGCGTCGGGCGCGGATGTGGAGCAGCTGCAGACGGCGCTGAAAGCGCTCGGCTATGGCTGTCTGCTGGGTCGCTGGGGCGAGGACAAGGACGGCGTCGACGGCGACTATGGAGATGCCACCGCCAAAGCTGTCAAAGCGTTCGAGCATGACCATGGGCTGTCGGAGGACGGCGTGGCCGATCCAGCCTGCATCAAGGCGATCCTCACGGCGGTGGCGGCCAAGAGCGAAGGGGCGCCTAGCACCGATGACGAGGACAGCCCGGACGACAGCGCGCCCGACGACACACCGGACGACGCCAACACGAGCACGGGCACGAAGGCCATGCCCCCCTACATGTGCCAGTGGGCGATCGCCACAGCCAGTCTGAATGTGCGCACCGGCCCCGGCACCACATTCGCCAGGAAAATCGCGCTGTACCCCGGCACCGGCCTCATGTACGATGGGGAGACCCGTGACGGCTGGCATGCAGTCCTTTACCGCGGCAAGCGCCACTGGGTCAGCTCCAAGTATTCCAGGCTGGAAACACGGGAGAAGTACATTCTGGACCTGTCGGTCTACGACGACGTGGGCGATTGGGCGACTGTCGCTCGATACGTGTCGTTCCTCTGGCTACGCGTCGCATGCCGCCGTAAGACGGCCTCTGGCGAGGTCTACATCGACGGCAAGTTCAAACAGAACGCCGCGGCTTGCGTGAAGTACGGCATTCCGTTCGGTGTGTACGTGTACGGCCGTGCGGCGACGGCAGCCGGCGGCGTGGAAGAAGCGCAGAAGGCGGTCGCCTGGGCGGAGCCATATGGCCCCACGGTCTACACCTACGACATTGAGGCGCCCACGCTGACCCACGCTTCCTGCGCCGCTTTCCTGGCCGAGGCAGCCCGCCTAACCGGTAAACCCGCGGGCATCTATGTGGGGCGTCACTGGAGTCAGGTCAACGCCGGGCAGCTGCAGCGCGCGTTTACCTGGTGCCCGTACTACCGGGACAACGGCGGCGGGACGCACGGCGACCGCAACCCCAGCCACGCGCACGATGCGCACCAGTACACCTGCTCGGGCCGTCTCCCCGGCAAGGCTGATGACACGGATGTCAGCCACATTAACACGGACCCGGCGACCAACGGCACCGGACACGACGCGCTGTGGTTCCGCTCGGGCGGAAAGTAGGTAAATGGGCAGTGGGCTTTGGCGACGCTGGTTCGAGGTTTAGTAAAAACACACGGAGGTAATCTGAATGAGAGACATTACGATCGACCTGGTCTGGACCAAGCTCCAGATCTTCGTTACCGCGCTGGGTGGATTTCTGGGCTGGTATCTGGGCGGCAATGACGGACTGCTCATTACCCTGGTGGTATTGGCTTGCATCGATTACGTCACCGGCGTTATGTGCGCCATCTCTGACAGGACGCTGTCCAGTGCGGTCGGCTTCCGCGGCATTTTCCGGAAGATCCTGATTTTCGCGCTCGTCGGTATTGGGCACATCGTGGATGAGCAAGTGATCGGTACCGGCGGCGCGCTTCGTTCCGCGGTTATCTGCTTCTATCTATCGAATGAAGGCGTTTCGATCCTGGAGAATGCCGCGCATCTTGGACTACCGGTTCCGGACAAGCTCAAGACCGTTTTGGAACAACTCCATGACCGGGATGGACAGGATGCTGGTAAGGGGTAAGGTGGCTGTCCATTTTCAATGGCGGACATACTCGAGTTTTTCACTACCGCGATTCGGCTTTACGCCGGGTCGCGGCTTCTTGTATTTTTGGCAAAGGATGTCCACATATTCGATCTTCCTGTCAGCAGGTAAGCAGAGGGAGCGATTATCGCCCTCTATACCACACTGTATGAGGAGCATTGGCTGTTCCTCCTCGAACAGGAGAAATGTTATGCGGACAGAAATGCAGATCGGAAAGACGCTCGTAATCGTCCATTCCGAGTTCAGTTCGGCGGCAACGGAAACGCTGGAAGCAAAGATTGAAGGCCTGTTGCTCCGGCACATAGACGCAGCAAAATCACTTGCTATTTCTGCGGAACAGAGCCAATATGGTCAGCAACCATAAGGAGGTGCTTGAGTGAAAAACCGACCTGCTGACCATTTGAAAGTGACCGCCCTCTACTGCCGTCTGTCCCGTGATGATGGCAGCGACGCCGAATCCAACAGTATCAGTACTCAGAAACTGATCCTCAGCAAGTATGCGTCTGAGCATGGATTCCCGCAGACGCGCTTCTATATCGATGACGGTTTTTCCGGTGCGAATTTCGACCGTCCTGGCTTTAAGCGGATGATTGCGGATGCCGAGGCTGGGCAGATCGGAACGGTCATCTGCAAGGACATGAGCCGCTTCGGGCGCGATTATCTGAATGTTGGTCTCTACACAGAGATGCGTTTTCCGGAACTGGGAATCCGCTTCATCGCTGTCAATGACGGGGTGGATAGCGCGGATGATTCTACCAGCGATTTTACGCCGTTCCGAAATATCATCAATGAATGGTACTGCCGGGACGTGTCCAAGAAAATCAAGGCCAGTATGAAAGCGCGCGCAGTCGCCGGGCAGCACCTGACGGCATATGCGCCCTACGGCTACAGGAAGTCAGAGACAGACAAAAACCAGTGGCTGATTGATGAGGAAGTTGTGGATGTCGTGCGAGATATTTTTACCCTGTTCATTGGTGGCATGGGCGCTGCGGAAATTGCGAAAGTGATGAACGAAAGAGGACTGCTGCCACCCCGAGAATATAAGGAAAGCAAGGGATTCCCTAATCGTGGCAGACGGTTGTCGATCGATAGTGCTCCCGTCGTTTGGCGGAACACCTCGGTTTTACGCATTCTCGACAATTACACTTATGCCGGCCACACCGTCAGCTGCCGATCTGAATCGGTCTCTTACAAGAGTAAAAAGCATGCGGTTATTCCCAAAGAGGACTGGATCATCACGCGTAACACGCAGGAGTCCATCGTTGATGAAGATACATGGCAGACCGCGCATCGGTTGCGCGAACAACAAGGCAGGCGCAGATCTGCAGTCGTGCATGACAAGGGGCCATTGAATAGGTTTCTGTATTGCTCGGATTGCGGAAACCGGCTGTTTTTTCACCATTGCTCAAGGCTAAAGAACACGAACGGTACATTTTCCTGTAGCTACCATACGGAGTACCATCTCTGCACCGCCCACTACATCCACCGCAATGTCGTAGAGGGAGCAGTTCTCGCCAACCTACAGGCGGTCACCTCAATGGCAAAAGACCATGAAGCGGAATTCGTCCGCACGGTTCAGCGTAAGAGCATCGCCAGCAACCAAGACGTCTTGCGTCGCAGTAAAAAGGAGCAGGGCACCATTCAAAAGCGGTTGGAAGAAATCGACCGGATCATCAACGGCTTGTTCGAGTCCAAAGTCAGCGGCGAGCTATCTACGGAGCGTTTCACCCGGATGTTGGCTACCTACGAGGAAGAGCAGGCGAAGCTCCGGGAGCGCAACGCTGAACTGATGGAACTCATCGTAGCGGAGCAGGAAGCATCGGACGGAGCGAACCAGTTCGTCAGTCTTGTCAGACAATTCACAGATATTCAAGCGCTGACGCCGGAAATTGTCGCCGCCTTCATAGAAAAGGTCTACGTCCACGACGCGGTGGTGGTTGATGGAAGGAAGCAGCAAGAGGTCCGGGTGGTTTACAACTTCGTAGGCGTTATGAAATGACAGCCTGTCCGAGAAAGGGCAGGCTGCTTCATTTTCTGCCCGACTGAAATGGTCAGGATATGTTCATTGTTGGGGACAGTAAAGTTAAGGGTGCCGAAAGTCGATTTCCCTCCTCGTCACCACAATATATTGTTAACCGCTTGACAAAACGTGATTTTCGCACTAGAATAATGTGGATTTATAGAAACAAGGACAGTAGAGATTTTGAGGAAGGAGCTTTGAAGATGCAGAAGTGGGAGTATGGGTTTCTTACATTCAAAAACCATATTGAGGAAAATGGACTGGGAGGGCGCAATTCGCAGGTACATTCAGTGGCTTTTTTTAAAGGGAACTCTATCGCAAGTGGCGATTACCTAATTGATATGCGACAACCTACAAAAGATGATTCATGGTACGAAACTGCATTTAACACTCTGGAAATATGGGATGGGAGTTGGTAACATTTGAGGTTGCATATTCGTCCGTCTCTCACCTCGATGGTGTGAATCAAAAGTTTCAAAAAATCATCTTCAAGCGTCCTGTTGAGTGACTCTTCCTTTCCCCAATTGCTTTGATTGACTACAGATCACGTGGTTTGTTGAACCCGCGTCAAGAATAGAGGAACCTGTACCAACCGTCGATGAACTTGTTGAAGACCGAGAATGTTGAGAGGGCTCTGAAACGCCTGTCTACGAAGTTCCAGTTTAGACCAATCGCCGTGCTCTGAAAATCCTGTTAGAACGGATATCAGGATCGAAATGTGGCTGAAGCCTTTGCTCTGACGGAGACTACACTCTGCTTCCAAAATCCTGCTACTTTCCGCGTAATGCATGTGGCGGCAATGGGGATCGACACGGAGGGTCGGAAGCGGATTCTGGGGATTGTTGAGGGAGGCTCGGAGAACAGCGAAATCGTAAAGGCGCTGCTGGCTTACCTGATCGAGCGGGGCCTGGACGCCTCCGAACCCCAGCTGTACATCCTGGATGGCGGGAAGGCGCTTCATAAGGCGGTGAAGGAAGTGTTCGGAAAGAAGGCCGTCATCTAG